AAGAGTTTGTTTTCAAAAAAAGAAATGAATCAAACACTCAATTTATTGAAAGACCTTTATCTTGGTTCACAAATTCTGAGTTTTACAATATAATTCAAGTTATTAGAACAAGACCAAGTTGGATAGACCAAGTTGGTTGGTTAGGGGAATCAACCCAAGCAAAATTAAAAAACTATAATCCTCTTGTGATGTCCAAAGTGTTCTTACTACACGACGCAAAAATAATGGATAAGTTTGAATCGGAATATATGTTTTGGATTGATGGAGGTTTAACCAATACTGTACATCCGGGTTATTTTACTCATGATAAAGTTCTTGATAAATTATCAAAATATGTGTCAAAGTTTTCATTTATCAGTTTTCCATATGGAGCTGAGACCGAAATACACGGGTTTGAATATGACAAATTAAATTCAATTGCAGGTGATGAAGTAACTAAAGTTTCTCGAGGTGGATTCTTTGGTGGTCCCAAAAGTTCAATAAGTGATATTAACGGAATTTATTATGGATTGTTAAAATCAACTTTAGAAGAAGGGTATATGGGTACTGAAGAATCAATCTTTAGTATTATGACATATAAACATTCTGATTTAATTAATTATTTTGAAATTGAGTCAAGTGGACTAATTGGAAAGTTTTTTGAAGATTTAAAAGACGATAAGTTAATACCAAAAAATGAGGGGAAAGTGTCTGTCGAGAATACCTTGGATACCAACAAAGTTGGACTTTATGTTATTACATTCAATAGTCCTAATCAATTTGAAACCCTAATTAAATCAATGTTGGAATACGATAAGGACTTCATACTTAAACCAAAAAAGTTCTTACTTGATAACTCAACTGACCTATCGACAACTTCAAGATATCAGGAACTATGTGAAGAATATGGATTTGAACACATCAAAAAAGATAATATTGGAATTGTTGGTGGTAGAGTATTTGTTGCCGAACATTTCGATGAAACTGATTTGGATTTTTATTACTTTTTTGAAGATGACATGGCGTTTTACCCTAAAAAAGGTGAAGTGTGTAAAAACGGTTTTAATAGATTTGTTTCAAACTTATATTCAAAATCATTACAAATTATTAAAAATGAAAATTTTGATTTTTTAAAATTAAGTTTTACTGAATTTTATGGTTCAAATGACATACAATTTTCATGGTACAATGTACCCCAAAATGTTAGGGTAGAATTATTCCCCGAAAAACCATTATTACCTGTTCAAGGATTAGACCCAAACGCACCAAGAACTAAATTCAATAACATTAAAACACATCAGGGGTTACCTTACGTTGATGGTGAAATCTATTTATCCAACTGGCCAATTGTGTTAAATAAAATAGGTAATTATAAATGTTATTTAGAGACACAATGGGCGCACGCATTCGAGCAGACTCTCATGTCTCATTGTTATCAGGAAACTGTTAAAGGTAATATTAAACCAGGTATTTTGTTATTAACTCCAACTGAGCATGACCGATTTGACCACTATGATGGTTCTTTAAGAAAAGAATCTTAATTTATTATTTTATTACTTTTTTTCAAATTATCTTCAGCCCATAGTGGCTGAAGATTTGTATAATGACAAAGTTTATATATTTCTTCTTCGGTATTGGAGGAAGATAATGGTATTTTGTGGTCAATGTGCCATCCGTACAATCCTTGATTACCCCAAGACATTCCTTCCGTGAATTGTTGTTCTAAATGTTCTTTAAGGAATTCCGGAGAACATCCTACAATATCAAAAGTTTTATTTGTTTTAGTTAGATTTTTTAATTTAAGAAATGTTCTAATTCTATTTCTTATGATGTGAGATAATCTAAATAAATTATTATTAACGTATTTAAACATTACATAATCAGAAAAATAATCCTTATTATTAACATAATAATTTTTATTATAATCCGGGTTTAAACCGTTAAATTTTATTTTATACTCTAAAAATTTTTTTTCATTATTTTTATAATATTGTTTATAATAAGAAGTATTTTTAGAAAACCACTTGTTATTATATTCTTGTTTTTTTTGTGGAAATTTTTTAATATAATTTTGGCTTTTTAAATACCAACAAATTTTACACTCATTTCTATGACCGTCTTTCGAATCTTTTCTTTTATTAAACTCACAAAATTCCTTTTCTTCTTTACACTTACTACAAATCTTTTTTTCCATAATGTTCTTTAAGTAAAGTTTCGATTAGTCTCGATTTATTTGTGATATCATCTTCCATTCGTTTAAATAATTTAGGGTCTAAACTAATGGCAAATTTAATCTTTTTCTCTTCTTCTTTTTTTCTTGGTTTCATATACTATAAATATCTTGTAAAGTATGAAAAGTTATACTTTATTAAAACAAAAATACGATATATTTATTAATAAACAAAAAAAATGGAATTTTTTATTAAACAGAATTCAAACTTACCGGTCTTAAAATTTCAAATTGTAAAAGATGGGCGCTCAGGGTATGAACAACTTATGAGAGATTTGGAAGTTTCTACAATATTTTTTACAATGATTGACGTGGAGACGGGAATACCTAAAATCGTTTCGGCTCCTTGTAGTATAGTTTCTTTAATATTACCTGACGGTGCACCAACTGAATATTATGTATATTATAAATTTACTTCAAGAGATACAAATACTCCGGGAAGGTTTCAAGGTCAGGTGCTGATTAAAAATGATGAGGGTAATCTAATACTTCCAATTAGAGAAGAACTCTATATTAATATCCAACCAAGTTTTATTTCGGAAACCGCTTGTTGTTAATTTGATTCTTAAATTTAATTAACTATATTTATCTACGATGAGTAAGGTGAACTTCACAACTAAGTGATTGCTAATATACCACTCCAAGATAATATATGATAGACAGTAAAGAAATTGAGTCATTCCTCCACGGAAATGACCCGGAAGAATTTATAGTTGCCATCGAGTATGACTACCGAGACAACTGTATTTACAAAGTACGTGAAGTTCCTGGCAAAGGAAAAGAAATCCGTAAAGACACTTTTACCCCGTTCGCTTGGGTGGGTGATTTAAAACAACTAAAATTTTATAACGATTCAAGGGCTGCTCAGAAAGAAGCCATGTCCAAGTATGGAATTCTGATTGAGAAATTGGAAACTCATGGAAATGAACGTCTTGAAAAGGGCTTAACCTATTTGGTTAAATCCATGAAAGGATATAGAGAACTTATCCAATTCTTTAGAGATGGAGGATGTGACCCATGGGGTGATAAAGCCAAGGATAAAATAACTCTTTTATCTCCGGTGGAACAATACCTTGTATCCAAAGAAAAAAGATTATTCAAAGGGTTTGAAAACTATAACGAGGTTACTCGAATGGTTTATGACTTGGAGACGACCTCCCTTGAACCTAAGGATGGTCGTATCTTTATGATTGGAATCAAAACCAATAAAGGATTCCATAGAGTGATTGAGTGTACTGATGAAAACGAAGAAAAGGGGGCAATCATTGAATTTTTTAAAGTAATCAATGAACTTAAGCCATCAATTATTGGTGGATATAACTCGGCAAACTTTGACTGGCATTGGATATTTGAAAGAAGTAAAATATTGGGGATTGATTTGAAAAAGGTATGTAAATCATTAAACCCTAACCATTCTTATACTCGTAAAGATGGTATGTTAAAATTGGCTAATGAGGTTGAGACTTATACTCAAACTTCTATTTGGGGTTATAACGTTATTGATATTATCCATGCGGTTCGTAGGGCTCAAGCAATCAACTCAAGTATTAAAGCGGCTGGTTTAAAATATATCACCAAATACATTAATGCGGAATCTCCAAGTCGTGTTTACATTGACCACTTAGACATTGGTCCATTTTATGCCAACAAGGAAGATTTTTGGTTAAACACTACTAATGGTAATTACAAGAAAGTTGGTGTTGACCCTAAGATTGATGAAATATGTAAAAGACGAATTGATACTTACGAGAAAACTAGTGGAGATAAGTTAGTAGAGATGTATCTTGACGATGACTTAGATGAAACCCTTAAAGTTGACCAAGAGTTCAACCAAGGTTCATTCTTATTGGCGGCAATGATTCCAACAACATATGAAAGGGTTTCAACAATGGGTACTGCAAGTCTGTGGAGAATGTTACTTTTAGCGTGGTCATATAAATATAATTTAGCCATTCCAGTTAAAGAACCTAAGACTGACTTCGTAGGGGGTCTTTCAAGACTCTTAAAAGTTGGTTATAGTAAGAATGTACTAAAACTTGACTTTAGCTCCCTATATCCCTCAATTCAATTGGTACACGATGTATTTCCTGATTGTGATGTTACGGGAGCAATGAAAGGTATGTTAACCTATTTCCGTAATACTCGTATCAAATATAAACAATTAGCTGAGGAGTTTTATGAAACAGACAAAGCAAAATCTGAGTCATATGGTAATAAGCAGTTACCAATTAAGATTTTCATTAATTCGTTATTTGGTGCTTTATCGGCTCCACAAGTATACGCTTGGGGAGATATGAATAAGGGTGAAAAAATTACCTGTACCGGTAGACAATATTTAAGACAGATGTTAAAGTTTTTTACCAAAAAAGGTTATACTTCTTTGGTTTGCGATACTGATGGTATGAACTTTACAATCCCCGATGGAGTTGAAACTCGTAGATATATTGGTAAAGGGTTAAATTGGAAAGTAAAAAAAGATAAAGTTTATGAGGGTTATTACGCCGATGTTGCTGAATATAACGATATTTTCCAAAAAGGTGAAATGGCCTTAGACTGTGACGGAACTTGGGTGAGTTGTATTAATCTCGCTCGAAAAAATTATGCCGTAATGGAAACTAATGGTAAAATTAAACTAACCGGAAATTCAATTAAATCTAAAAAACTACCTTTATATATTGAGGAATTTTTAGACAAAGGTGTTAAATTATTATTAGAGGGTAATGGTCAGGGGTTTGTTGAATATTACTATGAATACCTACAAAAGATTTATAATAAAGAAATTTCATTAAGTAAAATTGCTCAAAGGGCTAGAGTTAAATTATCGTTAGATGATTATAAGAAACGATTGACGACTAAAACAAAATCTGGAAATAGTATGTCACGCATGGCTCATTTGGAATTAGCAATACAAGAAAACTTAAAAGTTAATTTGGGTGATGTTATTATGTATGTTAACAATGGGTTAAGAGCTTCTCATGGAGATGTACAAAAAAAGAATGACGGGGTTCAATTGAATTGTTATTTATTAGATAAAGATATTCTAACGGATAACCCTGATTTAAAAGGTGATTATAATGTCGCAAGGGCTGTTGTTACTTTCAATAAAAAACTATTACCACTAATGGTTGTATTTCAAGATGAGGTCAGAAATAATTTATTAGTCAATGAACCTGAAAAAAGAGGTATATTTACCAAGTCTCAATGTGAATTAATTAGTGGGAATCCGTTAAAAGATGGTGACCAAGACACTGTGGAGGAGTTATTAGAAATTACAGACTTAGAACTAAAATTTTGGGACAGAGTTGGTGTTAGCCCTGATTACATTTATGATTTGGCGGAAGAAGGGTGGGAAGAATATATAAAATAATTTTGTGAATCATCACACTTTTACTATATTTATAGATATTTATTATTATGGGAAGAAAATTAAAATTAGAAGAAGAAAGGAAAACTAAAGTATCGGTGGCGTTAGACCCTGAACTATTAACTTATTATCGAGGACTTCACATTAATTTATCATCATTAGTGAATCAATTACTTAAAGATTATAGAAAAGATGGAAACAAAAACTTGTAGTAAATGTAAAGAAGAAAAAAATGTTTGTGATTTTTATAGAAATGGGGATTCTCATGATGGATTAAGGTCTAACTGTAAAAAATGTCAAAATAAGAACAGTGAGAATTGGAGAAAAAATAATCAGGAAAAATCTGACGACATTAAAAAAAAATTTCTTAAAAAAAATCCGGGAAGATTATACGAATATAATAAAAAATGGAGAGATAAAAACAAAGATAAAATTAGGAATTATCAGTCAAAGAAAAATAAAGAAAGATATAACAATGATATATTATTTAAATTAATTACAAATTATCGAAATAGGTTAAAAGATATTTTTAGAGATAATAATCTTATTAAAAAAAATCGCTCGATAGATTATTTAGGGTGTGATACAACATTTTTGAAAAAATACTTAGAAGATAAATTTAGTGAAGGTATGACTTGGGATAACAAGGGATTTTACGGGTGGCATATTGACCATATAATTCCATTATCTTCGGCAAAAAATGAGGAAGACATTATCAGACTATCTAATTATACTAATCTACAACCATTGTGGGGAAAGGATAATATGAAAAAGGGAAATAGAGTGACATAAAAAAAGTGGATATAATCCACTTTTTTTATGATTGTTTAAGTCCATCTGAGCTCAACACGTACCAATTACCTCCAACAAACCTAAATTCAATACAAGCATATTGGTCGGCAACTATTTCATCATAGTCTTCATCTATTTTTCCAATGTCCGGTTTTATCGTAACTTTAGTCATTGATTTAATTACAATATGGTCAGTTGTTTTTGAGTCTAAAATAATTATTGATTCTGAGACACCTCTAACAATAATACAACTTTCTCCATTTGTCCTATAATCCGATTCAGACACTACAGATATTTCCGAGGTGTCAATTACCATTCCATTTATAATCCTTCTTGAAGGAATTGATTTTACTATTGCCATATTATATTACGTAAATTTGTCGAGGCATTGCTCTAAATTTCATTTGTTTGTTTAAGTTTTCAGCAATTAATGCTTCTCTTTCCATTACTTTTTCAGGTCTTAATCTTGTTAACCAACCTTCAGCACCTGTTAATTCTTCAATTAATTTTGATTTTTCATCTTTTGATTCAGTCGATAATGATTGATAATCCATTGTTAATTCACTATCAGGTGTCTTAAGATTACCACTATACTTTCCTCTAACTCTTGCCAATGTTTCTTTACAATATGCAGTAAACCATCTTCTAACCCATTGTTGACCCGGTATATTTAACTCTTCCCAAGTTAAATTATCCATTGGAACATCTGACGGTAATTTAATTACATCAGGATTATTTTTTAAACAATCGGCTCTATTATCAGGAGACACATCATAATACCAATACCACACGGCTTTACCCACATAACCATTAATATTATTCCAATTAAATCTTCCTCCCGGTGTATTGTATAAATGAATATTTTTCTTACCATCAGGTAATCCGGTAATTCTATAGGTAAGCGAACCTCCTAAAATTCTACTCATGACATTTGCTTCTTGCATTCTCGATAAATAATCAAAACCTGACATCATAAAGTAAGAACCTTGATTTCCCATTTGGGCGAACCCCGCCTCACTAGCACCAAGACCCATACCCATACCAAATCCACCGGCAGCCCCTCCTAATCCAAATGCGTTCCATGGTCTATCACTAAACCATAATAATTCATTAACCTCTCGACCCGCTGGAATCTCATAAGTTTGAGTGTTTGCACTTAATACAAAATAGTCCTTCTTTAGAACCCAAGGACCTTCTGTTTGAAGACCCACAATTTTTGAATATGAATAACTAAATTGTTGTTCAAAGTCCATTGTTCGAGTAATCAATGCCTTCGCAACTGATTTCTCATTCATGTTTAGATTAACTAAATTAACCCATTGACTATCTATCAACCACTGAAGAACATATTCTTCGTAATCTCCAATAGATAATTCCATTAACGAATCCATCATTTCATCTTCAAGTTCAACACTTCTAAGTGGTGCTCCTAATTGATGTTTGACCCTCGTATATATTTTACTTCTTTCTGGTTCCGGTATAACTGCCATAATTATAAATATCAAGAAAGACTATAAATTAAATTTTGTTCTGGAAAAACAAAATTACCTTCGTCAATTTTAATATTTTTATTTTCAAATATTAAAATTTCTTTATTATTTTTTGCGAATATCAACCAATTAGTATCATATCGTTTAACATTTCCGGACCCCATTATTGTAGTAGCACCATTTTCGGTTTTAAAATGAGTAAATGGTTTAATTTGAGAGGTTTTTAAAACACCATCGACAGTTATTTTACAATCAACACCACCAATCATATCTTCACTACTTCCAAGTTTACCAATTGGTATAATATTATTACCCCCGAATCGTTTTTTAAGTATTTCAATTGTGGTGTCTTCTCGTTTTTGACCCCAAGCGTGAGTTTGATTCAGAACCATCATTAAAGATTGGAATGTAGGGGAAGTGGTATTGAATATTCTATTTTTATATTCGTAGATAAATTGATTTAATCTTTTAACTTCACTAATTTGTCCTTGGGCTGTTTGGAATTGGAATATGATTATGGGTTGTTGTAAGGCCGAGAGTACTTTATTAACATCTCGTAATAATACACTAAACGCACTATAGTTTGTGTTTAGTTTGTTAATTACTGACCGACCCGGCATTTCTAAATCATAAATACCATAAGATTCTCCCGGAGAATACTTATCTTTTTCATAGTAATATTGGTGAAAAACTTCTTTTAAGATTTGGTTAATACTATTTTTAAATAGATTCTTAACGGTGGGATTATTATTAAATAATAATCTACATTCTTCCACTTTGGATGGAGAACATTTTTCGGCTTTTTCAGTCAGTAAAATTAAATATGTACTTGTCTTAACAGTTGTCATATAGGCTTGTTTTTATAATTAGGGAACAAATATATATAAATAAAAACAATAATCAAAATTATTCAATTATTTTTTTCTTAAACTATTAATTTTTGTCATAATTTCTTCAGCTGCGTCAGCAGTATTTTGATTATCTCCCATGACGGTTGCAATCACTTGTTTCTTATTATGAAGTATGTCGTAGATAATTCCCTCAATTGTATTTTCAAAAATTGGGTAATAAACTAATACGTTGTTTTTTTGTCCATATCTATATGCCCGGTCTTCTGATTGTGCATGGTCGGAAGGTAAAAACGATAAATCATTAAAAATTACCGCTTCAGCAGATGTCAATGTAATACCAACACCGGCAGCTTTAATATTACCGACAAATACTTTTATCTTATCATTTTCTTGGAATTGGTCCACACTGAATTGTCTCTCAACTTTAGACATTGAACCATCGAGTTTAACCGCCGCTTTTCCAAAATGTTCTGTAATTTTATTTAATGAATCGGTAAAGTTACAAAAAATTATGACTTTTTTATCTTGTTCGATAATATTTTCCGCAATTTCTATTGTTTGAGTAATTTTTTCATCTGCAATAATTTGACGAATTTTAGTAAGTTTTGTGAATTGAACTGTTAAGGATTTTGATTCTTCAGGGTTCTTTTCATACCAATTGTAATAATCACCCATTACTTCTTCATAAAGTTTAGACTTTAATCTTAAGTAAACCGGAGTAATAATTTTATCTGGTAAATCTAAAACATTTTCTTTCAACCTTCTCAAAGTAAGACCTGCAGTTCTATCTCGTAATTCTTCAAGATTAGATGCCCCTTGAACATTCCAAATTTTTCTTGGACCAACTTTAAATTGAAAACCAGAACAATAACGAATAACATATGCCATCCAATTCTTGGCTACAGGTGAATCAATTAAACTAAGTAAATTAAAATAATCGATTGGACGGGAAGTCATTGGTGTACCAGTTAATAACCACAACCTATCAACACTTTTTGTAATGTCATTAATAAGTTTTGTTCGTTGAGCTTGAGCATTTTTAATATAATGAGCTTCATCAATAATAATTAAATCAAATTTTGACATTAAGATTAAAGAATCATCTTTCTTTTTTGGGTCGTGAAAATTCTTCATAATATCGTAATTAACGATAACAAAATCATCTTCGGTACTAAATTGTTTTCCTTCTGAGATATAGATACTTCTATCCGAATAATTTTCAATTTCTCTTTTCCAGTTAATTTTAAGAGTTGCGGGACAAATAATTAAAATTTTCTTCGCTCCCGTTTCTAAAGCGGCAATAATGGTAGAAGTTGTGTTATGTGTAACAATTGCGTGTTCAGTTACATATAATTTATCAGGAGAATCTACTGAAATACAAATAGCCTCACCATTACCCTCAAATTTAATATCTTTAATATATCTACCAACCTTATATTTTTCGGGAGTATTGTATAAATCGTATTTTCTTTTAAGTTTAAATGGATTCATCCCTGATGGTAATTTTATGTTAACTCTATAAGATTTTTTACCTTCTTTTTTTTCACCCTTGTATGTATAGTTAGTTGTTCTACTTTTTTTTTTGGCAATACCACCTAAACTATGTACGATTTCAATAACATCATCACATAATCTTTCCGATACAGTTGAAAATTCAGTCCCTTCAAAATTTCCTTTTTTATTGAGGCAACAAGTTCCATCAGTATCCATTAAACCTTTTAAAATTTCTAATCTATTTTCAATTGAGGTATATTTAAAACAATCCGGGACAAATTTATTATGAGAAGTACAACCCATTAAATTTAAATTTTTAAGAATTTGTGTGATAGGATTATTGTGACCATTTTTTTTTGTAATGGAATAATCATATTTAGTATTTTTCTTTTTAATTATTTGAGTATTTTCAGGTAATAATTCTTTAATATATTCTATGATTTCATCATCTGCGGAACTAAACATAATACTTTTTTGACTGATACCTCCATCACCTAAAATTAACCCAAGTAAATAAGGATTTACCGGGATTTCATTATCAACAAATTCAATTGGTTTAACAATAGGTATTTGCCACTTACTATTACCTCCTTTTTCCTTAAAATAAGTTTTAAATTTATAATTTCTATTAATATTATTTTTCTCACCTGAGACTTCTAAAAATAATTCTTCATCAATCATTTGACCAATAGATAAAACAATGTTTTTTTTATTACGAGAATTTTTAGTATTATGACCAAAACTTCGCGCCCTAACAGAAAATAAATGTTCTTTACAGACTAAGACAGAAACTCCATCGTTAAATGTTACTCTATATAAATCTTTAATTCCTTGAGGATAAACACCTTGAACATTACATTTCTTACCATCACTACCAATAACTTCATCACCAATTTCTAAATCTCCAATTCTTTTTCTACCATATGGGGTAAATACTTTATTCTCAACAAATTCAGCTTTACCCAACCCCATATCGTCAGCAAGAATAAACTTCTTATTCTCAACTAATTTTTGGACGGCTTCTTTTTGATGTTCAAGAGGAGGACGATTAGAGTATTTTGAATAATCAATTACAACGTTTTTAACGGTGTTATCTTTAATGATTGCCGCTTTAGGTAACCAAAAATGATGGAACTCTTCGGTTTCAAATACTCTACCCCAAATATGATACGCTTTTTCTTTATCCGATAATAATTTCTCAACCCATACCTTTTGTGGTATTTCAGTATACAATTTATCATCCGCAAGTTTCTGTGCGAAGTAGGTATCAAGAATTACCCATTTCTTGGCAACTTTGGGTTGTTTATCGTGATTGTTAATTATGTATTCTGATTGACTCCTTGTTGGGTAAAACTTTCTATTTAATTGTGACTTTCGTTTTAATTCAATAAGGTAGTTATTACCACCTTCATAGGTTTCCAATAAGGACAATGCTTTTGACTCGAGACTTACATCCATTTATACAAAAAATATTTTAATTAAATATAGTTGATATTGAAGTATTTATCAAGATATGAGTATGAATCAAACACAATTAGAAAAAATGATAGGTAAAATGATGAATGTCATTAAACCTAATGGTGTATCCGATATGGGTTTTAATTTAAAACCAATGGAAACTTATAAGGATGAATACTATATGATGGTTACATATGTTGTCCCTGATGGAAGTGAATTTTTAAAAAGAGACAACATGAAAAAAACTGATGTTTATAGAGACCAATGGAATCGTGAGATTAAAAATACAATTAAAAATTATTTTAATGTTAATGTTGTTATTAGTTCATCGTCTATTGAATCTGAGTCATATCATAATAGATTAAAACAGTGATAATATGCAAAAATTAGTTCCAATAACAAGATTAGGTAAGTTCTTCGGAGCCGAAGATTATTCTCTCGACATAGGTATGGGTGAGGAATGGTTATTGGGAGATATGAACTTTACCGTTATTCTTTATAGAGTTGATAGATATAAAACTAAAACTGATGATGTTTATGGTGAGGTGACCGAAGATGGAATCCAATTCATGGCACCGGTTGAATTACAAGGTTTGGTTCAAGTAATGGCTCCAACCTCTAAACTAATTGCCAGTTCTAAACTTGAGAGTCAGGAACCTGGTAATATGAAATTTTCGGTGTATCAAAAAACACTTGATGAATTAGGTGTTGAGGTATTTTTGGGAGATTATCTTGGGTATTATGAAACTGAAGACCGAGTTAGATATTATGTTGTGAGTGATGATGGATATGTTAGGTCAGATAACCGCCATTCGTACGCGGGTTACAAACCTTTTTACAGGACTATCATAGCGACATATGTTAGTGAAAACGAATTTAGAGGGATATAATGAAATACATAATAACAGAAAGTAGGTTAAATTCAATTATTGAAAATTGGTTAAATGAAAACTATGGTGACTTAGAAAAATTTAATCGTACTGAATTTAGAGAAATTTATTTATCCAAAAATGGGAGGTTTAAATTTATGTATAATATAAAGGCAAAACGATTATATATTCTTAGTGAGGTATGGAATTTTATTACAGATATGTTTGGATTAGATTATGATGAGACGGAAAAAATTCTATTAAATTGGTGTAGTAATAAATTTGGGTTTAGGATAAAAAACCTTGCTAAGGTAGATGAAATATGAAAGTATTAATAACAGAAAGTAAATTATTTAACGCCATCTATCAGTATATTGATAGTTATTTAAACTCAAACGAAATTAATTGGGTTTATGGTAGAGATGGGGATGAAGATAATGACGAGTATCCTGATAATGAAGACTCTTTAGTCTTTTATAAAGGAGGTACTTGGACGGGAGAAGATTATAGTGATATAGTTTTTAATTACTTTATGGTAGATTATTATGAAGATACCCCCGGAAGCTACAAAGACGAAGCTCCAATTTTAGAAGTTATGGGTGAATATGGAGAACATTTAGACAGTATGTTTAATAAACATTGGGAAGAACCTATGAAAAAATGGTTTGAAGATAATTTTAATTTACCGGTTAATACGGTGTCAACATATTACGAATAATGAAAGTATTAGTAAAAGAATCACAGTTAAGAAGGATATATGAAATTGTTATCAATAAAGAAGAAGATGACTTTATTGGTAAACGAGTTATGGCGTACTATAATTTACACAAACATACATTTTCAGTTAGATATAATAATAAAATAATTTTACATGCCGATTACGTCAAGTTAGAGAATGTTGAATTTAGAGTTAGACCGGGAGGAAAAGAAAGAGTTCGTTCTGAAAAACAAAAAAATGTCCATGCGTTTGTTATTGGAGATTTAATTGATTTTTGTGAATACCCGTGTGAGGATATGCCAATTCCACCATCTGATGTGGTGGCGACTTATAATCCATATAAATATGATTCGTTTGTTTATAAAGGAACTGATGAACCAGTTTATAGTGCGGGTGAAGTAGAAATGATAAATTTAAAAGACAAAATATATATAACTAAATAATATGCCATTACCAAAAAAAGTTATACCAACATTACCTTTAGTTCCACAGAAGACCTTGTCAGCTCGTAGGGAACAACTATTGGAATATATTAATGAGGATGGAACATATCTTCCTAAATCAGTGTTGCATGCAGATTTGGATAGAGGAATGTTAGATTTTGTTAAAACTGATTTAGAGGTCATTACCGCAGGAAAAACAGTTCCAATGGTTGATATTATAATCACATCACAAAATTGGTCTCAATATGTTGAAACTGCTTTATTTGTGGATTTAGATTATAATCCATCCCCGCCCTTCATCACAGTGGTTAGAAGTCCCGAAGTTAAATTTGGAACCAACCCTGCTTTGAAATATACGATTCCGGATAGAAAACAATTTTATTACGCATCCGTTCCGACTTGGAATGGAAATGTTCAAGGTATGGACATTTACACAATACCTCAACCGGTTCCTGTAGATATTAATTACAGTGTAAAAATTATTTGTAATAGAATGAGAGAACTTAATCAATTGAATAAAGTGATTATGCAGAAATTCTCATCAAGACAAGCCTATACATTTATCAAAGGTCAATATGTTCCAATTGTTATGAATAATGTTTCAGACGAATCACAAATGAGTTTAGATTCTAGAAAGTATTATGTTCAATCTTATGACTTCACAATGTTAGGTTATTTGATTGACGAAGAAGAGTTTGAGGTTAAACCGGCAATTGCAAGAGTAACCCAACTTATGGAATTAAGTGGAACCGAAAATAACAAAAAAAGAGATAAATACCCTAAGAACCCTAACGAATTTTTAGAGAATTATTTGTTTGTTGTTGGGAATGATACCCTAAGTGATATGGTATCTTACACCGCAAATCTTTCTTTCGGTACTTGGTCTAATGTTGAGACATACGATGTCTATATTAATGGAGATTATTTTGGTACAGATGTCCAAAATATTCAAATAACAACTAACGATATTTTACGAATAGATGTTGTTAAAACTGATGACAATTTGGAATCCACAATTCAGTTTGAAAACTTATTGGTTTAATCCTCACCATATATATCTTTTTTCTCTTTACAGGTTTCTGTAATTAATTTTTCTAAAAACTTATAAATTTTTAATCCTCGTTTTTCACAGTACTTTTTGAGTATCTCGTGGACGGCGGGGTCTATTTTAATGTTCTTGATTTCTTTTGTCTGTTTCATAGGTAGAAAAAAGGTAGAATTTATTCATACTCTTTACTAATAGATATTTAAAAGTAAAGTTTTTTGATATTCTATTGAATATTTATCTATAAAATAAATCTACAATAGAATAATTAAATAATGGCAACAGCACAAGCAAATCAAAAAGTTTTCGTTTCACCGGGAGTATACACTTCAGAAACTGACTTATCATTCGTAGCACAAAGTGTAGGTGTTACTACCTTAGGTTTAGTTGGTGAGACTTTAAAAGGTCCCGCATTTGAACCGGTATTTATAACAAACTATGACGAATTCCAAGCCTTTTTCGGAGGAACAGAACCAACCAAATTTGTTAACACACAAATCCCTAAATATGAAGCGGCATATATTGCTAAATCTTACTTGCAACAATCAAACCAATTGTTTGTTACAAGAATCTTAGGTTTATCAGGATATGATGCAGGACCATCTTGGAGTATTAGAGTTACTGCAAATGTTGACCCTACTACAATAAATCAAAGTCCAACAGGTGCAACATCTTGGTCTGTATCTTTTACAGGTTCAACCAGTGCTGAAACTGTTAATTTTATTAGTGGTTCATTTCCAACTGTGGTTCAGGCTAACTTTAATACACAATACAGACTTTCAGATGGAAGTACATCAACATATAATAACGACATTACAAATACTATAATAACATTAGTTGGTAATCCTACATTGTCTGCAACAACGGCAATCGCTTACGGTTCAATCCCTGAAAGTGATTATTATGTTTTAATAGGTCAATATGGTACTGTTGTGAATTCATATGGTGTTGACTCTCTTAATTTAACAAATAATGATTTATCTGCCGGTCAAAATGATTCATGGTACTATGCGAATTTTAATAATTATGCGGGTAACTCTTATTCAGGTTATTCATTTAACTATGCGTTTGATTCCATCACTACCGGATTAACCGATAGTTTTTCGGGAACTATATCGGGAGATTATTACAGTTTTACCGGAACGGCTTATACTGAATACAATGACATGGTTGTTGCAACTCTTCGTTCAAGAGGTATTTCATTATATACTAATAGTTCAACTAGTGATAATCATGGACCAATTTATGAGGTAAGTGGTTTAACTAATGTTACATTATTATCTACTGACCAATACGCAGATATTGATAAAAACCCTTATGCCTCATTTGGTTTATCAGGTGTCACTAAAGATGGGGATAATTTTACATTTGAAACTAACTTATCTGCTGCTTCTTCAAAATTTATTACTAAAGTATTAGGTGTTGATAATTTTGGAAAATCAAGAAATGAGGTTCCTTTATTTGTTGAAGAGATTTACCCTGGTTCATTGGCATACGCTTATAATCAAGGATATATAAAAGGTATTAATCCTGAATTAGTTGCATTACCGGATGCTAAAAGTGAAAATCCGTCATCAATAGCGTATAATGTAGGTCAATATCAATCACCAAGTACACCTTATTTGGTGTCAGAATTAAGAGGTAATAAAGTTTACAAATTATTTAAATTTGTTTCAATCTCAGATGGAGATGCTGCAAATACTGAAGTTAAAGTTTCAATTGCTAACCTATCATTTAATAATATGACATTTGATGTGTTAGTTAGAAATTTCTTTGACACTGATTCAAACCCAGTTGTTATTGAAAAATTTACTAACTGTAATATGGACCCTAATTCTAACAACTTTGTTGCTAAGAAACTTGGTTCCACTAACGGAGAATACGCGTTACTTTCAAAATACGTAATGATTGAAATGGCGGATGAGGCCCCAATTGATGCAATTCCTTGTGGGTTTGAAGGATATACTCAAAGAGAATACGATTCAGTTTTAAATCCATCACCGACCCCTAAATTTAAAACAAAATATTTTTTCCCTGGTGAAACCATTGCTAATCCACCATTCGGTACACCAACCGGTGGTCCAAACACAGTAGAATCTCCGGGTGATATTGTTAGAAGAACTTATTTAGGTTTCTCAACTCAATATGGTATTGACGAATCATTTTTATCTTACAAAGGTAAACAAACCCCAGAATCTTGGGTTATTGCCCCACAACCAATTGAAGGGGCGTCTTGGAATTATGTAAGTAAAGGTTTCCACATGGATTCCGGTGCAACCGTAGTCACAATTTCAAATAGTTCATTAACTAGTGGTCAAACTGCATTTGAATGTGGTACTGCAGAATTTAGAACAGACCCTGAAACTCAAGAAAATCCATACTATTTCATCTACTCAAGAAAATATACTGTATGTTTTGCTGGTGGATTCGACGGTTGGGACATCTATAGAGAATTTAGAACAAATCAAGATAGATTCCAATTAGGTCAATCAGGATTTTTAGCGGGAGCATCATCTTCAACTCGATACCCTAACGCAACCGGAAGTGGTTTATTTAAAAGAATTACTGTTGCTGATAACACTCAAGATTTTGCTAATACCGACTATTATGCTTACTTACTGGGTATTCTAACATTTAGAAACCCTGAAGCTACAAACATTAATGTATTTGCAACATCAAGTATTGACTACATCAATAACTCTAACTTAGTTGAAGAAACTATTGACATGATTCAATACCAAAGAGCGGATTCAGTTTATATTGCAACAACTCCGGATTACAATATGTATACTCCGGACTCAACTAATCCACAGGATATTATTTATCCTCAAGAATCAGTAGATAATTTAGATAATACCGGAATTGACTCTAACTATACCGCAACTTATTATCCTTGGGTTTTAACAAGAGATACTGTAAATAATACACAAATTTATTTACCGGCAACAGGTGAGGTTTGTAGAAACTTAGCGTTAACTGATAACATCGCTTTCCCATGGTTCGCATCTGCGGGTTATACTAGAGGTCTTGTAAACTCAGTTAAGGCGAGAGTTAAATTAACTCAAGAAGATAGAGATACATTGTACCAAGGTAGAATTAACCCTATCGCAACTTTCTCTGATGTTGGTACAGTAATTTGGGGTAATAAAACATTACAAATTGCCGATACGGCACTTAATAGATTGAATGTAAGAAGATTATTACTTCAAGCTCGTAAGTTGATTTCAGCGGTGGCTGTAAGATTATTGTTTGAACAAAACGACCAAATTGTTAGACAACAATTCTTAGATAGTGTTAACCCAATCTTAGACTCAATTAGAAGAGATAGAGGTTTATACGATTTCCGTGTAACTGTTTCATCTTCACCTGAGGATTTAGATAGAAATACTTTAACAGGTAAAATTTACTTAAAACCGACGAAAGCATTAGAGTTCATCGATATTGAATTCTTCATTACTCCAACAGGAGCTTCGTTCGAGAATATTTAATAAAAACCATAAGTGGGGATTCGTCCCCACTTTTTAGCCAATTATGAAAAAAAATACATTAAAAGAAGGAATTAGTGAACAGGGTACTCCTGATATGAAATATTACGCATTCGATTGGGACGATAATATTGTTCATATGCCAACCAAGATTATGGTTAAAACTGAGGACGGTGACGAAATTGGGATGAGTACTGATGATTTTGCTGAATACAGACATCAATTAGGTAAAGAACCTTTTGAATATAATGGTGAGACTGTTGTAGGATATGGAAACGAACCTTTTAAAAATTTTCAAACACCCGGAGATAAAAACTTTTTAATTGATGCAATGAGAGCCAAGATTGGACCGGCATTTGACGACTTTAGAGAGGCTATTAACGAAGGTTCTATCTTTTCTATCATAACCGCTCGTGGACACAATCCTAATACGTTAAAACAAGCCGTATACAATTATATCATAGAAGGATTCAACGGGATAGACAAAGAAGAGTTGATTAAGAATCTTAAAAAATATAGAAGTATTTCCGGTGATGATGAAATGGGTGATGACGAATTAATCAAAGCTTACTTGGATATGTGTAAATTCCATCCTGTATCTTACAATGATGAGGAGGGTGCGGCAAATCCTGAAGAAGCTAAAGTTCGTGCTATGGATAAATTTGTGGATTACATTAAAGAAATGTCGTCTAATTTAGACAAAAAAGCGTTCCTAAAAAAAGATGTGAGTAATAATTTTGTTCCAACAAAACCAACAATTGGTTTTTCTGACGACGATATACGAAATGTAGAAGTTATGAAAAAACACTTCAAAGATAAGCCTGGCAATATTGTTAAAACTTATTCAACAGCAGGAGGAATAAAAAAAGAATATTAACTAGTTATAAAGAACTAGTATTAAATAATTAATTAAAAACTAGTTAAATTAACTAGAATTAAATAAACTAGTCTGGATTATAATGATAATAAATTAAATTCAGAAAGTCAATAAAAATATTTTCCAAAAGGATATATTTATGATAATAAACAAAGAAAAACTAATTTAAAATAATATGGCTGATTTATTGATGAAAATGCCGATTCCTTACGAACCGAAAAGACAGAATCGATTCATACTAAGGTTTCCATCAAGCTTAGGGATTAACGAATGGTTTGTAGAAAGTGCTGCAAGACCTAAAATTAAAATTCAACCTACAGAAATTCAATTTCTAAATACCTCAACGTATGTTGCGGGTAGATTTAATTGGGATGAGATACCTGTTAAATTTAGAGACCCAATTGGTCCATCTGCATCACAAGCTCTTATGGAGTGGGTTCGTTTACATGCTGAATCTGTTACAGGTCGTATGGGATATGCTGCGGGTTATAAGAAAGATATTGACCTTGAGATGTTAGACCCAACAGGAGTTGTTGTTGAGAAATGGATTTTGTATGGTACATTCTTAACTAGTGTTGACTTTGGTTCATTGGCGTATAGTACTGACGCTCTTGCAGATATTAGTGTATCGTTAAGAATGGATAGATGTGTATTAGTTTATTGATTTTTTAATACTAATAAAAACATATGTGTTGATAAAAAATCAATACTAATTATATTTAACCGTAAAGACATAAACTTTACGGTTATTTTTTTATATGGAAAATCAGGCAATCGAATACGGACAACAAAACTTTACGTTACCACATGATGTAGTACCACTACCATCGGGAGGAGTGTTTTACAAAAATAAAAAGAAATCTATCAAGGTAGGTTATCTAACGGCAAATGATGAAAACATTTTAATGGCTGGTGGTAATGATATGACCACAACACTATTAAGAAGTAAAATCTATGAACCGGACCTTAAGGTTGAGGATATGTTAGAGGGAGACGTTGAGGCAGTTCTAATATTTTTGAGAAATACAGGATTTGGTCCTGAAATTAATTTAAATTTAGTTGACCCATCAACACGAAAACCATTTCAAGCGACAGTAACACTTGATACATTATCAGTTATTAATGGACAGACACCTAATGAAGATGGTACCTTTATAACTAATTTACCAAAATCACAGGCGACTATTAAATTAAAACCTTTGAGTTATGGTGAAATTTTAGAGATAAGTAAATTAGAAGATTCTTACCCTGTTGGTAGAGTAGTTCCAAAAATTACTTGGAGACTTCAAAAAGAAATTGTAGAGGTGAACGGAAGTACCGATAAATCAGAGATTGCCAAGTTTGTTGAACAAATGCCAATCATGGATTCAAAATTCATAAGAAAATTTATGAATGAAAATGAACCAAGATTAGATTTAAGTAGAGTTTTAATCACCCCATCAGGAGAAAAGATGACAGTTAATGTCGGATTTGGGGTAGAGTTTTTTCGTCCTTTCTTCTGATTATAGAAAAGGACAAATAGACGAATTCTACTATTTGAACAAATTAATGAACATAACCTATCAAGATTTTCAAGGAATGCCACTATTCGTTAGAAAATATTTATTAGATAAGTGGTTAGAAGATAACACAAAGGACTGAAAACTCAGTCCTTTTGTATTTATATTAAAATACTATTTAAATTATGGCAACAGGCGATACTACTCCGGATTTAAGTTTTGCTCAGAAATTGGCAAAAGAAGCCACGATAGATTGGACAACATTATCTAGGGCTATTCAGGACGCATACAACACTTCAGTTGAAATTAACAGAACTTTTGGTCAAGGCCAGGAAAGATTATCTGAAATGATGGGTGCGGTGTCAGATGCAATACCGAGAGTTACTCGTTTAGGTGGTTCGGTTAAAGATGTTCAGGAATCAATTAGTGGAATTGCTGAAGCTTCAAGACGAAATGTTATTGCAAATACAGAAGATGTTGAAAAACTTTATGCTGCCACACAACTTATTGATGGAAGTGCGGAAACTTTAAGTAATGCTTTCTTAGACATTGGAGTTGGGGTTGGTCAAATTGGAACACAATTAGAATCTTCAATTAATTATATCAGAAGTATTGGTGGAAATACCAAAGCGGTAATGAAAGATGTTACTACTAACATGGACCAGATGAATCGATACCAATTTGAAGGTGGTGTTCAGGGGTTAACAAAAATGGCGGCACAAGCATCTATGTTACGATTTAACATGAACGAAACATTTAAATTGGCTAATGATGTTTTAGACCCTGAAAGAGCTGTTGAGGTTGCGGCAGCGTTTCAAAGATTAGGTGTTTCTGCCGGAGATTTGGCAGACCCATTCCAATTAATGAATCAATCGATTAATGACCCTTCAGGATTACAAAATAGTTTGGCCGATGTTGCAAAACAATTTACTTATTTTGATGATAAAACTAAGACTTTTAAAATTAATCCTCAGGGTGTTCTAACACTTAGAGAGATGGAAAAACAAACAGGTGTTAGCGCTGCGGAGATGAGTAAAATGGGTCTTGCTGCTGCTGAAATGGACCAAAGATTATCCGCAGTTAATTTAGCGGGATTAACATTTATAAATGAGGAAGACAAACAATATCTTTCTAATATTGCAAATATGGAAGGTGGGACATATAAAGTAACTCTTGAAGATGGAACTAAAAAAGAATTATCTGACTTAAAACAAGATGAATTTAATAAATTACTTGAACAACAAAAAACAGGTCCTAAAACTCTTGAGGAAATGACCATGTCTCAATTAACAATTGATAAAACAATATTATCAAATGTTGCTGCAATTAGAGAGTCTGTAGTACAAGGGATAACAAGTCCAAAACAAATTCGACAAGGTATTGCAGGAGTTCAAAGAGTTACTAAAACAGTTCTTGGTGAAACCTCGGGCGCAATTAAAACTAAAGATTTTAGAGATGTAAGTGAAGGATTTTTAACAGCGTTAGGTGGTGTTGTAACAGATTTTAAAGAAGGTAATAAACCACTTACTGATGTTCTTGCAAATGGGTTAAATAGATTTGGTGATACTTTGGATGTCTCACAAAAAAATTTCACGGAAATTTTCAAAGGAATTGGTGAAAACATCTCTAAAAAGTTAACAAATCAAAATGTGATTGATAGTACAGCAAAAAGCACTGTCGATAAAGTTGTTGAATCTTATGGAGGTAAGGTGTCAACTTCTGTGTCTCCATTAACCTCATCTGTTGGAAATAAGGTTGAAATGTTACAGAATAACCAAAACAATGTTGCATCTCAAACAACAAATTCAAAAATAGATATAGGAGGAAAACTTGAAATTAATGTTACGGCACCTTTAGGGATTTCAACTGAGCAATTAAAACAATCTTTTGATACCGCGTTTAATAGTAATTCATTTAAAGATTATATTGCCAGAGTAGCATCTCCAACCGACTCTAATAGAGAACCTATTTCAAAAACTTATTCCGCTTAAGTTTTAATATAAAAACTCATCCTTAATCTATTTATAAATAAAAAGTCATAGATGTCAAACAGTCCATTAGATTACGTAAATTCGGATGGTTTCAGAAAGAAATTAATAACAAGAAATTTAGTTCCTTATACTAAATCTCCAAACAGACCTTCTGTTCAAGTTCCGTATGAGCATATTCAATCAGATTTATCAGTTATTGATAGTCCTGACCAACTTATTGATGTTCCTTCATTAGCCAATCAACTATACCCTTTAAATAGATATGGTAATGAGGGTGGGTATGAGCAAGTTCCAGACCCAAATAGATTAACTAATTCAGTTTCAAATCAAGGGTCATATGGACCGGGACAACAAGATGCTCATATTGTTGATGAAGGTTACGATGCAGTTAGGTTATGGAGACCTTTAAATGCCTATGCTGACGGATTAAATGTGTTTGACTCAGCAGAATCATTCTCAAGTTTAGAAACGGTTAGACCTGACCAAGATAGACAAGGTAATGGACAACCATATCCTGGTTCAATTGTTGTGTCGACTTATTCACCATTATCAATATTATTATCTAACAATCCTAATGGTAGTAATGGTTCTATGAGTCAAGATTCATATATTGCTCGTTTAGGTGCTCAAACACTTAGAAACGAGTTTCAAGAAAGAATTGCTGCTCGAATAAGGTTAGAAACAATAGGAAGAGCTAATATTTTAAATGTAACTAGTGGAACGGACTTGGTTAATATTTTATCAGGACAAGTTCCAATATTAGAACCAAATTGGCAAATTTCAGTTCCGTCAAATCCAATAACGGCCGCTGCTGATTTTGCACTTCGTTTAGGTGGTAGTATTTTACCCGTGAGTTTAATTCCGGGGTCCTATTTTGACCCAAAGATTAATCCGGGACAACCTACAACAATTCAACAAGTTACAAACGCAATTGCTGGAACAACAGTTGGAAACTTTTTTAATCAATTATTGGGTGCCGGACAAACCGGGTCACAAATTTTTTATAATAATACAGGTGCTGGTCAAAAATCACGTTTGTTTAAAAACATTGATTATAATAGATACAAACCAAATTATGATAGAGGTGTGTTCGATAGAGTTGCTGGCGCCTTAACCGGAACATTATCAAATAATAGCGATTTTTATGTTGGGTCAAGAAATTCTGACCCTTCAAGAGTATTCTCACCTGGTGGTGATTTACCTGTTGACCAATTTGGTAAAGAACAACAATCACCGGTATATGGACCTCAAGAGTTATCACAACTTTATGAGGGACCAAGCAAAGATATTCGATTAGGTGCTAACGGGCCAACATATTCAAATGGAGGTGGTATTGAGGGTGGATTCACTTGGACTTCCCCAAAATATAAAGACAATGCTGGTAAAAAAGTTGGTTTAGGCGGAGTAATTACTAATGAAGATGAAGATTTTAAACCATCATCATTTAATACAACGGAATCAACAAATAGAACTTTTAAAGGGGGTTCTATCTTAGATGATACTCAGAGATTAATTAATAGTCAACCTCAAGGAGGAAGAAGATTACAACATGTAGGTAATGCGATAGACCAAGTTAGTAAAGTTTTCCATGATGGTTATAAAGAAATAACTAAAGGTTCTAAAGTATACCGATACGTTGGAGCTGTTGGACAAGAAGTTGGAACTGAATATTGCCGTATTTTTGCAAAAGATTTACCGTACCTACAATATAATGATTTACAAAAAACAGATGGTATAACAACATCAGGAAGACGATTTTCAGATTCTGTGTTTGATAATACCTATAACCTTAATATCGCACCAAACAAACAAGAAGGGGGACAAGATTCGACAAACCTTATTGGTGGGATGAATAATGGATACGCTAAAAAGTATATGTTTTCATTAGAAAATCTAGCATGGAGAACATCAAGTACTCCTGGTTTTTCAGTTGCGGATTTACCAATATGTGAAAGAGGGCCTAATGGAGGAAGAGTTATGTGGTTTGCACCATATGGTCTAACTTTTACAGAACAAACCCAAGCAAATTGGAACCCAACTGAATTCCTTGGTAGACCGGAACCTATCTATACATATAAAAGTACATCTCGTTCGGGTAATTTAACGTGGAAAATAGTTGTTGACCATCCATCCGCATTAAATGTTGTTGTGGATAAAATATTGGGTAATGAAACTAATAAAGTTAGAATTGATAGTATTTTAGAATCATTCTTTGCTGGATGTAGAAAATATGATTTATATGAATTAGCTAAAAAATATTATACGGTTAATCCAAATGATTTGTATCAATTACAAGAAGCTATATCATCAAAAGAAACTACAAAGGAGCAAACACAATATATTAAAGAAACGGTAAAAGTCCCAAATGACACCTCTCAATCAGGGGGAGGGGGAAATTCTAAAGACTATTTTAACAAATATAAAAATTTAGGGTTTTATTTTGGGAATGATTATCCAAAAAAGAATCAACCGGTTCCAAATTATACTGTTGAATATGATAGATATACTAGTGAACAAAATAAGAATTATTACAAAACTCAACCAAATTCAGCACAAACAAGCCAAGTGTTTTCAACGGTTGTGACACCAAATTATGAAGTGATGAAACAATTTGTAACTGATTTGGCCAAACAATTAACCCAAAATACCACAGGTACTGTTACTATTAGTGTTGACTCAAGTTGTTCTGCACCGGCAAGTATTGAATACAACGAGCAATTATCTGCTAGAAGAATAGAGTCAACAATTAAATTTTTTAATGAAAACGAATCACTTAAAAAATTTATAACAAGTTCTCCTAAAAGATTAATAATTAAACCGGGGGTTGCTAGTGGAGAAACAGTAAACACACAACCAATGACATCTAACATAAGTCCATATACTGTTGATGGGTTAAGTCCTGGTAAAACAATTAATTGTACTGATAAAGATAATAATGTGATTGGAGGTGATACGGAATTACAAGTTCAAGTTGGTAGTAAAGATATTTTCACATATGGTGCAATGGCATGTAGAAGGTCATATATTTCAAATATTGTTTCAACTTTAACATCTCCGGACACCCCACCACCACCTAAATATGTTACAAAAGTAACCGAGAACACAATTACCTCAACGGTTAAAGAAGAAGTTATTACTCAAGAGTGGAAACCAAGGGATAATATTACTAAACGAGTTTTAAGAGCGTTATTATCTGAATGTGACTACTTTGAAACTATCAAGGCTGAAACACCTATGGTTTATGATAATCTTAGAGACAAGTTAAAATTCTTTCAACCTGCATTCCATTCGACAACACCTGAAGGGTTAAACTCTCGTTTAACATTCTTACAACAATGTATGAGACCGGGAGACACAATCCCAACGGTTAAAGATATTGCGGGTAAACAACAATTACAATATAATAACGCAACTAATACCTCATTTGGTTCGCCACCGGTATTAGTGTTACGAATCGGGGATTTTTATAACACTAAAATTATACCTGAGGGTTTAAGTCTTGCTTATGAATCGTTAGATATTAACCCTGAAGGGATTGGTATTCAACCAATGATAGCAAATGTAACTTTATCATTTAAATTTGTTGGTGGGAGTGGGTTAAAAGAATCTATTGATAAGTTACAAAACGCATTAACATTCAACTATTATGCCAATACTGAAATTTGGGATGACAGAGCAGATGTGACGGCTCAAGAAGATTTCTTAAAAGTTTTAGATAAAGAATTTTTAGCGATGACATCACCTCCTCAAGCACCGGCAATTAATCAAGCGGCGGTTGAGAATGGACAAAGTAATAATAGTACTATAGGTGTGACAGTTACAAATGTTGTAACGGAAACCAGTGAAACAGGTACTATTAGTTATTCTGATTTTATGGTTAAATTTATGAATGAAACTCAGACGTATTTTCAAACAGTTGTAAATAAAACAAAAGAAAGTGTTAATCAATATAATAATGCTGTGAGACAACAATGGATGGTAGAACGTTCATACACTCAAGGTAATTTTGGTGTTAGTACTGAGAAATCAGTTTTATTTGGCAAACCAAATAATGTTGAAAAAAGATTCGATGATATTTTTGCGGAATTACAAACAAATATTCAAAGTGGGGATGAAGGATTTATTAAATTCATGTCATCCGATACTTGTAATTTTTCACCAAAAGTGATTCGTCAATTAAAAGAAAATTATAAAAATTTAATTAAAAATAAAAGAGCGTCATATCAGAACGCAATTACAAAAATAACTCAAGATATTACAACAACGGAACAAAATTATATCCAAACAATAGGAAGAGCTAACATTACAATATTCGATGGTGCAATGACCTATGTTAGTGGTACTGACGGATATCAAGTAAAATCAGGGCCGGTTAAAATTTATGTAACAAGTGGAACAACTAATGTCAGCCCAACCTCAAATGGAGCGTCAAATACATTAATTGAGTTGGCTAATGACATTCGAAAAATATATGACGGTATTAAAGAATTTAATGGACTTATATGGAGTGAATCGGAATTTGTTAATCCTTCTGATGGTTTAACATATAAAGGTGTTTTAGTATTTGAAACAAATGATAAAGGAAAAAGTATGAAAGGTCCGACAGTCGAAGAAGTATTTTTTCCTTTTAGTAAAAACACCCAATTTGAAAATAAAATCTTCAGAAGAGTTTATATGATAATGTCTGATGATGTTGTGGATATTAAAAAATATGAAACATTTAAAACCGCTATGATTGGTAATATAATTAATAATAGTGATTTATTAAAAGGTGGTTTTGATGATGTAGAATCTAAATTCGATAACTATTGGGTGACTCAAACTAGACCTTTATTCGTTAGTGAAAATAATATTACTAAAGAGTTTATTAATTATGTTGAAAAAAACAAATTGAAAAATTATATAATTTACACTCCATTTGATAAAAAAGATAGAGTTTTTAATTATTCAACAGAAACAAATGGAAGTGATGATATTAAAAAATCGCAAAAAACTATGATTTCAACATTATCAGACACAACAAATAGAAATACCGACAATAATAAATGGAATTCTGAAGACGGAGTTTCTGCGGGAGCATACATATCAAAAATAAAACTTAATTAATGGCATTTCAATATTGGAACAGATATAGTGAATTTTTAATTAACGGTGAACAAACCGTTGTACCTTACGTGCAATTACCTCAAAAACCAACCGATAAGGCATTTATATATAAAGTTGGTAGAAGTAGATTGGATAAAGTATCTCAGGATTATTATAACTCACCTTATTTCGGATGGTTAGTTCTCCAAGCTAATCCTCAATATGGTGGTTTAGAGAATACTATACCGGATGGTAGTATATTGATAATTCCTTTTCCTTTACTACCTTCATTACAGGACTATAAGGGGGCATTAGAAAATCATTTTTATTATTATGGCAGGTAACTTAAGAGCGGACAACAGCGGAGATATATTAGTTGAGTTTGATTACAATAACATTATTGTAGTTGACCCTAATAAAACAATAGATTCACAAGGGAAAATACAAGAAAGATTAATAGACCATGAGAGTTTAGTAATGTTTGCAAATTTGGAGGCGGAAGTTCTTCCAAGAACTAAACTTGCAGTTGGTGCAAGTCCTGAAGATAGAATTAGAACTATATCAGTTGCCAAGATGAATTTTTTAAAACCAACCAAAGATAGTTTTTTAGGGGTTGGGTATTACGATGAATTGACAGGTAATAATTCAACTAAGTTTAATGGTGATAATCAAATGATGGAAAAGACAGTTCCGACTAATGACGGTAATCAGGCATATTCAATCAGTTCTCCGGCCAATTTAACAAATGTGTTTGATAATGGATTACTTGGGATTACATCAATTAATATAACAACTAATTCGTCTTTTGTACCTTCAGTTAGTATGAGGTTGGAGGATGTTCAAGGTAAAGCATTGTTTTCGTTGGGTAATAATTCGCCTTATGCCGCTTTTTTTAATCTTCCTTACCCACCCTTTTATTTAACATTAAAAGGGTATTATGGACAGGCAATTAGATATCAATTAAATTTGGAAAAATTTCATGCAACATTTAATACATTTAGTGGTAACTATCAAGTGGATTTACAATTTAAAGGATACAAGTTTAATGTCTTAAATGAAATATCAATGGGACATTTAATGGCAGTACCACACATGTATGGTCAAACATTTAATATTTCGACATCTCCTACAGGAACACAGGAATCTAATAAGACGGCAGAATCACAATCAAAGGCTCAAGGAGTTATTTCACAGAATAATTCTCAAAGTGATAACTCTGTTGTTACTCAAATAGTTTCGGAAAAGGGTTATCAAAAAATTGTTGAGGTTTATAGTGAATATAAGGCAAAAGGATTAATTCCGGCTGATTTACCGGAATTAACATTATTCCAATTGATGACTAAGTTGAGTACATTTGAGAATCGTATTATGGATAAATTTCCTAAAGCGAAGGTTATGCCTCTTACTAATATTCGTAATTATAAAGAAATATTAAAACAATATTTTTCTGCGATTAGGGGAACAAACATTTCATGGTTTAATACCTATATTGACCCAAAACCAATTGTGTTAAATAATACAAATGAAAAAGTTTATGTTTATAAAAAATTAACCTTGGGGGAAAAAGAAACTGCCGGTAAATTATTGGAAAGTTATGTTGATAAATTTAACAAAGCTTTATCTGAAAATGAAACTTTAGGTAAAAATGGGGAATCCCCAATTCCAAATCCTATTAAATTTAACACTCTTAAAATTGACCCACCAGTTGATGGTGCTATCAATTGGAAAGAAACAGTAAGGTTACAAACAGGTAAAGTATTACCGACAGAAGATGACATAAATGCTTTTAAAGAACAATTATATCAAACAAAACTTCCTGTAATTTCAAAATCAGAAGTATTGGCACCAAGTTTTTTTATCTTTGAAGGGACGAATAGATTTGATGGTCAGATATCTTTATTAGAGACTGATGCAAATAAAAAATTATCAGAATATGAATCATCAATTTCTGCGGAATTGTTAAGAAAAATTGAAGACACTGACAGTGGTCTTGGATTTAAACCAACAGTTAGAAATATGATTGCAGTTGTTATGGCATCTGCAGAGGCGTTTATTAGATTATTAGATGATGTTCATACTAATGCTTGGAATGTAAAATATGACCCTGTTAGAAAACAAGCCATTATGGATAATCCGTCTTCTGCTCAAAGTTCTGAGACGAGACAGAAAGTCCCAATATCTGTTAGTGCCAAAGAATCTAATCAAGGTTTATCGAATTCGGAAGAACCGGTATATCCATGGCCATTATTTTTTGTTGAAACACCCGAAGATAAAAAAGGAAGATTTCAATTAAAATATATTGCTGACCCAACAGTTGTTAACTTAACACAAGGTTATCTTTTTGATAAATGGCCTGAAGTTGAATTTGTCGAAGAGTATATGAAGGGACTAACTCAAAAATTTACAATTCCGATTGCCCCGCCACCATTAGATAATGAAAGAGATACTAATCGAATTAATATAAATGCAATTGAGTTTCCATCTGCGGGATTACCATATGTCAATAAAGAAGAGGTTAAATTCTTTTATGAAATTTGGGAACGACAATTTTTAACATCACATTATTCCGGATTAATTAGAGCAAATTCTAATCAAATTGATGAATTAATTAAGTTAAATGTTGAATCGGAAGTTAACAACATTGTTAAAGGACTTGGTATAAGTTCACCATATCTAACATTAAAACTTAAAAATTATAATTTAAAGGCAAATTCATATCCGCAATTTTTAAGTACCATATCAAATGACGGTACCGGTCGAGCTTACCAAGATTATATTCGTGATTTCTTTGTTACACCATATATTAAAAATTTAGTTAATAATTCTTATAGTATTTTATCTACATCTGATATTGGTAAAATACCACAAGTTAGTACTAAATCATTTGCTTTAGATGTATTATTAAAAAATGCATCAAACGAACCTTTGATTGTAGATACCTTACCATACACTAACCCCACTTGGTGTTTAAATAACCTAAGTTCAAGTAAAAAGTCAGTTGGTAATGAAGTGTATAATACTAAAAAAACTTTAAAGATATTTGAACCAAGAAAAATCATATCAAATTTTAATGATGTATATAATTTTACAACAAATAGACCGGTTACTAATTTTTCATTTTATCAAAACCAAAATCCATCATTAGTCGCATTACAATTTAATTTATTAAATCCATATGGTTTAAAAGATTTTTATTTAGAAAGAGAACCTAAAAATTTCGTTGCAACTGAAGGATATTATGACGCTACGACTCCAACAGATGTATTACCGTTTAAAACGACAACTTCTATGTTGAATACTCCATATTTTGTTAATTCAATTATGAATGGTGTTCAAAATAATAGAACAAGTGACCCTTATCCTTATGTACAATCCGCGTATCTCTTTTTAAATTCATTGCCTTTGGCGACTTTAAGAGAACGGTATAAGACCAACACTAATACCGTTCCTGATGAGTTAGATTATATTTCATCTTGTTTCAAAAAATTTGGAGCAATACATAAACTACCATATGCTTGGATATTAAAGTATGGGTCTATATGGCATCGTTATAAAAAATACAAAGAATCTAATGTTGATATTTTATCAAGTGCTTGGACTAATTTCGACTACACAACAAATTATAGTCCTATACTAAGTTCAAATACTCAAACATACCAATTTAATTATAATGAATCACCAATTTCAATTACACTACAAGAAGAAACCCCAACAACTGCTAAAATGAATGTAGGGTTTTATCCTAAAGTAATTAATGATTTTAATGTGTTTTATAATGGGTTTGAATTATATGATGAATATACTAATCTTGAGATTGAAAATAGTGTTAAAGGTGGTATGAAATTGTATAATTTCTCAGATTCAAATATTATATCCGCAAATCAAAATGGTAAAACATTAAATGTTATTACATATTCTGTATTACTTAGTAGTAGTAATTATTATCCTGATGTTAATTGTAACCCGGTAAGTAATACTAAAGGTACAGATTACTATGTTGTACCTTCATTTGGTAATCCTCTAAATCAGTCAAAAATTGCCTGTGTTGATAATTTAACCACGGGAAATAATACTAAGGTTAATTTAACATCAAACCCAAGTGTTTATAATGGTTCTGTTAGGACTTTATGGTCGGCACCAAACTATGGTTATTTTGATAGTAATCAAATTACGTATCCACAACCGGATTCTTATATTACTCGAATTAATAGCGGGGAGACACAATCACCATTATATTTTTTGAACGGTGATAATTATACAGAAATTGAGGAGATATTTTCAGTTTTTGAGAAAAAAATATTAGATTTATTTGAACAAGAATTTTTAAACTTTAGTAAACCTATTACAAATAGTGCGACAAACGCGCAAGTATCCCAATTTGATACTTCACCTGTCGATACTAATGATAATTTTAGAAATTTTCAGTCATTATTTAGAAATTTAATGACAGTCCCAATTCAAGGAAAAGAGGTTTCAGACCTCAATTATTTTTCTAATACAATTGGAAACCAATATAATGTTTTTCAAACAGGTATTAAAGATTTTATGAATTATGATATCTTATTTAGATACGGTAATCCGTCAAATTATAATAGAAGAATTTTCGATTCTTATTTGTCCCATAATAATGTTCAAAAAGTCATTGACCCAATTAAGTTTCAACCGTATGTAAAAAATACTTTACCAACAAAAACAAGTTCATTAAGTCTTAGTCAGTCTCAATTGTTAAATCCAAACGCTTGGATTACTCTTGAAACTGAAGTGGGGTTTTCAACTATAAATAATGTTGTATACAGCAGTACCGGTTCATACATCACTGATTTTTTCATTGATAATAATATTCAATTTACTGTTGATAATGTTGTTTTATTGGCACCAATTATTAAAATGTATGCCACTCAAAAATTAAAAAACCCAAATATCACTGTTGCACAATTTCAAGCACAAATTAACCAATACCTTACAAATGAAAGTGTTTTACAAGATAATTTTTTAAATCTTGTACTGGAAGGGGTTAGAAAAAATTTACCTGACCAAGAACAATTACCGGAAAAAACAATTCAAAGTGCTATTGACAGTCAACAGAGTAAGGTTGAAAATTATGAAGTTTTCAAAGCGTTAAACGATAAATGGATTGCTGGTGGAGATTATAAAAGTAAGACATTATTTGAAGATATTTTATTTTTAGATAGGGCGTCAAGAAATATTGGTGATACTATCTTATTAGATATTTTTGAAATGAGAAATATGTTCAGTCAAAAATCAATAAATGAGTCAATGAGTGTTTATACTTTTATTAGTGGATTATTAATTAAAAATAATTTTACGGTAATGAATTTACCTGCATATATTAATTTTTACAATGTTCAAGATGTAGATGGTACCACAATTCCGAATAGAGCGGAAGGTTCGTTGGAATTTGCTAATAACTTATGGGGTACATTTTTAGATGTTGATTATAGAAAATCAAGTTCAAAAATGGTTTGTTTCTATGTTGGTAAACCATCACAATATTTAAATTTACCAAAAGGTAATTTTAGATTCCGAGATGATGCGTTTGATATGGGTAGGGCATCTGAAAACCCTTTAATTGAAAACCAAGTTGGTAAAAAAGATTGGGGTGTTTCAAATAAATGCGTAGGGTTTAGTGTTGATATTGGAATTAGAAATCAAAATGTTTTTTATTCTTTTAGTGTGTCACAAGATAATGGGGTTGCAACATCAGAAACAATTGCAACTCAATTAAATATGGTTGACCAAGCGTCAGGTAAAAATGTTGCAACTCAAAATGCCAGTTTATATAATTTATACAAACAAAGAAGTTATAAATGTTCGGTCGTTTGTTTAGGTAATGCGTTATTACAACCGACCATGTATTTTAATTTAAGACATGTACCAATGTTTAATGGCCCATATATGATACAACAAGTTGAACATTCTATTCAACCGGGTCAATTCCAAACAACATTTCAAGGAGTTAGACAAGGGGTTTATGATTTACCAGCAATTGATAATTTTATTCAAAGTATTAATCAAAATTTACTAACCAAAGTTGAGGAACTTCTTAAAATTAAGAAAGATACAATTAATGTTTTAAGCGCTTCAACTGAAAGTACTAAATCAAATAATATCGTACAATCGGCGAATAGTACTAAAGGAACTACTAATCAATGTGAAAGTAAAGTATTACCGATTTATCTTAATAAAAAGTTTCAATCAACTAACGCGGTTCTTACAGGGATAACTGAATCACAATTTGCTGAGGCACTTAAAAGAATCATGCCAAATAATCTTGAGTTAGCAACAATTATTTATTGTATTTCATATGTTAGAACATTTCAAAAGGCGAGTAATAGTAAAATAGGTAAATTTAACGGATGGAATCATAATTTTGCAACTGTGACATTAGATATTGATTATGGGGAAATTGACGGGACATTTTTAAGTACTTATTCTTGCCTTAATCTTAATCAAACCCCTGCAACAAAAGAATCATTACCTATTGCAAATTTTAGTACAATAGATAATTTTATTGCATTTATGTCCGCAAGAATACGAGAAAGAATTCCACAAATATCGAATCTTGGACTTGTTAAATATTATGCTTGTTTTTGGCCGGTTAAAGTTTTATCTGAATCATATTATGATACACATATTAAGGATTATGAGACATTAAAAAATACTTTTGACCGTGCCTTAACTTCGGCACTTGGTGTTAAAATAGCGACAAAGGCGATTGTTGAAGATTTAAAAAACACGATAAATGAAGTTGAAAGTAAGGGTTCAAGTAATGGGGTGCCGACAACTACTGCGGTTGTATCACAACTATCTTGTCCACCACCAATAATAACATCATTCTCACCACTATCTGGAAATACAGGTACAATAGTTCAAGTTAATGGTACTGATTTTAATGGAACAAGTTCAATTAAGGTTAACGGGGTTAATGTACCATCTACTGAATTTACCGTGTTTAATGGTACTACCTTAAGATTTAATACTCCAATAATTGGAACTGGTAAGGTTATTAGTAAAGGTAAGATTGTTATTACAACACCAAATGGGGTCTTTACAAGTGTTGGGGACTATACGTTTGACCCATCAATAGTTGCATCATCTGCATCATCACCGGGAGGTTATCAAAACCCTCAAAATCAAACGACAAATTCGTCAACTTCGGAACAATTACAATCATCAAATACTAATCCTCAAACTGTCGGACCTTTGACTATGATTGGTACTGAGATACAATTAAATGAGAGTAAAACCCAATCTTTAAATGTCAAGATAAATCCTCAATCAACGGGATATGTTTTATCTCCTAATCCTGACATGAGGTATACTGTTTATGAGTTGGTAGAAGTTAATGGTAAAGTTAGTCGAAAATATATTTCACAAAGTGAAATAAGTGTTGGAGGACAAGTTTTAAATAACGAATTTAATGTGACATTAACTGAAGTAGAATCTTACTTTATTGATAGTATTCCAAAAATTGAAGGTAAAACGCAAATAGACCTTGTGTTTATATTAAAAGCATATAAAGGGGTAGAGCAACCTGTGGTACAACAATTTCCATTTAAGGTATGGTATACCGCTCCTGGGCAAACCCAAGTACCGGTTGAGAATGTGCCAACAAGTCAAACTTTACCAACGTTTCCTCAACAAAAACTATCGTTAATTAAACTTTTTGATTCCCCAAATTTACAAGGGGAAGGGTGGAGTTACTATAATATTAAAAAACCCGCGGGTGGTTATATTACATATAATTTTATTACTGAAAAACCTTTTACTACTCAAAATGTCGTTAGTACTAAAATTTTAAACGCTACCACATATGAAATAGTTAATTATAGTGGGATTGGGGGGATAACAACAAATTATACAAATGAAATAACCCTTAACAAATTAGGGTCTTTCAGATTACAAGTTGAATATCGACCATACGGGACTACCTCACCAATTGGAGGTGAAATATTGGTACAAACAATAATAAGTGATGTTTTCACTTTATAACATAATGATATATTTATAATAAAAACAATTTTATGAACATAAAATCAGCATTAGACAACTATCTTGGAAAATCAACAAGAGTTTCTCAAACAGATAACGGTGATGGAACACAACAAGTTTGTGATTTAGATACAGGTGATTGTTATACAATCAGAGAAAGAGATGGGCTTATTGAAAGAGCTGGACATCAAACAACGATTAACAGAAAAGTTAGAGTTGAGACAGCAGGAGGAATTAAACAATTATTAAACGGATAATTAAAAATGGCATTAGATAGAAAATTAATACAAGAAATTACAAGGTATCATAATATTAACAATTATATTATGGAACAAGCTGCGGTTGAACCTGAAACACCCATTGAAGATGAATTAGGTGCTTTGACACCACCAATGGCCCCACCGGGAGAAGAAACTCCACCGGCTCCAGCACCATCTGAGGCAGTACCACCACCGGCGCCTGGAGATATACCACAAGCAATTGATGTTGCAACTGACCCTGATGTAGAAAAAATCGATGATGAGGGTAGTTCTGAAGAATCAACTGATGATGGTAGTGGAAGTGAAGAACTTGAAATTACTGATTTGGTTAATTCTCAAAAAAATATTGAAACTAAACAAGATGAGTATTTTGAAAACTTATTCAGTCAACTATCTAACTTAGAATCCAAATTAGGAGAGATGGATAATGTAATGAACAAATTAAATTCACTTGAAAGTAAAATTGAAAAATATCGAGAAAAAACACCTCAAGAGAAATTAGAATTGAGAAGTTACGATTCATACCCTTTCAATCAAAAATTATCTCAATTTTTTGATGACAAACAAGACGAAATGGAAATGACCGGAAAAAATGAATATGTTTTAACTTCCGATGAAGTTGAAGACATTAATTCAAGCGATATTAAAAATTCCTTCCAACCAGGTTCTCAACGAGACGACTACAAACCCTCATTCAAACGATAATAAAAACTTCAAAGGTGTCTTAACGGACACCTTTTTTAATTTGACTTTTCCCGATTTATCACTTATGTTTATTTAACAATTTAACAATTTAATTATTTAACACATGAGTTCATTAGACGCCGTATTGGCACAGTACGAAAATTCAAAACAATCAGGGGGCGGGGCCCAAGGAAAAATGTCGCAAGACGAAAGAATGAAAAAATATTTTGCACTTATCTTAGGTGATAAGGAGCAATCAGGACAAAGAAGAGTTAGAATCCTACCTACGAGTGATGGTTCTTCACCATTCAAAGAGGCTTGGTATCATGAGATTCAAGTTGGGGGACAATGGCAAAAATTCTACGACCCGGGAAAGAATGATAACGAGCGTTCACCTTTAAATGAGGTTTACGAAGAGTTAATTTCAACCGGAAAAGAATCTGACAAACAATTAGCTACTCAGTACCGTTCTCGTAAATTCTATATCGTAAAAGTTATCGATAGAGATAATGAAGACCACGGACCTAAATTTTGGAGATTCAAACATAACTACAAAAACGATGGTATCTTAGATAAAATTATCCCAATTTGGAGAAACAAAGGTGATATTACCAACGCTCAAGAAGGTAGAGATTTAATCATTGAATTATCTAAGGCTAAAACACCAAAAGGAAAAGAATACACGACTGTATCTACAATTATGTATGAAGACAAAGGTCCTGTACATACAGACCAAGCACAGGCAGATGCTTGGATTAATGATGAGTTAACTTGGTTAGATGTTTATTCTAAAAAACCGGTTGAATATCTTGAAGCAATTGCTCGTGGGGAAACTCCAAGATGGGATTCAGATAAAGGTGGATATTCTTACGAAAGTGATTCAGTCGGTACAGAGTCTTTTGGTGGTGCTAAATCAAATGAAAGTCCTATTGACCCACAAATGAATGATTTACCTGATGAAGAGCTTCCATTCTAAAATAAAATAATAAAACTTGGACCGTAAGACATACTTATTGTCCAAGTATTAATGATATTATTATATGACATTTAAAGAAGAAATTGATTTACAATTGAGGGACAATAAAATGTTGTCTTATGAAATTTTAAGTCAACTAAAAGATAAAACTTACTTTTCAGGTAGGAGTAAACAAATTGGTGATAGCGTTTTATTTGGGATGTTAGATGAGGGGGTTAATGAAGAAGGTGTGAACAGTATTCGATTAATCACTTTTCATGAAGAAGAAGTTGATGTACTATATGAAGAGGACCCTTCAAAATACAATAGAAATAAAACAAACAAATTACCACACATTAAAAAAATAGAAAATGGCAATTAAGAAGAAAACATTCTCATTAGAGGATATTAAAGGTAAATTCTCAACAAAAACAAAATATAAACCTGAGAGTTTTTATAATTGTGGTGAGGCGTTTATGGATACGGTTGGATTACCAGGTCCGGTGATGGGAGGAATTAATATGTTCTTGGGTCACTCAAACACATCAAAATCAACAGCAATGATATTGGCAGCGGTTGATGCCCAAAAAAAAGGACATTTACCGGTGTTTATTATTACGGAAAAAAAATGGTCTTGGGAACACTCGGTAGAACTTGGATTACAGGCAGAACAAAATGAGGATGGTGTTTGGGACGGTCATTTTATATTTAACGATTCATTTGACGTTGTTGAACAAGCAACTGATTTTATTAATGATGTGTTAGATGCTCAAGAAAGAGGTGAAATACCTTATAGTCTATTATTTTTATGGGACTCAATTGGGTCAATTCCCTGTCAAATGACATTTGACGGAAAAGGTGGGGGAATGCACACCGCTAAAGTACTTGCTGATAAAGTTGGTATGGGTATACATTCAAGAATATCTAAATCTAAAAAAGAAGATTATCCATATTATAATACCGTGGTTTTTTTAAATCAACCATGGGTACTCCTTCCTGATAACCCGTTTGGCCAAGCGGAAATTAAGAGTAAGGGTGGTGAGGCGATATGGTTAGCAAGTAGTTTGGTATTTTTATTTGGTAATCAAAAAAAGGCGGGTGTGAATCATATTACGGCAACTAAAAATGGTAGAACAATTTCCTACGCAACTAGAACAAAAATCTCTATATTAAAAAATCACGTGAATGGAATACAATATAAGGATAGTAAAATTATTGTAGTGCCTCAAGGATATATTGCGGACACAAAAGAGTCTTTAGATAAATATAAAAAAGAATATTCTGGATATTGGAACGCAATACTTAGTGGTACGGGGGAGATTATACTTGATGAATCAGAAAAAGAAAGTTTTGAAGAAGAATAAAAAAAAGTTATAATTATTCTACTTTTATTACATTTGTAGATATTTATTAATATGGGAAGAAAGAAAAAAGAAGAAATTGAAAAGAAAGTTAAGATTGGAGTCTCAATAGACCCAGAACTTCCACAGTACTTTAAGGATAAATCTATAAATTTATCTTCCCTTGTTAATAAATTATTAAAAGAATATATTAGAAATGGAAACTAAAGTTTGTAGTAAGTGTAATCTTGAAAAAGAATTACCTAATTTTAGAAAAAGAAAAGATTCTAAAGATGGGTTTAGAACTGAATGTAAACAATGTTCTTATATGGTTTGGAAAAAATATAGGGATAATAACGATGAAAAAATAAAGGCTCAAAAAAGAAAAGAATACATTGATAACCGGGAAAAAATATTATTAAAAGTTAAAAATTACCGAGAAGAAAATATTGATGTAATTAGGGTAAAAGATAATGATAGGTCAAAAAAAAGATACCAAAAAGACCCAAATCGGTATAAAATATATTATGAAAATAATAAAGAAACTATTTTAACTTATAAAAAAGAGTGGTCAGAAAAAAATAAAGAAAAAGTTAAAGTAAAAAGAAATCTTTATCATTCTTTAAGATTAAAAAATGATGTTATTTTTCGATTAAAATGTATTATGAGGTCTAGACTTTTATCATTTCTTAAAACCCGAAACATTAGTAAAACTAATAAAACTTTCGATATTGTAGGGTGTTCACCGGAATTTCTTAAAGAACATTTAGAAACCCAATTTAGCGATGGTATGAGTTGGGATAACAGGGGTGAGTGGCATATTGACCACATCATTCCATTATCATCGGCAAAAACAGAAGACGAACTTTATAAGTTATGTCATTATGAAAATCTTCAACCATTATGGGCTGAAGATAATTTAAAAAAGAGTAACAAAATTATTGTATAACCTTAAATAGGTTTAATTGAAAAAAACATTATTAATTGACGGTGCCAACTTAATGAAGATTGGGTATCACGGAGTTAAAGAACTTTATAGTGATAAAAATCATTCGGGTGCTATCTACCACTTTATCAACACCATTAGAAAATTCCTTGAGGAACATAATTACGATAAGGTAGTTGTTATGTGGGATGCCGAACATAGTTCGTCCACTCGGAAAGAACTTTATCCTCAATATAAGACAAATAGAAAACAAAATATTAATGAATATGAACTTGAATCATATCTAACTCAAAACGCTCGTATTAAAGAATATCTTGAGGAGGTCTTTGTTAGGCAAGTTGAAACGCCTCATAACGAAGGAGACGACCTTATTGCGTATTATTGTAAAATGTCAACCAACGAAGACATTACCATATTTTCATCAGATAAGGACCTTACACAGCTTATCTCGGATAAAGTATCCGTTTACTCACCAAACTCAAAACAATACTTTAAACAGGGTGATATGATTACCATCAATAAAGTTCAAATTCCCCACTATAATGTCTTAACTTGTAAAATTCTTACAGGAGATAATTCTGATAATATTAATGGTATTGAGGGTTTAGGTGAAAAAACTTTAGTTAAATTATTCCCTGATATGCAGGTTAAACCATGCACTATGGAAGAAATACGAGTTAATGCAGGAAATATCGTGCAAGAAAAAAAATCAAAAGTATTGGAAAATATTTTGATTGGTAAAACAAAAAATGGTATACTTGGTGAAGAGTTTTACACTACAAACAAAAAAATAGTCGATTTATCTAACCCCTTAATTACAGAAAATGCGAAAGAATTAGTAAACCAAATTATTACTGACACGATTGACCCCACCGATAGGGGATACAAAAATCTAATGAGACTTATGATGGAAGATGGTCTCTTTAAATATCTTCCAAAAAACGATGAGGCTTGGGTGAATTTCCTAAGACCATTTATGAAATTAACAAGAAAAGAAAAACGAAACACAAACAAATGAAAGTATTAGTAGAAGGACACAAGTACGAGTTATCAAACTTTGAAAACAAAGAGGAACAAGGACAGGCATTACAATTTATTCAAAAAGAACCAATAACTGAAGGTTCAACAGAATTAAAGACAATCGCCGATGGTACAACAAATGAGGAATTAATTGAAATGTTGTTAAACAGAATGAATTACTTACAAAGTAAATTCCCTTGTCGCGAAAACGCAATTGCTATTACCAAATTAGACGAAGCTCTTTTATGGTTAAACAAAAGAACCTCCGACAGAATAAAAAGAAATGTTGAGGGAAAACAAATAGTATAATTAAAAACAAACAAACTTAAAATTATGAAAGAACAAGAAAGTACCAAGATGGAGTTCTTATTATCATTAAATGATAATATTGTAGTTCAAAGATTCTTTAATGTAAGGGGGTATATTCCAAAGGCGAAGAACTCGATTGAGCTGTATGAGTTCATTGCGGAATTCAAGGACGAACTTCAAGAGTATTTGAAAATGAAAACATTGGCGTATATGATGGACAATCAAGATTCCATTATGAATGACCCAACAATTATGGACACATCGTTTACTGATGGCCCTGAAGTGTTTAACATTTATATTAAATTAGGTGAACAGACAATTTGTCATAGAGTTTTTGATGGAAAATTTTATCCACCGAAAGTTAGGTATACTGTCGATGTAAGACCTTTCTTGAAGGAAACTCTTCGAGGATTGACTGACATTTTTTCAGACAAAAAATTAAGTTACAATTATTTGGAACTTGACTTGGCTAGGTAAGTATTTAATAATACAAGGATAACTTTAAAATAAATTATGAATAAAAATTTCGATTACTTAGGTAACACATTTCAAATACAATTACTAAATCAGATAATAGTAGATAAAGATTTTTCATCATCTATAATGGATGTTATTGAGTCAGTGTATTTTGATAATAAGTATTTTAAAATCATTTTACAGATGACAAAAGAGTACTACAAAAAATATGAATCAACACCAAATTTTGATACTTTAGGGCAAATTGTTAGGTCCGAAATCTCACAGGAAATGGTCGCTAAGATTGTTTTAGATACAATCAAACAAATTCAGGACGCTCCAATTGAAGGAACAATGTTCGTTCAAGAGAAGGCGTTGAAATTTTGTAAACAACAAGAACTACAGAAGGCGATGGATAAGGCTCAGAAAATTATTACCCAAGGAGACTTTGAATCATATGATAAAGTTGAAGGTTTGATGAGAGACGCATTGCAGGTCGGAGAGGTTGATAAAGGTCAGACAGATATATTTGAAAATTTAGATACTGTCTTAGACGAAGACTACCGACACCCAATCCCAATGGGTATTCCGGGAATTGACAAATTATTGAAAGGTGGTTTAGCAAAAGGGGAAATTGGGGTTATATTAGCACCAACAGGTGTTGGCAAGAGCTGTCCAAACTCTGAACCGGTTTTAACACCTCAAGGATGGGTAAAAATGGGTGAAGTAAAACTTGGGGATAAGGTTATTGGTAGTGATGGGAAAGAACAATATGTGATAGGTGTTTACCCACAAGGTGTTAGACCAATTTATAAAGTAGAGTTTAGTGATGATACTTTTGTGAATTGTGATGAAGAACATCTTTGGAGTGTTAATACATTGAACATGAGAACCGCTAAAACAAGGGTTAATGGTAAGGGTGTTTATAAACCGAACTATGGGTATAAGGTTGTTAAAACCTCTGATATGATGAAAGATATTAAGAAGAGAGGTCGATATAACTATAGATTACCTGTGGTAAGTCCGGTCGATTTTGAAAAAAGAGAAGTGTTGATAGACCCATATTTACTTGGGTTATTGTTGGGAGATGGTAGTATTTGTGATAGTGGTGTCCGTATAAGTACTAAGGACGATGAGTTATTTGATTCCATTGAATGTCTTGGTGAACATTCATCGTTTAATGAATATTATAGAACTGAAACTAAAAGTATAAAATCAATAAACTTAAAGGGTAAAATAAAAGAACGACTAAAAGTTTATGATTTGTTAAATAAAAAGTCTAACAATAAATTTATACCAAAAGATTATCTTTATAATTCATTAGATGTAAGAGTTTCATTATTACAAGGTTTAATGGATACTGATGGGCATGTTGATAAAAAAGGGACGGTTCAATTTACGACGATATCGGAACAATTGTGTAATAATGTTAGGGAATTAGTTTTATCTTTGGGTGGAACTGTTCGAATTAACACTAAAATACCGACTTATACTTATGACGGAGAGAAGAAAGAGGGTCAGTTGGCTTACACGATAACAATGTCTTTTGCAAATGACGTTGTTCCGTTCAAATTACTAAGAAAAGTTGGTAGATATTATAAGAGGGAGAAATATGTTGAACAGAAATATGTCAAGTCGATAACTTATTCTCATGATGAGGAGGCGACTTGTATTAAAGTTTCTAATCCGGACGAGTTATACGTGACTAGAGATTATGTTTTAACACATAACACAACCATTTTATCAAAAATTGCAAACACTGCTTTTAATTTAGGTTACAATGTTTTACAAATATTCTTCGAGGATAACCCAAAAATTATCCAAAGAAAACATTTTACGATGTGGACAGGTATTGAACCGGATAATTTAGTATTACATAAAGAAGATGTAATGTCTAAAATTACTGAAATTAAAGAAACGATGCAAAATCGTTTAATATTGAAGAAATTGGCTTCAGACACTATGACAATGAATCAAATCAAAACTCAAGTTAGAAAAATGATTGCTGACGGTATTAAAATTGATTTAGTTTTAGTGGATTACATTGATTGTATTTTACCGGAATCAAGTAGTAAAGATGAGTGGAAAGCGGAAGGTTCAGTAATGAGAGGATTTGAGGCGATGTGTCACGAACTTGATTTAGTCGGGTGGACGGCAACACAAGGTAATAGGTCTTCAATATCTGCTGAGGTAGTAACAACTGACCAAATGGGGGGGTCAATCAAAAAGGCTCAAGTAGGACACGTTATTATATCGGTTGCAAAAACATTGACACAAAAAGAAATGAATTTAGCGACAATTGCAATCACTAAATCTCGTCTTGGAAAAGATGGGGTAGTATTTGAAAATTGTAAATTTAATAATGAATTACTTGAAATTGATACAGAAAGTTCAGTCACTTTCTTAGGGTTTGAAGAACAACAAGAAGATAGAAAAAGAGATAGAGTTAAAGAACTTTTAGAAAAAAGAAAACAAAGAGAATCACAACAAAATTAAAAAAAAAATGAAAGAAAAAATATTAGAACCAAATAATGACCGATTTGTCATTTTCCCAATAGAACATAATGATATTTGGGAATATTATAAACAACACCAAGCCGCGTTTTGGACGGCAGAAGAAGTGGATTTATCTAACGATATTAGAGATTGGGAAAATCTATCGGATAATGAAAGATATTTCCTTAAAAATATATTAGCGTTCTTTGCTGCCTCTGATGGTATCGTAAATGAAAACTTGGCAGAAAATTTCTTAAAAGAAGTTCAATATGCTGAGGCGAAATTCTTCTACGGATTCCAAATTATGATGGAGAATATTCACTCATTAATGTATTCTTTATTGATAGATACTTATGTGTCTGACGACAAAGAAAAAGATGAATGCTTCCATGCAATTGATAGACTACCGGCAGTTCAAAAGAAAGCTAAATGGGCGCTTGATTGGATTGAGAATGCTTCATTCCAAGAAAGATTAGTTGCATTTGCGGCTGTTGAGGGTATATTCTTTTCCGGTTCGTTTTGTTCTATCTTTTGGATGAAATCGAGAGGAATTATGCAGGGATTATGTAATGCTAATAGTCTTATCTTTAAAGATGAGAACTTACATTGTGATTTTGCGATTCACTTAATTAACAATCATGTGGAGAACAAACCAACTGAAAAAAGAATTAAAGAAATCTTATTATCTGCGTTAGAAATTGAAAAAGAGTTTATTACTGAATCATTACCAGTATCTTTAATTGGTATGAATTCGAACTTAATGAAACAATACCTTGAATTTGTTACTGATGGATTGTTAGTTAAATTTGGATGTAAAAAACATTTTAATGTTGAACAACCATTTAAATTTATGGAACAAATTGCTGTTGAAACAAAAGGTAATTTCTTTGAATCAAGAACAATGGAATATCAAAAAGCTAAATTAGGGGAATCATTAACATTTACGGAGGATTTCTAAAATAAAAACAATATGATGTCATTAAAGATTAAAAAAAGAGGGGGAGATGAAGTTTCATTTAACCCTCAAAAAATTTATAATAGGGTTAAACGAGCGGCAAAAGGTTTAAATGTTAATTCAGATGAAATTTTTATTAAGGTAATTACCTCGGTTCCGACTGAAGGATTTATTACGACTAAAGAGTTAGATAAATTGGTTTATGAGATTGCGGCGGCTTACACTGGTAGTCATCACGATTACTCAAGATTGGCTTCTTCAGTTGCTATTTCGGCATATCATAAAGACACTGATAGTAGTTTTTGTAATACTATGAAACGTTTACACGAGGATGGTGTTATTAATGACATATTAATTGATACAATTAACGAATATGGGTGGGGAGATATTGATTCTGTAATAAATCACGATAATGATTATAATTTTGATTATTTTGCGTGGAAATCATTACAGGAAATGTATTTGTTGAAGACTCCGAAAGGTGTTGTAATTGAAAGACCGCAACATATGTATATGAGGGTCGCATTATGGGTTACTAAATCTTTTGAAGAGGCGGTTGAATATTACAATTCATTATCAAACCAACTTATTTCTCCTGCGACTCCAATCATGATTAATGCGGGTACTAAAACACCTCAATTGGCGTCTTGCGTGTTGAAATATAATAATGGGGATTCAAGAGAAGGGTTATTACAAACATTCAATGATATTTCGACTTATTCGTCAGACGCAGCAGGAATTGGATTATCAATGTCTAACATTCGTAGTAAAGAAAGTCGTATTAATTCGTCAGGAGGATTTGCGGGTGGATTATTAAAATATTTGAAAATTGTTAATGAAGGGTTGAGATTCTTTAATCAACAAGGTAGAAGACCGGGTAGTGCTGCTATCTACATAGAACCTTGGCATAAAGACATAATGGACTTACTTGAAATCAAAAAAAATACAGGTGCTGAGGAATTGAGAGCAAAAGATTTATTTACCTCAATTTGGTTACCGGACAATTTTATGAACGCAGTTAAGAACAACGATGACTGGTATTTATTCTGTCCTAACGACATTATTAAAGCGGGTATTAAACCATTACAGGAAGCTTATGGTGATGAGTATGAATCAAATTACGATAAGGCGGTTGAACTTGGTTTAGGTAAGAAAGTGAAAGCTCAGACAATTTGGAATAAGATTATTGAATCTCAAGTTGAAACCGGGGTTCCTTACTTATGTTCTAAAGATAGTGCTAACAGAAAGACAAACCATCAAAACATTGGAGTGATTAAACAATCTAACCTATGTAATGAGATTTACCAATATACAGATGAGAACACTACCGCAATCTGTACATTATCATCTATGGTGTTGAAGAACTTCATTATAAAAGGTGAGTTCGACTTCAACTTACTTTACAGTGAGGTTAGAAAGGTTGTTAGAGCACTTAATAAAGTTGTGGACATCAATAGTTATTCAACTGAACAAGGAAGAAAAGGAGGGTTAGAACAAAGAGCAATAGCAATTGGAACTCAAGGTCTTGCAGATGTCTTTTTTTTAATGGATTATATTTTTACATCTGAAGAAGCGAAAAAACTTAATAAAGATATTTTTGAAACAATCTATTTCGCGGCAATCTCTGAAAGTAGTTTTCTATGTCAAGAAGGTTTATTCCAACCATATAAGTTTTTTGAAGGTTCACCGATGTCTCAAGGAGTATTCCAATTTAATATGTGGGGAATGACTGAAGATAATTTATCAGGTCGTTGGGATTGGAATGGATTGAAAGATAATGTTTCAAAATATGGTGTTTGTAATTCATTATTTACCGCTCAAATGCCCGTTGCGTCTTCAGCTAAAATTACAGGTTCATTTGAAATGACAGAACCGGCTCACTCAGCGTTATTTAATCGTCGTGTAGTTGGTGGGGAAATTTTAATTGTTAATAAATATTTAATTAATGATTTTGAAAAATTAGGTGTTTGGTGTGAAGATTTAAAAAATGAAATTATTATGAATGAAGGTTCGATTCAAAATATTAACTTTAATCATTATTTAGATAATGAAGATAAGAATTACAATAAAAAAGTTAAAAGGATTGAACATTTAATACCAAAATATAAAACAATTTGGGAAATCTCTCAAAGAGAACTGATTGATATGTCAGCTGACCGAGCACCATTTATAGACCAATCACAGTCAATGAATATCTACATGTCTGAACCAACATTATCAAAAATTTCATCATCCCATTTTCATTCTTGGGGTAAAGGGTTAAAAACTCTTTGTTATTATGTTAGAACTAAAGCAATTTCAACCGGAGCTAAACACTTAGCGGTTGATATTTCAAAAGTACAACAACCAATAGTTAAAGTCGATAAACCAAAAATAAATTTAATTGAAGAAGTTGTTAAACCAACTGATTCTGAATTTGAATGTTTTGGTTGTGGTTCATAATAAAATGAATACATATAATAATCCCGGCAATGTCGGGATTTTTTATTTTTAGGTATTTATAAGAAATAATCACAAGACTATAATTATAGATATGGCAGATGGAACAACATATGGTATTAATTTTCCTTTCAGAGATTCTGTAAAAGGGGATTATCTACAACTTACTGAGTATGAGTCGCAGGAAATTAAAGCCGATTTAATTCACTTACTTCTAACCCGTAAAGGGTCAAGATATTATTTACCAACTTTTGGAACAAGACTCTATGAGTTTTTATTTGAACCGTTCGATGGATTAACATTTGACGCCATTGAATCAGACATTCGAGATGCTGTCGGTACTTTTATGCCTAATTTATTATTAAACCAAATAACTATAAGTCCCGCAGACCCAATGGAAGAAGTTGATTTAGCAACAGGAACTGCAACTGTTGGTTCTAGTGAATCGTCAATTTATAGATTCCCCGGTAAAGGAACTTCAGAATATACCGCAAAAATAAAAATAGATTACTCGACCAATAATACAACTTTTGGTCCGAGTGATTTTGTTATAATTAATATTTAATATCATATGGCAAATCGTAATATATCTTATACTACCAGAGATTATCAAGGAATAAGAACTGAATTATTAAACTATGTAAGGACTTATTACCCTGAATTAATACAGGACTTTAATGATGCTTCTGTATTCTCGGTATTCTTAGATTTGAATGCTGCGGTAGCGGACAATTTACATTATCATATTGATAGAAGTATTCAGGAAACTGTTTTACAGTATGCTCAACAAAGGTCTTCAATTTATAATATTGCTAGAACCTATGGGTTAAAATTACCGGGACAAAGACCATCAGTGTCTTTAGTTGATTTTTCAATAACCGTTCCTGCGTTTGGGGACAAAGAAGATGAAAGATACTTAGGAACATTAACAAGAGGGTCTCAAGTTGTCGGAGCCGGAATAGTCTTTGAAAACATCTATGATGTAGATTTTACTTCACCATATAATGCTCAAGGATTCCCAAATCGTTTAAAAATACCAAATTTTAATGCAAATAATGTCTTAATTAATTATACGATTACAAAAAGAGAATTAGTTGTTAATGGTATAACAAAAGTGTTTAAAAGAGTCATCACACCAAATGATGTTAAACCATTCTTCGAATTATTCTTACCTGAGAAAAATGTATTAGGGATTACTAATGTATTATTAAAAAGTGGTACTGAATATACAAATGTCCCATCAACTGCTGAATTTTTGGGGGTATCAAATAAATGGTATGAAGTCGATGCACTTGCGGAAGACCGAGTATTCATTGAAGACCCAACAAAAGTGTCAGACCAACCGGGTATTAAGGTTGGAAAATATATTCAGACATCTAATAGATTTATAACGGAATACACTCCGGAAGGTTTTAAAAAGATGACATTTGGTGGTGGTACAAATACAGCACAAGATTCTTTAGACCAATTTACCACGGTTGGTGCAACAATTGATTTACAAAGATATTCAAATAACTTTTCATTGGGTTCTGCTTTAACTCCAAACTCGACCTTGTTCATTCAATATAGAGTGGGTGGTGGTTTGGCGACAAACTTGGGAACAAATGTTATTAATCAAATTGGTACAGTAAATTTCTTTGTTAATGGACCATCTGAATTAACTAACTCATCTGTTGTGAATTCATTAAGATGTACCAATGTTACTGCAGCCATTGGAGGTGCTGGTGTACCATCATTAGAAGAAATTAGGAATTATGTATCGTTTAACTTTTCGGCTCAAAAAAGAGCGGTTACAGTACAGGATTACGAGTCAATTATTCGAAATATGCCGGCAGAATTTGGGGCGCCTGCAAAAGTTTCAATTACTGAAAATAACAATAAGATATTGATTCAGTTATTATCCTACGATACTTCAGGAAAACTAACAAGTATTGTTTCAGATACATTAAGACAAAATGTTGCTAATTATTTGTCGAATTATAGAATGATAAACGATTATATTTCAATTTTAACTGCTCAGGTTATTGATTTAAGTATTAATGTTCAAATTGTTTTAGATTCTGCTCAAAATTCCGGTCAAGTTATTGCGGATGTCGTTGATAGAATTTCAACATATTTCAATCCTCAAACACGGGAATTAGGTCAAAATGTTTATTTATCTGAATTGAAAAGTATTATCCAAAATCAAAATGGTGTATTAACAGTAGTTGGGGTAAATGTATTTAATAATGTTGGGGGTCAATATTCTTCCGCGGAAACATCCATGGAATATGTTGACGCTGAGACAAAAGAAATTTCAACTGTTGATGATACTATTTTTGCTCAACCATCACAAGTGTACCAAGTTAGATACCCTAATAAAGATATTAAAGTGTCCGTTAAAAATTTCCAATCAGTTACATTCTCTTAACAGGTTTATTTCTGTGACAACTAGTTTATAATTAAATATGGTGTGTATTTCTTTGAAAAATCACTCATAAACTATTTATAAATTAAAAGAATTGAATGGGTCAGTCATATAGAATTAGAACCGAATTAGGAGTAAACAAAACAATCAATGTTCAGTTAGACCAAGATTTTGAGTTTTTAGAAATCTTATCGTTAAAAATACAACAAACTGACGTTTATAGTAGGAGTTGTTCGGAATACGGTGTTGTTGTTGGAAGAGTCACAGCAAATAATGGATTTGGTATTCCAAATGCTCGTGTGTCTGTGTTTCTTCCCGTTGAGCCAATTGATGAGTCTAATCCAATCATTTCAAGTATATATCCTTATAAATCTCCAACAGATAAAAATTCTGATGGGTATCGATATAATTTATTACCTTACGAAAAATCATATTCTGTTCACGCAGCGACAGGTACTTTACCAACAAGAAGTGATGTATTAATTGATAGTACTGTTGTTGAAATTTACGACAAATATTATAAGTATACCACAAAAACTAATGATAGTGGTGATTATATGATAATGGGAGTACCATTAGGTTCCCAAACTTTAGTAATGGATGTTGATTTATCTGATATTGGGGAGTTCTCATTAACACCTCAAGATTTAATTAGAACTGGATTAGCAACCGAATCACAAGTTTCTGGTAATCGATTTAAAACTTCAACTGATTTATCATCATTACCTCAAATAATAACATTAACTAAAACTTTATCAGTTGCTCCATTATGGGGTGACCCTGATATTTGTCAAATAGCAGTTAATCGAGTTGATTTTGACCTTAGGAATGATGCAAATGTTGATATACAACCGACATCAGTTTTTATGGGTTCTATGTTTTCATCACCTGATACTTTTAGGGTTAGGAAAAATTGTAAACCAAAAGATAATTTAGGTAACTTATGTGATTTAACTACAGGCCCGGGGCAAATTTTAGGAATTAGACAAACAATACAACAAGATTCAGATGGTAATCCTATTTTAGAACAATATCAATTTGAACAATCAGGTAATATAATTGACGGTAATGGGGTGTGGTTAACTGAAATGCCAATGAATTTGGATTATTTCATTACTAATGAATTTGGGGAAAAAGTTATATCCAACGACCCAAGCGTAGGTATTCCAACTAAAGGGAAATATCGATTTAAAATTAAATGGCAACAACCAAATGATTTAACATTACAAACAAGACGACCATATTATTTAGTTCCGAATGTTAAAGAATATGGGTGGATTAACGAGAATAATGACCCATATTTTTCGGGGACAACCGCTGATAGAGAAAAACTGGCTAGTTCATATTATTTTGGGTTAGATTGGAGTGGATACACTAATGGTTTCACTTCTCAAGAAAAAATCGACAAACTTAATGAGTCTATTAATTGTGAGGACACATTTTATGAATTCCAATTCAATAAAGTTTATACGGTTTCATCATTAATTGACCAATACAAAAAAGGAAATAAAGGTCAATTTATTGGGATTAAGGAAATTGATAATAATGATTGTGCTAATAGTGTTAATAAATTTCCGGTTAATGACGGGTTTAGAAATTTCGATTTACTATTTTTCTTATTTTCAATTATTTTTACAATAATACAACCGGCATTTATTGGTATTTTAATTGCGATGCATATTGTCTTATTTTTATATAATATAGTGATTAGTGCTCTTTGTTCTATCTGTAATATTCGAATATTTAGAAAAAGGTGGTTTAGTTGGATTTGTCGTAGTTTAGGGATTAAATGTGATAAAAGAGATTATACTTTTAGGATACCTATGATAACATACCCTGATTGTCAGGCTTGTGATTGTAAACAAGAGACCGGAGTTCAAAGTAATAATACGTATAATGAAGGAAATCCAAATGGTACCGGAATTCTAACTTATGTGTCTTTGCAAGAAAACTATACCGCGATGTTGGAATCTATTAGATTTTCGGGAGATACTGATACCGCGGAACAATTAAGTGATGTTTATTCACAAGTTTTGGCGGGTTATGGTAGTGTTAGTACGGTTTCAAATAATCAACGATATAAGTTACCAATTTCAAACGTGTATAGTCTTAATGGGGAGCGTATTTTGGCAAGTAAAAATTTACCAATTGGAGAAAGGATTAACTTGTTTAATCAAAGGTCAAATTATTTTACGGGGGTCAATAAGATTAAAGTTACTGTTTCTAAGAATGAAAATGTTGGAAAATATCATTACGATAATTCAATTACCGTTTTATCTCAAGAACAATATAATCCCGGGGATTTATTAAGTTTTGTTAATTTTAGTAATTCGGAGGATAAAAATTATTTATATACTGCTAATACTATATCTGGTATAACTACAGGGATTAGTGGTAGTTCATATAATGGTAGTGGACAAACAATTGTGAACATATCTTATGCTAACCCTAATGACGGCAGCCAAAATAGTAATTTAAGTACCTCTTATATCTTACCTTATGGTTCAACTGAAACAAATTATAAATTTCCTTCTGATATTGAATATTACCAAGTTATAACCGCAATTACGGTTTCTCAGGCGATATTGATATGGAATTCAGGTACAACACAATCTTTTCCAAATATATTATCAACACCAACAGTTATTACTGAATATAAAAAAGTTTCTGGTAACATTGGTGTGGTTCAATCAGTGGTATCAATGACCGCCACTGACTATTTGGAGGATTATGAATCTCAGTACATTTTAGTTTTACAAAGAGGTGTTGACCCTTATTCCCCGTTATATTTAAATGAATACAAATTAGGAGGTTTATTTGGGACAAATGAAAATGACTCAAATTGGTCAGTAACTGCGTCGACACGACTTAATATTCCAATTCAAAAGTTGGACAATGTTTCATTGTCAGTGCAACCTTATACCCAAAGCGGTATGTTTTACCAATCATATTTTTTTAATCCGGGAAATAAATATTCGGGATTTACAACAACAGCGACAAGATATTATAGTTCGTTGGATAGTAGCTTAACACCCCCATTAAAATTTCAAATTTCGGGTAATAAAGTGATATCAACAACCTCAAATGGGTTTTGGTTGTCACTACCCGATAGTTCAAAATATGATAATACTGAAAATGTATCTGGAGTTGCCGCAATGTCATCCAATGATTATAATGACCAATTAGGAAATAGTCTTTCTTTTTCATATGGGTCTTTTAATTATTTTTACTATACAAAAACTTTTACCCAAACAAATATAATGACTATTAATTCTTCGCAACAAAATGTGTTAAGGACGGATAGGCTACCTAGTTCTGACTTTTTAGATGGTGGTTCGTGGGATAATAACCCTTCTTTATTACAACAAAATAATAATTTTGGAATCTATTCAATTAATACCGAATCAGGTGTTATTTCATCACAAAGTAATACAACAGGTGCCGACCAAGTAACTGCGGATTTAACAGGATTACCTAATGACAGTACTGTTTTACGAAGTTTTGATTGTGAAGGTATGGTTAGTTTAAATTGTTATAAAGGATTTGGTGACGATTTTGATATTAACGAATCTTGTGAAAATAATGATGCTGTTGAAAATGGGTGTTATATGTTTATGAGACGACCTTTAATTGATATGTTAAAAGATATTGGAAGTTTTGCTGAATGGGGGTTTCGTTTTAGATTTTTCTATGGAATATGTCGAGGAGTGTTATCACAATCGTTTATGAATAATTGGATTAATGGTTCTCTTTACGCATTTCCGATTCAAGTGGACACTTTTTATAATAGTCAAAATAAAGCTTTACCACCAAAATTTTGTAAGGATTTATCTTATTTTGATGAGGATACTAATAATTTTTATTATAGAAGTAGTCCATACAACTACATTAGTAATAGATTTGTAGGTAATAAGACTAATAATGATTATGGAGTTAACGTAGTTAATTTAATGTTCCCAACAACAATTATTAATTTAGGTATGAAAGATTATTTTTATTCTGAGATAACTTTTGACCCATCAACTAAGGGGTATATATTACCTAATATTAATTCAACTAGTTATGGGGATACCTCTGATTTAATTAATTTATTTGTTATTTCACGGATTACCGATGAAGGTTTTTTGGCTCAAATAATACCATTGGGAGATAACTCATTACAACAGTTATTTTCTCGTAATGAAACCAATGACATTTTAGGTAGGCGCCGTAGAATTGATGGGGATTTAGCTCAATTAATGTCAATTAATTGTGAAATTGGTAATATTAATTTTTCACCTGAATATTATGAAACGACAGGAGGTCCACCAACAACAATATTGGGTAATTCAGAAAATCCAACAATTGCAGTATGGTTTTCATCAACAACTGAAAATTTACAAACTAAGGATTATTTAACTCCCGGTAGGATTAATTTTAGAGGTAACGACAATATTGGGTTTTACCCCTACCCTTATGGGATTAAATCCCAAGTTGTACCATTTTATCAATGGGAACTTGATATTCCTGTCAACAATTCCTCGTCAAATTTATTTGGAGGTCAATATAATAATTGGGCAACAGACACCGAAGACATAATCCAAAATACCCCTTACCAAGGATTAGACAGAGCTAGTTTAACAACTAAATATTTTTTGGCATCTAATGTCGACGTTAGTAGTGAAGATTTAATGGCTCGAGGATATATTTTTGGGATGGATGATAATGGTAATTATTCAAGTAATGCTTCATTAGTTAGAAATCCTAAATTTTTAGTCGGCGCGCCATATCAATTTTATTTTGGTCCGGTTAAAGGAGAGAGTGCTTTAGATAAATTTAAAACAAAATATTCAGTAAATGAATAATTACACTATAATACCAAGTAACCTTAAATATAAGGGGGCGCCTTCTGTTAATGAAAATGTTTCTATCTCATTAGACCAAACAAGTCAACAAATAACGGAATACGATAGAAGTACAACTATAAGTTTGGCTCAAGTTTATGATGACGAAAGACAGTTATGTACTATTTTTAGACCAACATTTAAAGTTAAATATTTATACGATAACACATATACAGGCACAACTACTTACTTACCATTTCAATATAATTTGTATTATGTTGACCCTCAAACATCATTTAATAGTGGTACTTGGAAGGGATTCCCTCAGTTTTATGAATTTGATTTTTTTAGACCGATTACTGATAATCAACACTTTGTTTATAAATCCAAAAGTGCTTATACCTATAATTGGATGTATTATTTAACATATGCTCATGAAAATAATAACACAAAAAAATTAAACTACTATTCAGATACTTTAGGTACTATTAATTGGGTTGCGGAGCAAGGTATTCCCTTTAGTATTGAAAATATTGAAATTAATGGGAATGGATTAATTTCTTTTAAATGTATTGGGTCTCATGGGTTAACAACAAATGAATATGTTGAATTATCATTAACTTATCGAAATTCAAACATTTTCCAAGTTTACTCATTAGGTAATGGATTATTTGGTAGTGAAGAGTATGTTTTTAATGTTTTAAATATTGGGTATACCGGAACTACATTTGGTGATAATGTGAATGGTACTTTTAAAAGAGTCATAAACCCGGATAATTTAACGGAGACTAAATCAAAATATTATGTGAGAGAACACAAAGTGATTACAAATTTAGATGATTTAATTGTTACTAAAATTGGGTTTGAAAAAAATGTATTTAAAGAGACTATGAAATTCGAATACAGTTCTATCACACCAAATCATATTTCAAGAATTTCTCAAAAAACAAGTAGTAATGCATATAATATGACTTCGGCGTATGATTTAGATTTTGCGGGGTACATTGATAATCAAAAACGACCATTAAGTGAGATTTTTTTAACAATTGTTAATAAAGGATATTCAGGTTATTTTAATGAGCCGTCATCTGGGGTCGGTTTAAAACAAGGTTGGGGGTTTAACTTAACCAAAACAGTAAATCAATATTGGGATTTAACTAATACTGACTCCAACACAACAATTCCATTATCTTCATATACTCAAACTAGTGGCGCGACTAAGACGTTTTATTATAATAGTAATTTAGTGAAAGGAGATGTAATGGACGGTGATTTTTGTGAGTGGAATGATTATGAACAAATTGAAAGAGTAATTTCACCTTATTACCATAAAATAAAGTATAACCAAACTATATTTCAAACATCAAATTTACCGGACACAAATTCATTAGGTTATTATTATCAACCACATAATAAAATGACATTAAGGGTTTTTTCTGATTATGTTGAAACGGGAGATGTTAATATTATTGACCAAATCCCTAATTATTCTTTTTATTCAAGCGCCGACCAAGAGTTTAGATGGAGGGATATATATACTTATGGTTTTACGGATAATTTAGAAAGAGGGGTTGATTACCCGTTTTTAAATACATCTCATTATCCTTTTACTGATATTACTTTTAGATTAATACCCGAAGGAATAAACTACAACGAAAGCCTATATGGTTCCGATGTTACAATTAAACCATTAATAGATGAGTGTGAATAAAGTCACTATAGTACCAAATGGTATTGATAAACAAATAAATATTCCGGTTAGACTAACTTGGGACTATTTGGGTTTAGATATGGCAATTGATGAATATGAGTCTGATGTTATTACTGAAGTTATTGGAGTAGGTCGTGATTTTGAGATTAGTCGATTTAGTCATGCACCTGATACTACAACAAATAACACTGAAATTAATTATGAGTTTTATTTTTATTCGGGAGGTTCGATTAATAATATTAATAATTGGAAAATAAATTATATAGGTGAGGGATTTACTCCCCAAGATTTATATTATTATACTAATAATTTTACAAATTCATTTTTTAAATTGGATTTTTACGATAATACGGATGAGAAAAAACAAACAAATTATTTAACCGTCATTATACCAACACAACAAGGATTAAAAATGTCCACTCAAATGCAGAGGACTGTGGTAGATGTTAGGAAACCAAAATTTATTTTAGATTATGTTGGAGATAAAGAAGGGTTTTTTATTTATTGGTTAAAAAAGAGAGAGTTTTTAGATATTAATACATTTTATATGTCCGCTAAATTTTATAATGCTAAAACCGGACAATTCACTAAAATGATGACAGGTAATGGTACAGACCCATTAGACACTACTGAAGGTCCACAAGCAAATTTTGCTACAGGGGCTAATCCATATTTTTTTGATAATAACACATTTTTTTACTATACCGTAAATTTAGACTATAAAAATCAAACATATCAAGTAGTTAATACTAATGGACAAAGACTCGGGACAACAATTCCCATAAAATGGTTTGAATATATTAACCCACCTGTATAATGGAAGATTTTTATAATATTAAAATATCACCGGAAACGATTCTTGGGGATTTATTCGTTGTTGATTATGAAGGGACACCCGTTGGTGTTTATTCTGCAATGACCCAAGTTGTTAGTTCGGGTGTTAATGGTAGTTCCTTATTAACCGGATTGACTATACCTATTTTGATTAGACAAAGTGCGGTTGATACCGGGTATTATAGTCCATTTGATGGTGCGGTATTACAAAAAAATGTTGTTGCAAATTTTATATTTTCTTCAACAACATCATCCCCTTACCTTTACAATGTTTATAATACGTCGGATGAGTTCCAAAAATTTTTAGATTTATCTTCATATAAGATTGATTGGGGTGACGGTTCCCCAAAACAAACTATCACTAATTACGCACCTAATTCAATTAATCACACATACCCTGTTGAGAATAAAGAATATACGATTAAATTAGAACAAACAAATCCTTGGGGCATTACCAGTGTTTCAAAAACAATAACGGTTCCATTTAGTGATGTTGTAATTTACAACCCACAGGGTGAAGCATTTTTTGCTCCTTCTTCAGGGAATTGGGTTGGGACTTCGGTATCTTATGATTATATATTTTCTGGGGATGCGATTAATGAAGTATCTGCTCAAACCTCTAACAATTATGTTTCAATACCGTTTACCGTATCAGGAATTACTAAGTCGAGAATTAATGAGTTAAAAATGTATGGTAATCCAACAATTAATGAACGAATTGGGGTTCCTGTGATTAGTAATGGTCAAATATGGGGAGCAATAACAGATGTTACTTCAATTTATACTGCTTATACAATTACTGAAATTAATTACTATGATTACATTGATGGTACCACAATTTATTTCGTACAATCATCAGGACTTACGGAAAATAATATAACTGCGGTTCCAATAACTAAAGATGAGGTATTACTCAAAGTTATTGACCAAGCACAGGTTCAAACTAATGTTTTTGTTGAAAGAGGTAAAAACTCCGCGTATGAGAGAATACAAAGATTAGGTGAGGTAGATAACCTTGGTGACATGATTAACTATGGGTTTGGGTTCTTCAATGTCATTAATAAAGAAAATTAACAGAAAAAAAAGAGATAAGGTATTTATGAATATGGAAACAAAAGTTTGTACTAAATGTTTAATTGAAAAATCATTGGATGATTTTTATTTAGAGAAAAAACTTTATAGGAGGAGTGAATGTAAAACGTGTAATATAAAACGTGTTTCAAAATGGATGGAACTTAATTCAGAGAAGAAAAAAGAGACAAGTCAAAATTGGTATAAAATAAACTCTGAAAAAGAAATCCAAAGAAGTAGAGAATGGAAAAAAAATAACCCTGATAAGGTAAAAGATTATAGTCAAAAATGGTATGAAAATAATTCTAAAAAATCTATTGAAAATTCATCAATTTGGAAAAAAAATAATATTGAAAAGATAAAGGAATATAGTAAACAATATAGAGAAAATAATATTGAAAAAATAATGGAATCTCACAAAAAATATCGAGAAAACAATCCTGAAAAAATAAAAGAAACCCTTAAGAAAAGTAATCAAAAACCAAAAAGAAAAATGTCAAGTAATATTAGACGAAGATTAAGTCAATATTTGAAACTTAACATTATAACTAAAAAAAATAAAACCTTTGAAATTGTAGGATGTACTCCGGAATTTCTTAAAGAACATTTGGAAAAACAATTTAAGGAGGGTATGTCTTGGGAAAATTATGGATTATATGGGTGGCATATAGACCACATAATACCATTATCTTCATCTAAAACTGAAGAAGAAATTTACCAACTTAGTTACTATACGAATCTTCAACCATTATGGGCTGAAGATAATTTAAAAAAAGGAAATAAAATATTAAAGACAATATAAAAAATGGCAATATCGTCGTATGGGACCGTCAGAGGTTCCGATGTCTCACCTGCAGATGTCGAAATTATACTAAATTACACTCCAAGTAGGGATGTGACAGACCAATTCGTTTTAACGAAGTTGGATGCTCAAACTATTTTACGACCTTACTTTGAAAACTCAGAAACGGGTGGGAATGCCGGTGTTGAAGTTTTAGGAGGGTTATATAATTTAACTTTACCTGCAAGTCAGTTTAACGCTTTAGGGTTTTACACCCTTTATTTGAGACCAGCACAAATTAGAACAACAATTACTGATTGCGGTGTTTTGAGTTCGTTACCCAACGTCAAAGGTTTAGTTATTGATTTGGCTAATGTCCCAACTCAGTATCAAAATAAATTTGTACCCCAAGGATTGGTTGGATTTCGTATTGAATATTTAAATCCGGACGGTTCAAAAATACCAAATTTCTTTAGAGTAATTACCTCAAGTTTTTATTGTGAACCTGTCGTAACAAATGAAGTTAATACACAACAAAAGGCGATTAGATATAGATATGTTGACGGGTCTTCAAACTTATTGTTTTTAACTTTATCACCATCATCATCACCGACTAACAAACCAAACGCAACACCGTTTATTGGACAACCAAGTCAAGATATTATTATTACTAATACGTTCTTTAACCCGGTTACTGTTGAAATAGAAATGGTTGAATATGATATTTCATCTCTTGCGATTGCTCTTTATGGAAACCAAAGTAAATCAATCGACGACGGGATTTACACAATCTATGATTCCGCAAATAACATTTTTAGACAATATAATTTATATGAGGTTAGAGACCAATTTAATGCGTTGTTATATGAAGTTAGACAGAATAGAAATAATAATATTGATTTTAGTAAAAACTTCACAAATATAACAACTTAATGGCAGTAACTGTAAATACGACAAAATATTTTTATCCGCCAAGACCCGGAAGTGGGGCTGCGACTTTTTCCGACAACATTGTAGGTTTACAAACGGTTGAAGGGGGAGGTCTAACGCAAGGTAATTTTGAATTTACTACTTCGGTTACAGAGAAGGTTAATAGAACTTTTAATGTAGGGGCATTTTCGGAACCCTTAAGTTTACAATCGTTAAATATAGATGATGTTAATGAGAGTAGGAGGATTATGGCAACACAATTTAGGGTTTATCCTAATTATGATGTTTCACAAGTCCTTAACTTTTCTATGTACGGTTCATTACGTAAAAGGTTACAAGTATCTGCAACTAAGGTAATTCATTATTTTCCAGCATCGTTAGATGTTATGTTTAGTAACTTGGAATTTGTTACAGGGTCAACCGCAATAAACATATCTTACGATTCAGTTAATGATGAAACTTATTTTGAAGTTAATGTCGACAGAATTAACAATCCTTTTGATATTGATTATTCGGTTAGTGCCTCAACAAATTTAAATTTACGAGAAATAGTAACATCTCCTTATCGAAATTTATACAATACTTATTTAGATTATTGCGTAAGTATAAATGACAATATTTTTAAAATTGTGTCATTCCAACCGTCTCAAACATTAAGTGATGGTTATATTTCGTTTTATGTTTCAGGAGCTCCTTTTGGAATAACGGCCACAACAATAAATGAGGATTATCAAATTAGGCCAAATGATTTAATTGCTGATAAGATTTTTGCAGAAAGTTTTGATGAAGTTGAAAAATTCTTATTAAATCGTTTAATTAGACCTGAATATACTGCGGTTTTTCAAGTACCTGCTCAAACAGAAAGTGGTGAATTTTACACGAATTACCAACAGGTTACTTGGCCTAAAGACGGTGTGTGGAATCTTGATATTCGTTCATTTTTATTTGACGATTATCTAACCCAACTTGATGAGATTGCGGTTAATTTAGATTCATTCAAAACAAATTTAATTTCAAGATTTTTGGTAACGGACTCTTTAAAAGAGTTTGATACTATGGGTCAAAAAGTTGAGAAAATATTTCAAATTTATGGTAGAAGTTTCGACCAAATAAAACAATTTATAGATGCTTTAGCTTACATGAATTCGGTTAATTATAACCCATCCAATGATATACCATCTCAATTACTTGTTAATTTGGCTCAAACATTAGGGTGGAGTTCTAATTTTTCTCCAATAACAGATGAAGATTTCTTAAGTTCTGTTTTTGGGAATACAGCAACACCAACATATCCGGGTTACGCTAGGGCTCTTACACCAACTGAGATAAACTATTCGTTTTATCGTAATTTAATTCTTAATGCCTCTTATCTTTTTAAATCAAAAGGAACTAGGAGGTCTGTTGAATTTATGTTGAGATTAATTGGTGCACCTGATTCATTAATTGAATTTAATGAACATATTTATTTGGCTGACCAAAAAATTAATTTAACGCAATTTGAGACTCAGTGGGCGTCAATTTCGGGGGGGACTTATGTTAATAAAGTTCCGTCTTATTTACCTGGTGATACTTACAAAATTCGTGGTCACATATATTCAGGTTATACCTCAAATGCGACATATGAGGATGTCTCAATTAGATTATCTGATTATCCTATTGATATTTTTGGATATCCAAAGGCCCCTGTTAATACTGAAAATTATTACTTCCAAATTGGTGCCGGTTGGTATGAATCAACTCCACAACATAGAAGTCCTGATGAGGTGGTTATTACGGGCGCCGTTTATACCGGTCAAAATTATAATATTCAAACACAATTACAACCATTCACTTACGGACAACCTTACTTAGACCGATTTAGGGATTTCCCATATATGACAGAAGGTTTTAAATTACAAAAAGTAATTGATAATAATAAGTCGTGGTTAGAAGAAGATAATAAAATAAGAGTTTCAGTTAATGGTGATTACAATGCTTATTATTATGTTGATAATGAGAAATTAGTCTTAAATGTTAAGAATGTTGATTTATTTTTAAATCCATCACAAGGTTTATTATACGATGTTTGGAAAGAGTCTGTTGAATATGATTATCCGTTTCCTGAATCGGGATTAACTGTTGGTTATCCGGTTCCTGGCGGAGTGGATTGGACATATATTAATCCTGAACCAAAAAAGAAAACATTCTTTGAATTCTCACAAACATTTTGGGAAAATATGATTAATGTTAGAAATCGACAATATATTACTGACGGTAAAACAGGCGGATATCCGGTACTCCAATCAATTTGGTGGAAATACATAGAATCTGAACAAACTGTTGGATTACCAAATAACAAATATACTTATCAAAAATTAATTGATTATGTAAATGGTATTGGTCCTTACTGGATGAAGTTAGCGGAACAAATGATTCCTGCCACAACAATTTGGAATTCAGGTGTTAAAATGGAGAACTCTATCTTACATAAACAAAAATTTGTTTATAGAAGACAACGAGGTTGTCAATTTATTCCGGTTCCTGTTGACCCTTGTTATATAATTTCAAACATATTCGATTATACTTGTACAACAGAATATGTTGATTATAATATATATGCTTGGTCAAATGGGGATGTTAATGTTGGAAACTTTAATAGTATTTTGGCGAATAGAGTTAATAATATGATTGCTGAAAGTGGGTATACTTTAAACGATTGTATTCAAAATTCGGTTCAAACTGAATGGTACGTGGATTTAAGAATTAATGATGATTTGTTAATTAAGGAGCCATTTTATGTTGGGTATGGATATACTGATGCCCCAACAAATATCATGTGGAGAAATGCTTTAATTGAATATCTTCCATTGTTATACGACTATGGGTTTACATATTTTTTAAATGGAAACATTTTAACTGTCACAAGTCTAACTTGTACTCAAAGAAATATTAATGAAATACTTACATTAAATGTAGGTATACAAATAAACATAAATTGTGATAGTATTTAATGAATTTTAATTATAATATAAATGTAACGGGTGATTGCACTAATAATCAAACAGGGTCGTTTAATTTATCTTTATCTGGAGCTACACCTCCATATACCGTGCAAATTATTAGCCCATATGTTAGTGGACCTGTATTAACTAATAACTCATATATCCAAACAAACTTAAGCGCGGAAACGTATGTTTTATTAGTAAACGATAGTACTCTCCCCTCAAATTACCAAGAATATATCAATATACCAATATCTAATGGGGTTTGTTGTTCAATATTAGGGGTTAAAAATACTACTTGTAGTGGAGATGATGGAATGGTTACGGGAACTTCAACTTCTAACTTCTCTTCTACTATATTTAGTGTTTACACGTCAACAGATACTTTTGTAATGTCCGCCAACACAAATGTTTCAAACATTGTTTTTGGTAACTTAAGTGCGGGCACTTATTATTTAACTTCATTGGATTTAGGAGGGTGTTTAGGTAGAAGTCCGAGTTTTATAATTGAGGAGTCAATACCTTTAAATTATGGTTTATATGTTGTCCCAAATTCAAGCTGTGGTGGAACACCTATAGGTAAAATAACTATTACAGGAACAACAGGTTCTCCCCCTTATAGTTATTTATGGAATAACGGGCAAACAGGGTCAACAATCACAGGGTTAACGGAGGGTATTTACTCTGTTAGTGTTAGTGATTCCTATGGGTGTGTGGTGACTAAAGACGGTACGATAACTAATATTAACCCAATTGGGTTTGGTGTTTTTACTGCGACCCCACCGGGTTGTTTTTCTAGCGATGGTGTGTTAAGTTTAACCATTACAGGGGGAACCTCACCATATTATTATTCGGCATCGACAGGGGATGTATCAATTTCATATTCTAACACATTTAGTATTAGTGGTTTATCTGCAGGACCTTATTCATTTCAAGTTACCGACGCAGGGTTATGCCAGACCTTTGCGACAACGACATTAGTGTCTCCATCAGGTATCCAATCAGTTACTATTAATGGGGTTAATTCAACTTGTTCAAGTAGTAATGGACAAATTACGGTATCTGTTGTTGGAGGTTCATCACCATTTACGTATACTTTAATTAATCCTGGTGGAAGTACTATTAATGTTAGTACTAATCAAACAACTCAAATATATACTAATTTAATTTCCGGAACTTATAGTGTTGCAGTTAGTGATAGTTTAGGGTGTTCTTATGTTGAAGAAGTAACGATTATTGCGGAAAATAAATACACCATCTCAACTCAAGTTACGGGAACAACTTGTGGACAATCGAACGGCTCAATTACTATAAGTACGACTTCAGGTGCTACATTACCAATTGATTACTCAATTGACAATGGTTTATATGATATTATTGATACTAGTTTAACATCAGTGACATTTAATAATTTAGTTGCTGGTAATCATGTTGTTACTGTTTCTGACGCAACTAATTGTATTCAAACAAGTAATGTTTTAATAAATGGGAGTGTTCCATTAGATTTCTCACTTTATAGCACATCTTGTGGAACAGGGAGTTCAGGTAAAATTACTGCGTTTATTAATCAAGGTGTTCCCCCATTTAATTTTGATTGGTCAGACAATGTCCCTGGCAACCCGCAACAAATCCAAGTTTCTGGATTAACAGGGGGAACTTATAGTTTAATTCTTGTCGGTGGAAATGGGTGTTCACTATCTCGTACAACAACAATTAGTTGTTATGAAAATTTAACATCATATCAAACATATGTTATGGGGTCAGAAATTTTTAATATTACATCACCAACTAAATTCGGTTTATTACAAATGTTAAATGAAGGTTTTTATGATTTAACATTGGATAACACTGGATGTGAATTAAATGGGGCGACTTTCACTGCTAAAGTCTCAGTAACACCATTAAATTTAACCACAAGTGAAGAATTTTACACTTCAACGTCATTAATCGACGCTCCTCAAGATAACCTTTATTATGATACGATAACTCAATTACTGTTGAGTATACCCGGAGTTGGAAAGGTGGAAACTAACCCAACTGAAAATTTAATTACAATTGAGACTACAAGAGGTGATAATACATTGCAAGGTCAAGAAATTGTAATTGATTTGATAATTGAATATGATATAATTTGTTTGACATGACACAAGTAAGAATAAATGAAATTTCGGGGGGTACATATCCTGTTGACATTTTCATTGCGGATGTTTATGGTAATAATAAATCTTTAATTGGTGCTATTCTTTCAGGACCAGTCCCTCCGACAGTATCTTATAATACTGTGATTCCTTCTATTTTCGATACGGCGCCCGAAGTTATGTTATTAATGGTTGATTCTGTCGGATGTGAAGTTTTCAAAATTCTAAATTGTAGTGAGGGATGTGCATTTGAAATTACTATAATATTGGCGGATTGTGAAATGAATGTGACTATCTCTAAGTTAAATCCGTGAAACTAAATTTTTAAATTCAATTTTTAGTTGCTAAATTAAAACTTTTGAGGTATTTATTATAAAATATTAATAGTGGCCATATATTCAATTACCGTAATTAATACCGCGTCCGGTTGTGATAATGAAATAGTACAAGCGTTGGCAGTAACTTCATGTTCTTCTTATCTTATTAAGGTTAGTCCGGATTCTCCGGCGTTAGGCCCTTTTGACATTTACGTTAATGATATACTTTATTATTCCGGTGTAACATTAGAAGAAATGTTAATTGGAGTAGTTATTGAGCTTCAATGTGTGACTCCGACAACTACTCCTACTCAAACCCCTACTCAAACTCCTACCCCTACTCAAACTCCGACAAATACTCCGACAAATACTCCAACTCAAACAAATACTCCAACTCAAACAAATACTCCAACTCAAACACCAACACCAAGTGGGGCTGCGTTTTTAGGTTATATATTCCCTGAACCACAAGATAGTACTTCATTGAATGATTTAGGGTCATACATGTACAATACTGGTGCAACTGCATTCTTTGGGTGGGGTAACAGTGGTACACCGGCAGGTTCCAGTTATGCTGACGATATGGCTTTATACGTACAATATTCGGGATGGACTGGTTCATCGGGTAATTTTGTTACAAATATATCCACATTTTCGGGGACTATTATGCAATCATCAGGAGGTGGAACTGATTCATACGGGTGTCCTCAAAATCAATACACTTTAGGTAGTGTACCAATTTTACCATCACAAATAAATTCGTCAATACAATACACCTATACCGTTTGGATTCCGCTTAATGGAGTTGGTGGTGCTCTTAATAATATGACTTTAGATGTTGGTATTGGAAGTGCTTGTTCAACTTCGATAATTAATGACGGAATTCCTGATGCGGTAAATGCATCTGTCAATGTTATAGTACCGTCAGGTTGTGTTATTCCTTCAGGGGTATATCGAATATTATGGATGATTGAATTATGTTCACAACCATCGTCGCCACCATTAACAAATACCCTATGGATTAAAGGGGATATTAAATCATAATAATTAAATAATAAAATAAAAATATGTCATTCCCTTATAAAAACCCTTTAACCTCAGCCCAATTATCCGGTACTCAAAGTGCTGATAGAACCAGTACTTTTGGTACAAATTTTTCAGTATTAAGTACTGGGGGGTATATGGAAGTTTACAATTTAAATGACCTTAATTTAATATTAACTGCATCGACATATCCATCAAATATTCAATTATCTGCAAATACAATTCCAATAAATTTCACAAAAGGGTCTAACCCTTTATCCTCACCTGATTTTATTACTTTAAACTCAGATAATATTTCCTCAGGAAGAAGAAGACTTGGTATGTTAGTGTTTGTTCAAGAAACAAATACTGTTTACCAATATAATATACCGAATTATGAATCTTTATGGGCTGCGGTTAGCGGACAAACACCTGTAACAGTAACTGAATCAAATTATTCGACTATTGTTAGAAGTAATACCACGGAAGGAACTGCGTTTGTCAATGCTTGGACCGCATCAACAATTGAAAATGTCAATGGTGTGTCAAGAAATGATGCTCGTTGGAAAATATTTTATGCGGGAGGAGCTCAAGTCTCAGGTGCGACTTATTTTTCCGCAACCTCAACATTAGAATTATATAATGTTACGGGAGGAACAGTACCTGTTACAGGATTTACAAGTGGTGAGATAAGTGTTTCTGCAAATACTGGGTTAGGTATTAGTGAGGGAACTATATTATATACAACCTATAATACTTTATTATCACCAACATTAGTGATGCCAACTGATGTAGGGGGAATTCCCTCCGGAACCACAGTTAGTAGTTTAAGTGGGAATACTTTTGTCAGTTTATTTAATGACTTATTATTTCCAACAGTACTACCAACATATACAATACCGACAATTTCAATAGGGGGGGTTTCTAATACTCTTGCTGAGGTGGGTTCAACTATCTCGTTATCATTGACGGCAACAGGTGTTAAAAATGATGCAGGACGATACACTCAATTACGATTATTAAGAGACGGTAATCCGATTTTCACTGACACAACTTTAACTAGTGGGTTTACAACTAATATACCTAGTCAATTCGGATATACAGACCCCAATAATCCAAATATATCATATACTATAAGTCCAACACCTTATTCTGAAGTGTATACACTACCGGCGCCTACAGGATTAAATACAACAACCTTAACTGTATATAAATCTGATGGTAATTATTTTACTGGATTGGCTAAACAAAATAATAAAGGCTCAACTGATGTCAGAGCTTCACAAGTTAGAAGTGTTAATGCACCACAATCCGCATCAACTAATTACGATAGTACAACATTTACTTATAATAATATATACCCATTTTTTTGGGGGGTATCCACAACACAACCGACAACTTCAAGTATTGCGTCACTTATTTCAAGTGGGAGTGCTAATAAAATTTTATTAAGTGCTGCGGGAACGATAATAATACCATTTGCTGCGGTTTCGAAATATTTGTGGTTTGCAACATTTGATAATTACCCGGATAAAACTAAATGGTATGTAGATGCGTTAAATAACGGGAATATAGGGGGGTTAACAAATTTATTTCAATCACCGGTTTTACAATCAGTAAATAGTCCTGATGGGTATTGGTCAGGAATAAATTTTGATATATATATTAGTAATTATCAAACAACTAACACATCAATGCAATTAAGAAACTTATAATAATATGGCAATTATAATTAATGACAATTTAGAAACATTTTCACCTAAATCATTAGACACTCGATACGGACCGTGGACTAGTACCACTGAAGCTAATAATAGTATTATTATTGCAAATAGGTATATTGGTTTATCTGTTGGTATTATAACCGGAACAACAACATATAATGGAGGTAGATATGTAACCTCTAATACAGGAATATTAGAATATTGGTATTATACAGGTATTACAAATACGGATTTAGTTATGAAAGTTAGTGCTGATACCCGTCCATCCGCGGTTATTATATCAGGAACTGGCACTAACTCATCAGTTAGATGTGGCGTTAGTAATATCGCGTCAGGTGCTTATTCTGCGTCTTTAGGTGGAAGTGGAAACACAACAAACGCTAGAATGTCATTTATTGGTGGTGGTAATAGAAACGTAATTCAATCACCAATAAATGAATGTTGTTCTTTGGGTACGACAATAGGTGGTGGTATTGGACACAATACTTCAGGTGGAACATTTAATGCGACCACAGGTATTTTATCAGGAGTAATTACTTGTTGTAATGCTGGAAAATTATCAACGATAAGTGGTGGTTTAAGAAACTGTGCAACAGGATATATTTCAACAATATCAGGTGGTAATAACAATTCTGCAAGTGGAAGTAATGCAACAATTGGAGGTGGTTCTTTTAATACTGCTTCTGGTTGTCAGGCAACAATAGGAGGTGGTAGTTCTAATAACGCTACTTCGAACCATTCATCAATTGGTGGTGGTGTATTAAATATTGCTTCTGGTTGTCGTTCAACAATTGCTGGTGGTTATTCCAATGATGCTACTGGTGCGTATTCAACAGTAGGTGGTGGTAGATGTAATTATGCTTCTGGAACAAATTCAACAGTTGGAGGTGGTGTTTGTAATTTTACTTCTGATGGTTTTTCAACAATTGGAGGGGGAACAAATAATACCGCTTCTGCTACTTATTCAACAATTGGAGCTGGTTGTTGCAACATAACAAATTCAAGATTTTCAGTTATTGCTGGAGGACAAAGAAACATAATTCAATCCCCTACAAATCCTTATTGCTCTTTAGGGGTAACAATTGGTGGCGGTATTGGTCATAATACTAATGGAGGAACATTTAATACTACTACTGGAAATTTAACTGGTGTAATTACTTGTTGTGATGCTGGTAGATTATCAACTATTGGGGGTGGATTTAGAAACTGTGCAACAGGAGCTTGTTCAACAATTGGTGGAGGTAAATGTAACTCATCATCAGGTTACCAATCAACAATTGGTGGTGGTTATCAAAACTGTGCTTCAAATACTTATTCAACAGTTGGGGGGGGATTTAATAATATTGCGTCAAATCTTAATTCTACGATTAGTGGTGGATATAGTAATGATGCTACTGGACTTAGTTCTACAATCGGTGGTGGTTCGTATAATACTTCTTCAAATAATTATTCAACAATTGGTGGAGGTAAATGTAACTCATCATCAGGTTACCAATCAACAATTGGTGGTGGTTATTGTAATCTTTCATCCGGACAAAATTCATTCATTGGTGGTGGTCAATGTAACTCATCACTTGGGAATTGGTCAACAATTGGTGGTGGCTCGTATAATACTTCTTCAAATAATTATTCAACAATTGGTGGGGGTGTAACAAATTGTGCGTATGGTTATACTTCAACAATTGGTGGAGGTCGTGGTAATACCGCTTCTTGTACTTACTCAACAATTGGTGGGGGTAGTTCTAATCTTGCTTATGGGGTTAATTCTACAATTGGGGGTGGTTATCAAAACTGTGCAACAGGAGCTTGTTCAACAATTGGAGGTGGCCGAAATAATACCGTATCAACTGCATATTCAACAATTGGTGGGGGTGTAACAAATGGTGCGTCTGGTGATGGTTCAACAATTGCTGGTGGGGTTTTCAATAATACTATTGGATGTGCGTCAACAATTGGTGGAGGAAGATGTAATTCATCACTTGGAAATTGGTCAACAATTGGTGGTGGTTATCAAAACTGTGCTTCAAATACTTATTCAACAGTTGGGGGGGGATTTAATAATATTGCGTCAAATCTTAATTCTACGATTAGTGGTGGATATAGTAATGATGCTACTGGACTTAGTTCTACAATCGGTGGTGGTTCGTATAATACTTCTTCAAATAATTATTCAACAATTGGTGGAGGTAAATGTAACTCATCATCAGGTTACCAATCAACAATTGGTGGTGGTTATTGTAATCTTTCATCCGGACAAAATTCATTCATTGGTGGTGGTCAATGTAACTCATCATCAGGGTTAACATCGTTTATCGGTGGCGGTTGTGGTAATACTTCTTCAAATAATTATTCAACAATTGGTGGTGGTTCTTGTAACACTGCTTGTGGTACTTATTCAACAATTGCTGGAGGTAATTATAATATTGCAAATAATTGTTATTCGACAGTTGGGGGTGGCCAGGAAAACACCGCTTATGGTATCCGTTCAACAGTTAGTGGAGGGTTTTATAACAAGGCTTGTTGTACTCATTCAACCGTTGGTGGTGGTCGTCAAAATATTTCTAACGGATTTTGTTCAACAATCGGAGGAGGTTTTAATAATCTTGTTTCAGGGTCTACCTCAACAATCAGTGGTGGTCGATGTAACTCATCATCAGGTACCACATCATTTATCGGTGGTGGTTATTCAAACAGAATTTTTCCATCTCAAAATTTTAATTACTCTTACCCAAGAGTAGGTGATGTTATTAATGGTGGGAATAGGAATACTATTAATACTAATGTTTATAATAGTGTCGCAGCAAGTACTGGTGGTAATACAATATCTGGAGGTTACTGTAATACTTCAACCCCTAATATTGGTTTCACAACCATTGGTGGGGGACGATGTAATCAAACTTTCGGTGATTTCTCAACAATTGGTGGTGGTGGAGAAAACGGTACAACAGGGTATTATTCAACAATTGGTGGAGGTAAATGTAACTCATCATTAGGTTACCAATCAACAATTGGTGGTGGTTATTGTAATCTTTCATCCGGACAAAATTCATTCATTGGTGGTGGTCGATGTAACTCATCATTAGGGTTAACATCGTTTATCGGAGGCGGATATTGTAATATTACAAACGCTAAATTCTCACAAATTGGTGGTGGACAAAGAAATATAATTCAATCAACGCCTAATGAATGTTGTTCATTAGGGGCGACAATTGGTGGAGGTATTGGACATAATACTTCAGGTGGAACATTTGATGCGACTACGGGAGATTTAACTGGGTCAATTAATTGTTGTAACGCCGGTAAACTATCGACAATTGGAGGTGGATTTAGAAACTGTGCAACAGCTGGTTATACTTTTATTGGCGGAGGTAGTTTTAACACATCACGAGGAGTTTACTCAACTATTGTCGGTGGTTGTCGTAATAGTGTGGGAGCAAGGTTCTCACAAATTGGTGGTGGACAAAGAAATATAATTCAATCAACGCCTAATGAATGTTGTTCATTAGGCGCAACAATTGGTGGTGGTATTGGACACAATACTTCGGGTGGAACATTTAATGTAACTACAGGTATATTATCAGGGGCAATTGTTTGTTGTAATGCCGGTAGACTATCGACAATTGGAGGTGGATTTAGAAACTGTGCAACAGGGTACTTCTCAACAATTGGTGGAGGTAAATGTAATACCGCTTCCGGTTGCCAATCATTTGTTGGAGGTGGTAGTATCAACAGGTCTTTTGGTAATGGGTCAACAATTGGGGGTGGATATGGTAACAAAATTGATATAATTTCCTGCTATTCGACTATCGGAGGTGGATTTCAAAATAACATTTATTCAACAAATTCATCAATACTTGGAGGTATGTGCAATACAATCCCTTCATCATTTAATAATAGTCATATTATAGGTAATAATCTTACGGCAAACAGAAGTTGTACAACATTTGTTAATAATCTTAATATTGATAAAAATAAAATATTTACAGTTCCAACTACTAATGGTGGTGCGGGAGAGGTCATTTACTTCGGTTCTGGCACATTAGTTGCTGGTTCGGTTTATTATTACAGTTCAGGAGGTATTTGGACAGCAGCAAATGCAACTACTGTTTCTGGGTCGACAGGATTATTAGGTATTGCTTTAGGCACTACAGTTGCTGATGGAATATTACTACGAGGTTATGCTAAATTTAGTACAACGTCATTTACTAGTATGACTTTAGGTTCTATACAATATGTGTCAACAACTGCGGGAGGGTTTAGCTCAACATCTCCACCGGCATCCGGTAATAATGTTAGAATCATTGGTTATTGTACCGACGCGATAAATGATATACTCTATTTCTGTCCGGATAATAGTTGGGTTGAAGTACTGTAAATTTAAATAAATGACACAATTACTTAAAAAATTTGATGATGTGTTGTTAACCTCTATGAAAAGGGTTAACAACAATCTTATATCGAACACCATTAGAATTAATGGTGTTTTATTACCAGCTCCAACACCAACGGCAACACCGACTAACACACAAACACCGACTAACACACAAACACCCACAAATACTCCAACAAATACAACGACACCCACAAATACTCAAACACCAACAAATACACCAACAAATACACCAACACAAACAGGAACTCCAACACAAACACCAACAAATACTTCAAGTCAAACGCCAACAAATACACCAACACAAACACAAACACCAACAAATACTTCAAGTCAAACACCAACAAATACACCAACACAAACACCAACAAATACTTCAAGTCAAACGCCAACAAATACACCAACACAAACACCAACCCAAACCCCAACCCAAACACCGACAAATACTCCAAGTCAAACAGCGACTCCTACCCAAACACCAACAAATACCCCAAGTCAAACAGGAACTCCAACACAAACACCAACACAAACACCAACACCAACTAATGTACCAATAATAAATGACGTGGATTATCTTGTTTTTAAATATAATTTTGAAATAACATCAGGGACGGATTTAGATACTTTAACAACATTATATGTAAATGGAAATACGACGCCATATTCAAATAATAGTAATCCTGTGGGTTATTGTGTTAATGGTGTTTTAAATTCCGGTGTGTGGGTAGGCCCTAATTTATGGTGGGGGGGAGATAATAGAGGATATGGGACAGAAAGTGTTTATGTTGACGTTGAAACTTTAAGGATTAACGGACTTGTTGATAGTATTCAAATTAATTGCGAGGCTAATTGGTTTAGTACAGTAGGTGATGGTATGATTGGATTACAAATGTTTGCTTATTCGGGAGGTACAATGGTTAGTAATGGTGATTACGGATTTAATAATGTTGGAGGAATCTTATTGGGTAATTATGATTTCCCTGATGTAGACATAACACTTTTTAATAATACATGTACCGGTACCCAGTGCGTTGGTTTATATGGGTATAATTTATTAACAGGGGTATTTACAGTTCAACCTTGTATTATCCCGCCAACTCCTACTCAAACTCAAACTCAAACTCAAACACCAACACCAACACCAACAACGACCCCAACTCCTACAACTACATCAATAACTTCAACAGGACAAGTTTTTATTAATAATGTTGACACTTTTGGAAGTATTGGTGATGTACAAGTAAACTCAATTTCCATTATTACAACCTCAGGAACATTTCCAGTATTAGGAGGAGAAAATGCTATAGGGAATTATGGAGGTGCAATACCAGGACTTTCTACAGTAGGGGTATTTGTTTCTGTGTCAACAGATGCTCCCGTAAATCTTTCATTAAATACTGGGTACAATGAATGTATTTTAACTCCAGGTTATGTAGAATTTATAGGAGTAGATTTATCAACAAATGCGGATATAACAATAACTCTTCAGCCTCAAGGGTCAACATGTTTATAATAATAAAATGGTAATCACTATGAGTGTAAAAAACATACGTATTAATTAATATTAATTAGAATAGAAACTGATTCTTAATTTATTTAAAATTGTTTACAATATCCATTATCTTTTTATTTTTAAACAAAAAGATAATGGGTAAAACAATTTTTTTTAATTCATCACTCCCACGAGCGGGTTCAACATTATTCCAAAACCTAATTGGTCAAAATCCGGAATTTTATGTTACTCCTACTTCAGGGTTGATTGAATTAATTTTCGGAGCAAAAAATCATTACAACAATTCCCAAGAGATTAGAGCTCAAGATGCGGATTTAATGGATAAAGCGTTTATTAATTTTTGTCGTGATGGGATGCAAGGTTTCTTTAAACCATTAACTGACAAACCTTTTGTTTTAGATAAAAGTCGAGGGTGGGGAATACATTACCAATTAATAAATCTTTTCCAAGAAAGACCAAAAATTGTGTGTATGGTGAGAGACATTAGAAGTATCTACTCTTCAATGGAAAAAAACTTTAGAAAAAACCCAACCAAAGAAAACCATGTTCAAAACCCTAACGAACTTATAGGGACAACCTTAAATAAAAGGATTGATATTTGGGGTGGAGGAGCACCGGTCGGTATCTCTGTTGACCGACTCCAAGATATAATCCAACAAGGATTGGATTCTAATATCTTATTTATCCGTTATGAAGACTTAATGGATAATCCTGAAGAGGAACTTAGAAAGTTTTACAATTACATTGAATTACCTTACTATGAAGGTCATAATTTTCAAACTATTGAACAAATTACTCACGAAAATGATGTGGTACATGGAATATATGGGGACCATAAACTCCGAACAGAATTTAAAAGAAAACCGGACGATTTTAATGAAATTTTAGGTTATGAAAATTGTGAAAGAATAAAACGACATTATCAATGGTTTTACAACTATTTTGGTTATGTATAATTAATAAAAAATAAGAAATGAATATAATATTTACTATCGATGGTGGATTAGGAAAATCCATTATGAGTACAGCGGTTTTAAGCGCAATAAAAAAACAATACTCTAATGCCTATATTATTGTTATTACTGGATATCCGGATGTTTTTATTGCAAATCCAAATGTAAATAAAGTGTTAAATCATACACAAACCAACGGGATATATAAAAAATACATAATGAATAAAGATTGTAAGGTGTTTGTTTCTGACCCCTACAATACTAGTGATTACATTACAGAATCCAAACACTTAATTGAAATTTGGTGTGAGATGTTTGGTATTACTTATAACGGAGAACAACCCGAACTGTTCATCTCAAAATCGGAAAGACAATATTTTGAAAATTTTTATAAGACGGACAAACCAATTTTCGCTATTCAAACTAATGGCGGTGGAGTAGGTCAACCATTACAATATAGTTGGACTCGAGATATTCCACAAACAGTTGTTGAAGAAATTATTAGTCAATTCAAAGACAAATACACAATTCTTCATATTAAACGAGAAGACCAATTATCTTATCCGGATACTTTACAAGCGTTAGATTCTTTTAGAAGTATTGCAATTCTTTTAACCTTATCTGAAAAAAGGTTATTAATAGATTCAAGTGCGATGCATATGGCTCAGGCTCTTGGACTTTCATCTGTAGTTATGTGGGTAGGAACTAATCCAAAAATATTTGGATATGAAAATAACCAAAATATTGTTGCAAATGCTCCCACAAGAGAAATAAATTTAGAACATAATTATTATGCTAAACATTTGTTGTTTGAAGATTTGGGGACCATTCCTTATAACGATTTGAATGAGATGTTTGATATAGATATAATCATTAACGCAATAAAATCCTTGTAAACAATATAATTTTTAAAGATTTTAAGGGTGAAGTTAGTACATCAATGAAAAAATAAAAAAGGGGTAGTAGCGAGCTTCCCCCTTTATTTTGTTACCATTACTGATAACGGTCCTAAATGTCCTCTTTAAGAGGTTTTCGATTTTCATTAACTTTATAAAATTTTAAAAGTTTTAATGAATCAATATATTGTTTCTCAAGTCTATCTAATTCGTCAATTGACGTAACGCCCTCACAAGCATTGTTATAATTTTCTTCAGATTCTTGAATAATTTTCTGTATCGTGGAAAGAAGTTTCATATAATATAAATATTCCCTAACCCTGTCTTTATTTGTTTTTCAATAAAACTATATTTCTTTTGTATAAAACTCACTATTGGGTTATTTATAGTAAAACAAATTTGAATGGCTTGTAATTTTTATGACATAACGATAGGTGCCCTTGATTTAGCGGACGCGACAGGAAATTCCGACCCATTACTTAATGGTGTTGTATTTGTTGATTATTTTAATTGTGATAATATTAATCAGAATGGTTCATATTCCGAGGCGGGGGTTTATTTAAATAGTATATGTGCTAGTGATGTTCAAACTCCGGTAATTTATTATTATAAAGATAATTTAGGTTTAATTGCAACGAATAGTACTACGGACATACAAGGTCCTTGTGACATTGAAGTGACACCCACACCAACCACAACGACTACACCAACAAATACTCCAACCCCAACAAATACTCCAACCCCAACAAGTGGTAATATTGTTCAATTTCAAAGTTGTAGTAATCCGTTAATTAAATTTAGGTTTGTCGATTTACCCTCAATTCTTGTTATTGGTACCACTTATTTAATTACAGATACTTTATTTAATGAATGTGCAACTGTTATAACTTATGATGGTTCGGGTCCAATATATAATGGGACGGGAGTTAGTTTTGTACAAGTTTCTTCAGGTTGTGAGGATATTGCTTGTCCAACAACACCCGATTTACCTTGTCCTAATAGTATATATTGTTTTAACACAACATTACCCGCTTTAACGGGTTACAGTGGAAATTATACTGAGACGGGATACTATAATGATAAACAATATTACTCGGGAGATTCAATTACAACATCATTTATTTATTACACAGGAATATATTGGTGTTTAAGTGATAGTTTAGGTGGCGATTGTATTTTACAAGGTGCGACACCCTGTAAATCAATATGTCCCGACATTTCAGCAACGGATTTCAATGTAGGAGAGTGCCCACCTCCAACTCCATTACCAATCGATTGTACGACATTTGATTTTGAAGCTTATTTTGATTGTGGTTGGGAACCAACACCAACATTAACCATTACTCCAACTAACACTCCAACTAACACTCCAACTAACACTCCAACACCAACAAGTAATCCTTGTTTAGGTACCGCAGTATCGTTTAGTTTAAGTGGGTATACTCCGGTAAGTCCTACTGTGACAGTTACACCTACTGTCATGCCGACACCTAACATTCCTGTTGGAGGTCAAGTAACTTTTAATATGTTAGAAAGTGTCTTCAGTTGTGTGTCCGTTAAGGTATTAATCATTTGTGAAACAGGGGTTGAGGTATATACCTCAGATAGTTTAGTTTATATGGGACTCCCAATTAGTGTAGGTACTACAATGTTGGCGATGGTGAACGGAGAACAAAAATGTATAACATATATTAGAGATGATTTCGACTACTCATCAAATACTACTGTTGGAGATATTTACAATGTTTATGGTAATTGTAGTAATTGTTCAATATTACCAACTCCAACTCCAACCCCAACAAATACTAATACTCAAACACCTACAAATACTCCCACCCCTACTCAAACACCCACCCCTAGCTCAACTTTTGGTACGACACCTCCCCCTACTCCAACAATAACGTCAACACCAACAAAAACCCCAACACCAACACCAAATTGGGTATATGTATTTCAAACTTGTCAACCGGTATTTTTCCAAACACAGAATTCAATGGTAATACAAACATTACCTCACGGTTCATTAATTGTTGGTGAAACAATTAAAGATATTCTTGGTTCTTGTTGGACTTATCTTGGTAGATATAATACAGGATATATTCCACCTACAAATGTAATTTCAATTACATTCCAAGGGGATAATTTTAGTTCAATAACGACTAAATTTAGTGACTGTACCTCTTGTGGAGTTCCGGTTATTATACCTTCAACTAATAAGTTTTTATATGAAAGTTGTTATGTTATTTCAGGAAATGTTTATAAGACTCAAGTAGTTCAAACAGTACAACACCCTGGAATAACAACAATTGGGCAGGTAATTAAAAGCCCTGAGATTTTTGGGAATTGTTTTACATATTTAGGGGAAGTACCTGAAACTTATACTATTCCGGGTAATTTTGTCCCTATTGTTCAAACCGGAGATTATTTTGCAAGTTCAATTGGTGTATCTGATACTACCATATATCCTGATTGTAGTACCTGTTTTTATGTTGGTCCAATAGACCCTGGTCCGGGAGGAGGTACACAACAAAAAATCATATGTGATTTGTTATATCACCAAGGATACTTACCTAAAGAAATTTGGGAAGCGGATGAGAAGTTTGGTAGATTGATGTTAAAAACAAATAAAAAAGGAATGTTTGGATATTTGACTTGGGCTAAACCCGTGGTTAATTTCTTAACTAAGAACCCACAATATTCGAAATATTTCTATTTAATAACAAAACCTTGGTCTGAACACATGGCATATATGATGGGTGTATTACCTGAGGATAATAAACTTGGAAAAGTAATACATTATTTTGGTAATAAATTCTCACTTATGGTTTATGAATTTATCACATCTAAGAAAAAAAGAAGAAAAAATAAATAATGGCAATACAAGTAACAATTAATAGTATAACAGGACAATCACCCTATAACCTTTACATATGTCAAAGTAATGGGAGTGGTTGTTTCTATGTGACAACAATAACCACAACGCCGTATGTGTTTAATATACCATCACCATATGATACATCATCATCTTATATGTTGAAGGTGGTGGATGCAAATAACTGTACAATAAGCGGAATTGAAAGTGTAATATAAGTCAATTAGTAGTAATAATACTATACTTGGGTTATTATATTATCATAAAAAAAAAATAAAGTTATAATTATAAAATAAGATGAATAAAATGAATAAAATATAATGGCTTGTAGTTTTTATGACATAACGATAAGTGCTATTGATTTGGCAGACGCGACGGGCAATTCTGACCCATTACTTAATGGAGTTGTATTTGTTAATTATTTTGATTGTGTTGATATTAATCAGGATGACCCATATACTGATAGTGGGTATTACCCAAATAGTATATGTGTTAGTGATGTACAAACTCCTGTAATTTTTTATTACAAAAATAATTCAGCGTCTTTTACCACAAATAGTACTGTGGAGATGACAAACCCTTGCTCTATTGGGGTAACTCCGACACCAACTAATACCTCGACACAAACACCAACTAATACGACAACAAACACACAAACACCAACTAATACACCAACACCAACTAATACACCAACAAACACGCAAACACCTTCAAGTCCCCCAATTATTTGCGGGTTAGGGATAACAACGGGAACGTATTATTATACGGATTGTTGTGGTATCTTTGTTCAAGGAATCCAAATTGGTCTTGAAGTATCGTTTAATTATACTAAACCATTTGGAGGAGTAACGAAATTAAATACGAGAACAACGGTCATTTGTTCAACCCCGACCCCAACCCCAACTCCAACAATTACACCAACAAATACTGTAACACCAACAATTACGACGACAAATACTGTAACACCAACACCAACTAATACCTCTACCCCAACGCCATCAAATACTCCGGTAATAAGATTGAAGAATGAATGTGACGTTATCACTTTATTTGATATGGGTATTAGTTGTAATATAATACAATCGCCAACAAATAGCAATCCGTTAGGGGGGATTTTATCAATAAATGTTACAGGTGGTACGGCACCATATTCTTTCTTTTGGGAAGGAGGTCAACGAAGTCAAACTTTATTTGGGGTTCCGGCTGGTACTTATGAAGTTGTCGTTACAGATTATGATTGGCCTGACGGTAGTCCTGATTATACCGCAACAACAATTTGTGAATTACTCGGACCAATTCCTTCATTAACTCCAACAATGACACCATCACCGACTCCAACATCACCAGTTCAATGTGTTGATTTATGTTTAATAGCAATTGGAACTGGCGTTCCAAATTTCGGTCCAATACAATTTGTTTGTAATGGAACTCAAAATGGTCGATTTAAATGGTCAAGCGTTGGGTACGATATTGTTTGGAGTATTAATAATAATAGATGGGAAATCTACATTATTGGTACAAACAATCCATTAACCTTGGGCGGTGGTGTAGTTATTAGCACTACTGTTGATGTAATACCTGATTCTGCTTGGGTCGTATTAGGAGGGGATGAACAATATTCCATAACAATGAGTAAAGGGGGATGTCCTCCGGTAATTCCATTACAAGTTAGTGTTAGTAAAACAAACAGTTCTTGTCAAGGAACCATAAATTGTAATGGTAGTATATCAATATTTGCTCAGAATGGAACTTCACCTTATTCATATAGTATTAATGGAGGGATAACATCTAATTCAAATAATACTTTTACCAATTTATGTCCAAACACATATACCGTAGTTGTTTATGATTCAGAAAATAATTCACAAACAACTACAGTGACAATTGGGTATGATTCGATACCTGTAACTTATCAATTGTCATTGGCGAATGTTGGTGTTGCAACAACAACTTCAGTTCCAAATGTTTCTCAAACAGTTACTCAATTGATGACTTTAGTATCTAATCCACCTTTACCGGTTGGTGTTAGTGTGACTTTTAATTTAATATCTACCGCATTAATAACGGTAAACGGTCCGGGTAGTGGTAATTCATCTGTGGTATTTAATGTGACCAAAAATGGATTACCTATAACCACAACCGTTGGTCCAACAACTCCGGTATCTCAAGGGACAAGGCCGTTTTGTTCTCCAAATACCCAAATTATTACTTCAATTCAATATAGTAATTCAATAACAATAACCAATGGAGATATAATACAAATAAATTCAACGACTGTGGACACAATTACTGATGGGCAAGTTGCATCTCAATCAAACTGTACGACAAATATTATAACTCAAGTTTCTTCAGTGATATCAACACCAACAATTATTGGGGATAATTGTAGTTCTGTTATTGGAATCTCAAGACAAGTTCAAACAAATGATTTTATTTATGTACCGACAAGTACGATACCTGTATGTTCAAGTTATCAAAGTGCACCTTATGACGAGTTTTTTGAAATAACATATATAGATTGTGATGGAGTTCAACAAACAGACACAGAGTATTGCTTAAGCACTATATGTACATATAATGTATGTGCAAGAAGTATTGTTAGTAGTACCGAAATAATGAATGTTATAGGTTCTTGTTAGATATTGGAATGGTCGTAATCTCGGTACTCCAATAGGGTGTACTTAATTAGAATAGAGGTTGGGATTACCACAAATAATAAAAACCTATTTTAATAACTTAATAAGAAAATAAAAAAAAATATTTATAGATAATGTCATATATAATTAAAAATACTGCGGGATTGATTAACACAAGATTAACTGATGTGGGTAGAAGATATCTATCACAAGGGAATTTTGATATTGCTTACTTTCAAATTGGTGATAGTGAGGTAAGTTATACTGCGGTTCCAAACTATAACCAAACAAATAATAACATTTTAATGCCGGCATTTAATGCTCAAAATGATACGGGTTCCCCTCAATCAAACAAACAGAATGTCAAGTATCCATATTATGTTCAAGGTAGTAATGGAGGCACCTATGGTATTCCATACATGGACAGTGTAGTTCAACCAATTTATAATTCTGCGGGTAACAAAGGGTTTTTTATGACAGGAGGAACTCCCGGAAATTGGAATGTTCAAATAAGTTCTGCGTATACTATGACATCAAACTATCAAGTTGATATGACTACTTTAGTTGGTCAAACAGTGATTGACATTACTTTAGATACATTAATTTGTTCACCAACTACAGGAACACCATCAATTAATGATATCATTACAATTATTTACGATGGTAATGGTGGTTGTACTAATGTTGGAACATTTCCTGTTTTAACTTATAAAATACAAGATTTGAGCCCTACAACGGGGACTACGGGTACTACGACTTGGACATTGACTTTAGATAGGTCAGTTCCTGATTATACAGGAAAAGTTTTAGGTGGTGAAATGGCTCGTGTTTTAGTTTACCCATCGGGGATGACAGTAATTTATGATACAATAACTCCGGCACCTTATTGGGAAACAGACGCATTTAATTTTGAAAGTCCTTGTGATGTATCACAAAGGGAAAATACTCCGATTTGGAATATGAATATTCCATGGACTGAAAGTCCTGCTGGGTTATTTAGTAATATTTATGAAAATTACACTCAATATGGTTCTGTCAGCTACATTGGTACTAAAGAATACTTAGGGTATAATAATGCTAGTGGGCAAACTGATACGAGTTTCGTAGGTTACTATAATTCATATCAAGAACCAATAATTGTTCCACCATCAAATCAAAAGGCAATTGCTATCATCCATTATACAAATCAAGATATTGACAATGTGTACGGTGAAAAATTTGCAACAACACCATACGACCCTCAAAACCCAACAGATAATACAGGGTTGGCAAGACACTTTAAATTAACTATCCCTACTCTAATGTGGCATAAATCCTCGGGTAGTTCAATAGGGCAAACATTTTGGATTGACCCACCAGGTAATTATGATTTATGTGTCCCTCAATATATCAAATCGACTAAAAATCTCGATATGAATGACCCGGGAATTAGATATTATCAATTATGGGATAACAATCCAAATACGAATGGTAAATTAAATCGGGTTGGTAAAGTTTTTCCTGACCAAGAAATTATTGTTATTGACGACGAAGAAATTATTGCTGCAATGTCGTACAAGTCAAATAGAAATTGGACTTTACCGGCACCAAAATTATCATTATTAACACCAAATATATGTTCACCTGGTGACACCCCTACTCAACCTTTAGTAACGAACATTACTCAAAATGTTTGGGTGACATATCGATTCGATTCAACAGGGTTTACAGATTCATTACATTGTAATTATTATTCTAATATAAGGGCGGATAATACCGTAACTACTGACCCTAAAAATGTTGCAGTTAGATTTGGTTCAGAATTTAAATTTTTAAATCAACCTTTGAATACATATACAAGTGCTGATTTGAGTGGATATTCGGCTAATTCAATGAAATTATTAGTTCAAGTGACAACAGGTGACACTAGACCATTAACAACCGCTTGGAGAGAAATTGATGTGACATCTGATTTAACAGGTAGTTCAATTAATGGGTATATTACTATGAGTGGTATTACAAATACTACTTTCCAAATTGACCGGGTTATGTATGATTCGGCACCTATCTATAATTTGGCTAATTATATTGACCTTCCACAGAATGGGCAATCAAATAATTTAAATTTTGGCGATGAGTATTATCTGTATGCGAATCTTGAAACCGATATATCTGCGACCATATATGAAATGAAATATCTTGTAAATTTAGGTAGGAATCAGTTTTCTAATACATCGAATCCAACTTGGATGTCAGGTACAACTTCATATGTAACGGAGATTGGGTTATATAATTCACAAAAAGACCTTATGGTTGTATCTAAATTGCAATCACCTGAATTACGACAAGGAATCCAATCTTATGTGATAAAACTTGATTTTTAATTTATTATGGATACAAAAAAATGTAATAAATGCGCCTTTGAAAAAAATGTTGAATATTTTTTTAAGAATAGTCGTATGGAAGATGGGTATAATAATATTTGTAAAGAATGTAGAAAAAATGTTAGTAAAAAATATTATGACAAAAATATTGAAAAAATAAAAAAATATCGAGAAAGTAAAAAAGATGTTACTAAGTTATATTTTAAAGATTATTATGTTAATAATTTAGAGGGTAGGAAAGAATATATAGAAAAAAATAAGGAAATTCTTTTAATAAAAAGGAAAGAGTATTATACTAAAAATAGGGAAATTCTTATTGAGAAGTCAAGACAAAGAAATACGAATAATAAAGAAAAAAGGGGTGAATATAATAAAAATTATAGAAAAAATAATATTGAAAAAGAAACAAAAAGATGGAAAGAATATTACGATAAAAATAAAAAAGATTTAATTAATAAGTCGGTTACAAATTCGTTAAATAAACGAAAAAAATGTCCAATCGAAAGATTAAAACATAATCTTAGAAATAGGTTACTTTTTTATGTTAAATTAAAAGATGTAAGAAAAAATAATAAAAGTTTTAACATTATAGGTTGTTCTCCTGAATTTTTGAAAGAACATTTAGAACAAAAATTTAATGAAGGAATGTCATGGGATAATTACGGATATTATGGATGGCATATTGACCACAAAATACCATTATCAAGTGCCAAAACTGAGGAAGAACTTTACAATCTCTGTCATTTTACTAACTTACAACCAATGTGGGCTATCGACAATATAAAAAAAGGTAGTAAAATTATTTAATATGACAAAAAACATTAAGAAAGATTCCCCAAAAGTCCTTGGATTAGATGTGTCAACCAAAACAGTTGGAGTTGCGTTATTTGATATTCAAAGTCAAGAATTATTAGAATTAACTCATGTTTCACCGGTCCCAAAACCAAAAGTTGAAAACAAGATTGAAGAGTTAATGCTTAAAAGTGATATCTTCAAACAAAAATTGGAGAGTTATGTTGGGATGGGTATTAAATATGTTGTTATTGAGGAACCTTTATTGAACTCAAATAATGTGTATACTGTTGGAACTTTATTGAGATTTAATACCTTAGTATGTAAAGAAGTTTACGATATTTTAGGTGTCGTACCTCAATTTATCTCAACATATAATTCAAGAAAATTTGCATTCCCGGAATTAGTTCAAGAGAATGATAAAAATAAGTTTGTTCTTTTCGGTGGATTACCAAAAACTATTGACAAGAAACAAATTATATGGGACTTAGTTGCTAAAAAAGAACCTCAAATTAATTGGATATATACTAGAAATAGTACTCTCAAAAAAGAAAATTTTGATATGACAGATAGTTACACTTGTGCGTTAGGTTATATGAAAATGATGGGAATTTGGTAGATTGAAAAAAATGTTATATCTTTGCCGAACAAATTAATGTGAAGTGAATGATTTTGACAGAATGAATACAATTCGAAGAGATACTGAAACCAAAAATCTTAGAAAAACAATTTTAAAATATTCGAAAGACATCCCTGTTGTTGGAAAACGATATAGGGGTGTCTTTTCCATTACGGGATATAGGGTTTATGATACAACACCTAATTCTTGTTATAATGAAATTGATGTAGTGTTTGATGGTGAATTAAATGTGGTGGTTGTAACTTCTGCAAATCAAAGTAAATGGTATAGGTCGGATATAAAAACAGATAAATCTCATAAGGTTTCACCGATTAAACTTGGTATCTTTTTGAGAAATAGTTTATTAACGGACATTAATCAACATCTGGCTTATTTTGCGGTAAGTATTGATAATAATTGGAAAATAAAAACAATAAAATGGAAATAGTATTTTTTATAATTTGGTGTGTAATTGCGTTGTCATGGTTATTAATTTTTCCAATAGACAAACGGATTGAAAAACTTAATGACAATAGTCGTTTAAAAAAATGGTGGAAGAAACACATTGTAGATTTGGAACCATAATTAGGGTAAATTAAATTAATTTTATTATAAAAAAAATGATACTTTAACAAAAAGTAATATATTTATTGAAATGGGACGTAAACAAATAAAGTTAGAAGAAAAGAAAATTAGGATGTCTATCACTATAGACCCTAATATTGAAAAAATTGTTAGAGATAAATCTATTAATTTGTCGTCATTGGTTAATAAATTATTAATAAAGTATTTTAGTAATGAGAAAAATATGTAGTAAATGTTTAATTGAAAAAGATGTTTGTGAATTTCATTATCATATTAGGGAGAAAGATGGACGATATTATCAATGCAAAGAATGTCGTAAAATTATTAGTAAGAAGGAATATCATACAAATAGGAAAAATAAAAAGATTGTTATAAATAGTAAAACTTGTTCTATTTGTTTAATTGAAAAAGGTGTTGGTGAATTTCATAAACATATTAGTAGTAAAGATGGTTATAGGTCTGTCTGTAAAAAATGTCGTAGTGATAAATTTAAATATAATTATAATAATTTTTCAGGGTTTTCTGAGACACATAAAAAAAGAGTTAAAAACTATTCGAAAAATAATCATGAAAAACTTAACGAATACTACAAAAAAAGATATATTAGGTACCCTCACATATATGCTTGGAGAAGTATGTTAGGTTCGGTTATTAGACGACTTGGCAGTAAAAAAGAGTCATCTACCTACGATATTTTAGGATATTCAGCGGTAGAATTAAAAAATCATCTGGAAAATTTATTTACTGAAGGAATGTCTTGGGATAATTGGGGTAAGTGGCATATTGACCATATAATCCCTGTTAGTAAGTTTGAAAAAGGTTCTGACCCTAAAATTGTGAATTCGTTAAATAATTTACAACCTTTATGGGCTACAGATAATATACGTAAAGGTAATGATTAAATTAATTTGGATAATGGTGTTTTATTCTTATAATTGTGTTTATGGTAGATGATAAAGACATACTTTTAGATATTTTATGTGAAATTTTGGGAGACCCTGAAAAGACGTATGATTCAAAATTACAATATGGGTATAATTGTCCTGAATGTGGGGTTGGTCAAAAAAAAGGTAATTTGGAAATTTCATTAGAAAAACATTTATTTCATTGTTGGTCTTGTGATGATGAAAATAATATGCACGGACCTCTGGGTAGATTATTTGATAGATATGGAACTAAAGAACAAAAAAAGATTTATAACTTAGTAAAACCCGAGGAATTAAAAATTAAAGAATCCAAAAAAACTCAATTAAAACTTCCTGAGGGGTACACCCAATTCAAAGATTCCAACCCAAGATTCATTCCACACGCGGAGGCTTATAGATATTTAACTTCTCGAGGGATTACGGATGAAATAATTGAGAAATATCAAATAGGTTATACAGTGAGTGGTGAATTTGCGTATAGAGTTATCGTGCCATCATTTGATAAAAATAATAAGTTAAATTATTTTGTTGCTCGTTCGTGGGTTAATGGTAGAATGAAATATAAAAATCCAACGGCTGAAAAAAATCAAATAATTTTTAATGAAAATCGTATTGATTGGTTTAAAGATGTTTATCTGGTTGAGGGAGCTTTTGATGGATTTTTCTTGGATAATTCAATAGTGATGTTAGGTAAGCAAATGAGTGATTTATTATTTGAAACTTTATATGAGAAGGCATTGGGTAAAATTATTATTTGTCTTGATGAAGACGCTTTTCAAGATGGATTAAAATTATATCACGAACTCAATGGCGGTCGATTGTATAATAAAATAAAAATAATTAAACCACCTAAAGATATGGATGTTGCGGACTTAAGAGGTCAAATTGATGAATATTATTTTGAAATATTATAAGAAATATTTGGAAGTATAAAAAAAATGTTGTTAATTTGTACCATAAATAATAAAAATAACTATGTCAAATACACTTTCAGTTGATAAATCAACATTTTCAAGATTAAAAAACGAGTATCAAAACGCCGTTAATACTTCAAAAGATACTTTCATGTTTGATGGTCACGAATTATTAACTAACTACGCAAAATATCTAATTGAGTATTTTACACCAATGTTTAAATAAAAAAATATGATAGAATTAAAAACTATTGCACAAGAAATAAGAGAATTAGTCGCTCAAAGACAAAAATCATTGGGATTGACGTTTGAGGAGGAAGAGCACATTTATACAATGAATGGTAAAACTGATTACCCTTCGGTGTCAAAAGTGTTAAAGAAGTTTTATACTGAGTTTCCTGTTGAGGAGGCGTCCTACACTAAAGCCAAGGGCGACCCACAAAAACAAAAAGAATTACTTGAGGAGTGGGCAGCAGCGGGACTCTATTCGACCAATATGGGTAGTAGAGTTCATTATGAACTTGAAAAAGAGCTCATCAATAGAAATGGCTCGTATAAAGAAGTCCGACAACCAATTTTTGAATGTGACAATGTCCAATTATTTAAAAGTGATAATATGATTGTTGCGGGAAAAAAGTTTCTTGATTTGATGGAAGAACGTGGTGCTGTCTTACTTGATACTGAGATGATATTGGGTGACCCGGAATTGGGGTACGTAGGTCAGCCTGATAAAGCGTGGTTAATTATGAATATTCATCAAAATGAATTTGGTTTAGTTATTACTGACTACAAGACTAACAAACCAAAAAACTTCCTTGAGACAAGATACACAAAAAGAATGTTGGAACCATATCAAAAACAACCTGACAATGCGTTGGGGCACTACTTTGTCCAATTACCATTATATGGTAAATTACTAATCAAAATGTTGGAAGGTACTAAATACGAAAATATTAAGTTATATGGGTGTATTGTAACTCACTTAAAAGAAGATGCGGAATTTGACGAATATCGGGTTCCGAAAGAAGTTATTACAACAACTTTGGAGATGGATACAAACAAATATTTGGGTAAGTAAAAAACTTATTTACCTTTATCTCCACTAAATAAATAAACATGTCAAAAATAGATGAATTAAAAGTTAAGTATTGGTCGTTAAAGATAGAAACTTTCAATAGATTAGTTAATGGTGATAAAACACCAACAAGAAAATATACCGAATTTTTATTAAAATCTTGGACTCACCGAAATAGTAACGGGTGTGTTAGAACAATTGATATGTTAATTGATTTGGTTAATCGATTTGATGAGGTATTACCTTATATTCAAGACAAAGACATCTACGATAAAAAATATGGTCATATTCCTACTTTAAAAGAAATTGTGGATAAAGCAGAAACTGATAAAGAATTAAAAGGGTTCTGTCGGGAAGAACATGCTGAAGTTTTATATGAAGACGATAAAGTTCTTTTTATTATTCCAAAAACACATAAAGGTTCATTAAAATATGGTGCGGGAACTAGATGGTGCACTGCATCAAAAAATGACATATCAACATTCAATAACTACTCAAAAAATGCTTTACTCGCTTATTTGATTGATAAAACTGATGATAAAACAATATCGTATAGAAAGATTGCTTTTTATATGAAATGGTCAGAGACAGGAATTAACAGTCCTGTCGTTATTTACAATGCTAGTGACAATACTATTGATGATAAATCAATAATTAGATATGGTTGGGATGAAGAATTACTTTTTAAATTGATGACAATTTATCGAGTTAGATTTATAACTTATAAGAAAATTAAAGATTCTGTTGACGCTATTAATGCGTTTAGTCGTACATTGAAGAATTTAAATTTCGATTTGTTAAAAGATAGTTTGGAAAAACTTGAAGAATCGGTAGAACCTTCGTATATTTCTAATCTAAAGGAAAACATTGATGGTTTTCTTAAAAAACTTAATACAAAACAATATGGAATTACAACAACCGAAAATTAATTTAAAAGAGTGTCCAACGATAAAATGTGAGTCTTGTGATGGAATTTACTTTAGAGAGGTAATCTTCCTAAAGAGAGTCCCAAAACTAATGACAGGTTCAACGGAAGACACTACAGTACCGTTCCCAATTTACAAATGTGATTCTTGTGGACATATAAACAAAGGGTTTAATCCATTTGAGGAAGAAGAAAAAATTTTAATTAAAGAATAATGATAAACAGAATTATACATTTCTCTGATTTACACCTCAAACTATTTAAAGACCACGATTTATACCGTGAAATTCTTCAATTAGCACTGAACGAGTGGAAAACATTACAACCGGACAGAATTACCTTCACCGGAGATTTACTACACTCAAAAAATCAACTAACGCCTGAAGTAATTGAGGTTGCGTCTTGGTTATTGACCGAATGTGCTAAGATTGCGAAAACTGTATTGATTGCGGGTAATCATGATGCTCTTATTAATAATAATGATAGATTGGATAGTTTAACCCCGATTATTTCTAACTTAAATAACCCTAATATTGTTTATTATAAAGATAGGGGGATTTATGAAGATGAGAATGTGTCTTGGTGTGTATATTCACAATTCCAAGGAAACATTCCTCCGGAAATTGATACTGCGACTGGATTTAAAATAGGGTTATTTCATGACCCGGTTGTAGGATTAACTACGGATTTAGGGTTTGACTTTGGTTCTCATGCATACGATATTGAAAAATTTAATGGGCTAGACCTTATTCTATGTGGAGATATTCACAAACGTGCGACCTTTAATATCCCAAATGGGAAAAGAGGTGTTATGATTGGGTCAACAATACAACAAAATTTTGGTGAGAGTGTTGGTAAACATGGATACGGAGTTTACGACATTGATACTGATAAGTACTCTTTTGTTGATTTACCTAACTCAAAACCATATCTTAAATTTTCGATAGACTCGTTTGACTGTATTGAAAAAGGAACTGAAAAACTTATGAATAATGGATAACAAGATTTACGAATACATAAGAAATGGTATTACAATTGGTGGTAATCCAACTGATGGGTATAAGGTTTTTACAATTCCAACTCAATGGTTTCATATTGATAGTTTACATCAATTAACTCCGGAAACTTTTGAAAGAGAAATTAAAAAACAAAAAGAACACGATGAATTAACTTCTGAGATATTCAAAGAAGTTCAAAAAGAAATTGACCAAGAGATTCTAAATCAATTACGAGGTGGTGAACCGAATCCGGATATTATTCCGATGAATACAACAGATAGGTTATTTCACACATTTTTGGATACTCCTGACCCGGATGCTGACCCCGATTTAATTTGGGATAAATGGCAATTTATTGATAAATTATTATTTGACGATGACTTCTACCAAAAGTGGGGTGGGAATTGTTGTGAGGAATTGACTTACGAAGAAAGATATAGGAAATGGTTTGGTAATAACTATCAAACTGGGATGCAATATACACCAACTATCGAACCTGATTGGGATAATGATTATTATGAGCCAACACCTAAAAGAAAATTAAAATGAATATCAATCTTGAACTAACCTCCGGAGAACACAAGGACTTATTAAGTTATTGTAAACTTAATAAGTTTAACCCTGAAGAGATTATTAAGAAATGTTATTCAGAAGGATTTTCAATTGAGAAGTACGGACTATTGTCAGGTTCGGGGAATGTTTTTGAAAAAGAAGTTATCAAAGAAGTTATCAAGTATGTTGAGGTTCCTGTGGTTGAAGAAAAAGAAGTTGTCAAGATTGAATATGTTGAGATTGAGAAACTTGTTGAAGTGATAAAAGAGGTTCCGATAGAAAAGATAGTTGAGGTAAATAAAGAAGTTATTGTTGAAAAAGAGACATCCGACAATAAATTAAAACTTAAATTAGATGCTCTCCAAAACACAGTTGAAAAATTAAAACTTGATAATATTGAGAAGGACCGAACAATAAAAGAATATGAGAAAACAATTCAAGATATTCAAAAATATAATGAAGGAACCAAAGCGATGTATTTGAAAGGTTCAAATTTAGATAATAAAATTTAAAAAAAAAATAGAAAATATGACTAACATTTTAACTTGGTTCATTTTAAGTTACGGGCTTATGAATATTATGGTATACGGGTCAATCTTTCAAGGGGTTAGGGACTTCTTTAAAAAATGGGGTGATAATATATACACACCACTCAATGGATTAGGACACTTCATCTCAGGTATATTAACCTGTCCAATGTGCTTTTCTTTTCACGGAGGTTGGTTCCTATCATTAACCGTATTCTCACCAACATCTGTATTGTTTGGAACTCCACTATGGATTGGTTGGTTTTTTGACGGGATTCTATCATCAGGTGCGGTATGGGTGATAAACGCAATAGTAGAATGGTTTGAAGAGAACCGACCAAAATAAGATGGAAAAACTAAATGAATTTATTATAAAACAACTTAGCGATAGTAAAGTCCAAAGATGGATTATTAAAGCAACCGATTTGTTTGCTTTATGTAATAACATGGGAATTCTTGATGATGATGAACTTATGATTGACATTATCGAGTATTTGGAGAATAATGAAATTGATATTAATTTTATAGGTGGTGACCAATTTTACAAAGATTTTGTTCGACTTGAGAATAAAGTTAAGATGGGTCGAATGTTAAGAGGAAGTAAAACAGAAGTCCAACTGATGATTGAAAAAATAGATTCAATTAAAGTCCCGGAAAGACCGACATGGTTAAATAATTACATGGATGATGAAGAGGACCCTAATAAAAAGGCAACAATTAACGAGGATAATAATCAGTATCAAAGAATTACTGATATGTTAACTCAAAGACTTCGAGACCAAGTTGAGAATGAACCGGGAATAACTTTAGAGGATTTACAACGAGAAATTGATAATGAAATTAACACAGGTGATATAACCGGTGAAGGATTTTAACTTAGAAAAAATAAACATTAATAAATAAAAACAATTATGGGAGTATCGAAAAAAAGAGGTGGAGTAAGGGCTCACGCAAAGAAAGTTCAAGAGAGAAATAATAGACTTAAAGGGGAATCAAAAGCATTTCAAACAATCATGAATCAACAAATGGAAGAGTTGAAGAAGAAATATGCTGAAGCTCAAGCCCAAAGTGGAAACACTCAAAATGTTGAGTTAGTATCACAATAATAAACTATGGATTTATTCAATCCACCACCAATTTTTAATTTAAAAGAAATGCAACACAATTTAGATGTGGATACATTAGATAATCCATACATTCAGGTTGTTTGGGAAGATACACCGGAAAACTTCACTCAAGAGAGAATTAAGTCGACAAAACAATACTTTACCAAAAAGTATAACTCAACCAATGTGAATGTAATTACGAAGGTTAAAACGACCGAGGACACTCAACAAACGATTGATGTGTCTGTAAATATCCTGGATAAGAACTATCAAAAGGAACTTATCAAATCATTACTTGAAAGTAAGGGTCAAGAACAATACTTGGACCAAGTAATGAGTATTGATAGTATGGTTGAAAACCGAATGGCAGCCAACGAAGTTGAGGTGACACCATTTAAAAAATGGTACATCAAGAAAATTGAGTTTAGTAATTTCTTATCTTATGGAGATAATCAAGTTATTGATTTTGATAAGTGTGAGGGAATTACGGTGGTGGAATCCGACCCCCCAAACTTTGGTGGTAAAACGGTTCTAACTGTGGATTTACTATTGTTCTTATTCTTTAACACAACAACTAAGACACAGAAAGCCGAAGAAATCTTCAACAGGTTTACCGACAAGAACAAAGTTAGTGTTCGTGGGGATATTCTTATCGATGGTGAGGAGTATATCATTGCTCGTCAAATTGAAAGAAAGATGTCCAAGGCTGGCGAATGGAATGTAAAGACGGAGTTAGAGTTCTTTAAAAAACTATCTGATGGTCAATTACAAAATTTCACTGGTGAGCAAAGGAGAGAGACGGAAGCGTTTATGAAAAGGTCTATTGGGACAATGGACGATTTCTTAATGACCATTCTAACCACGGCATCTAACTTGGAGGACTTATTGGAGTCAAAACCAACTGCGAGAGGTCAGGTATTATCAAGATTCCTGGGACTTGAGTTCTTGAAAAAGAAAGAAGAAACCGGAAAAGAAATCTATTCAGAGTTCTCGAAAGGGATGATTTCCAATGTATATAACACGGAGACCCTGAAACAAGATAATGAGACATCAACGACTGAAATCGAAAGATTAAAGGGTGAGATTACAACAGCAACCGAAAGTATTGGTGAAGTAGATAATTCATTGAAAAAAGGTCAAGATTATAAAGATGGATTATTGAATTCAAAACATGCTGATTTGAGTCAGGAACTTATTATTTTGGACCCGGTTAAACTACAGACAGAGATTACCACTTATGTTTCAAATAGTAAAACCATCCAACTACAAATTGATAATATTAAGGTTGTTGAACCAAGTGGGTATTACCATGAGGATAAACACGATGCGGTTAAAGAATTATTAACCAATCATAAGATTCAATTAGGAAATACAACACATAAGGTTGGTGAAATTGAAGACCTTGTTAAAAAGTTTGGTGACGGTATTCAATGTGAGCATTGTGGGATTAAATTGATGGACGCTGAAATCACCAAAAAGAAGATTGGGGAACTTGACGGAAGAAAAGAAGAAGTTAAAATTCTTAATGGGTTGATTGAAGAATTGGATAAAGAAGAAAAGACTTATGTCCAACTTAAGAAAGAATTCGATGAGTATGAAAGAAACAAACTTATTAAAGAGAAACATGAAGTGTCTTTGGAGTCAAATAACTTGAAATTAGAGGCGATAAGGTTGAAACTAACAAGATACGAAGAAGTTCAGGATAAGATTAAACAGAACAACGATATTGACTCCAAATTGATTAAGGCGAACCTTCGTATTGATGAGTTGATTAGTCAAAAGAGAGGGTATGAGAAAATTCAAAGTACCAATCAAAATCAAATTGATAATCTCTTGTCTCGTATTGAAAAGAACCATGGTCTTGTGTTAAAGATTGCCGAAGAATTTGAAAAAGAAAAAATCTATAAAATCTATAATGAGATTTTTGGAAAGAATGGTATAAGTAAGATTATTATGAAGACAATGATGCCAGTGATTAACGCTGAACTTCAGAGGTTACTTCAGGATTCTTGTTTATTCAACTTAGAGATTCGAATTAACGATAAGAATGAGGTGGACTTTATTATGATTGATAACTCTACCGGAATTGAACGACCAATTACATCAGGTTCGGGTTATGAGAAGACGGTGGGGGCGTTGGCCATCCGGGCGGTGTTGTCCAAAGTCTGTTCTTTACCAAAACCACAATTATCGGTTTACGATGAGGTTTGGGGTAAGGTTGCGAATGATAATCTCGATATGGTTGGGGAATTTTTTGATAAATTAAAAACCTACTTTGAAAAGATATTTGTCATATCACATAACCCAATGATATCAAATTGGGCCAATACGGTCGTCAAGATTACAAAAACAGAAAATGTTTCAAAAGTCTCCCAATAATGGGGGACTTTTTTTTGTTTTATCAAAATATTTTTGTATTTTAGTATTTATAATTCATATAAAAATACAAATATAGTTGTATTTATCATGAATAATAACTATATTTATAGTATAAAATTAAAATTTATGAGCGAAGCGAAAACTGAAAGAATATTTGAAAGAATAGTTGATATTAATTTAACTAATGATGATTTGATTATTGAATATCAAACATCAAATTATGAAAGTATTAGAAATTTACTAAAAGGTGCGTCAAAAACAAATAAAGGTGGTACCGGAAAACCGGAACACATTATACAACATAAGCTAACACCCGATTTATTAATTATTACTGAAGGAAAAAAAAATAATTTAAAACATGAAAGTAATGAATTAAATTACCCTGTAGAATACGCGGTTGACGGAGTTATTCATTATTCATCATTTGTTTCTAAAGAATACGATGTAATCTCAATTGCGTTTTCAGGAGATAAAGAAAGTAATTTAAAGATAAGTTATTTTTTTCAACCTAAAAATTGTAAAATAGAAAAAATTGAAACAAATGTACCATTAACAATAGAAGAATTAATTCAAAATTATAAAAAAAGTGAGTATAAACTATCTCAAGATTATGATAAGTTATTAAAATATTTAGGTGAACTGAATAATCAACTACATGGTAAGAAAATCATGGAAATGCAGAGAAGTTTTTTAATTTCCGCCGTTTTAATTGCTTTGGACAATAAAGAATTTAGAGATAATTTTATATGTTATAACGAAAATCTTCCTGACCTTTTAATTCAATCTGTTGATTTAATATTAGGTAAATTAAAGATTAATGATTTTCAAAAACAAAAATTAATATCTCATCTTAATTTTATTAAAGATGATGGGTTATTTAATTATTCAATCTTAAAAGACATTATTATTGGTGTTGAAAAAAATATTAAAAGATATGTTGAAACTTATAAATATAATGACATATTAATGGACTTTCATAATCAAACTCTACAATATGCTAATAATGAAAAAGGTCTTGGAATTGTTTTAACTCCTCATCATTACACTGATTTTTTATGTGATATTCTTGATGTTAATGAAAATTCAATATTACTTGATGGATGTTGTGGAACTGCAGGATTTTTAATTAGTGGATTAAAAAAAATGAGGACTCAAAATCCAAATAAACCACTTGAAGAATTTAGTGAAAATTTTATTGGAATCGAGTATCAACCACATATATGGGCTTTATCTATGTTTAATTTTATATTACATGGGGTTATATCACCATATATTTACAGTGGAGATACTTTCGATGAGGAAATCATAAAAAAAGTCTCAAAGATAAAACCAGACATTGGATTCCTTAATCCTCCTTATAAATCAGATAAAAAAAATGATAGAGAGGAATTAGAATTTGTTATAAATCAATTAGAGGAAATGAGAAGTGGTGGTGTTGTTGCTGCGGTTTTACCTATGAGTAGTGCTTTAAATCCAAATGGAAAAATTACGGAGTTAAAAAAACGATTATTATCTAAACATAAACTGTTGGCTTGTTTTTCAAATCCGGATGAACTTTTCTATAATACAACTGCAACTGTTGTTACTTGTGTTATGATTTTTCAGGCTCACATTCCACATCCAAAAAATTACAAAACTTTCTTTGGGTATTTTAAAGATGATGGGTTTGAAAAAAGAAAAAATAAAGGAAGGATTGATGTTAATAAAAAATGGGAAAAAATAAAAGAATTTTGGGTTAGTACTTATAGAAATAGAGAAGAGAAGTTAGGTATATCTGTTTTTAAAGAAATTTCGTTTGATGACGATTGGTGTGCTGAAGCTCACTTACCTACAGATATTTCTAAATTAAATAATAATATCTTTAGTCAAAGACTTCGCAATTACCTTTCTTTTTTAATTAAAGAAAATCATTTTGATTTGTTTGACAATATTGCTATAAGTTCACAATTGGATGAAATTTGTATTTCTGGAGTAAAATCTTGGAAAGAATTTAATTTATCTGATTTATTTGAGATTAATAAAGGAAAAAGGTTAACTAAATTTCAAATGAATCCTGGCAATAATTATTTTATAAGTTCTTCGGAATTTAACAATGGGTTGACAGGTAAAATTTCTGAAGAACCAATTTTCAGTGGTAATTGTTTGACTGTAAATTATGATGGTTCAGTTGCGGAGTCTTTTTACCAACCTTTCAATTTTTGGGCACTAGATAGTGTTAATGTGTTATACTCAAAATTTGAATTAAATACTCTAAGAGGTATTTTTATTTCATCCATAATAACAAATGAAAAGTTTAGATTTAACTATGGTAGGAAATGGACAAGTGGGTTAATGAAAAAAAGTAAAATATTTCTTCCATCAACTAACGGAGATGTCGATTTTGAATTTATTGATGAGTTTATGAATAATTTAAATTATAGGAAAAGATGAAACAACTAACATATAATAGAAAAGGGGAGTCACATACTCCCCTCCTTTACTGGCAAACTGATGATAAAACAACAATTGCAATTTATCAAGGTGTTAGAGGTGAGAACCCGGACCTTGATTTTATTGTAAAATACAAGGAGGAGGGTAAGAGATTAAGAACTCCATCCCACACTCATTGGATTGTCGATTTACTTGTTAAGTGTGAATATAATAAGACGATTGTTTTAAATTATGTTAATGATTTGATTGAGTTGTACGATAATACCGTACCTGTGAGTTCTGTTCAAGAGAGGGATGAGTATGTTTTGAGACATCATACGGTTGCTAATGATAAGTATAACGTATTGAATCAACATGGGTATTATAGCGTTTCAACACTAACGGCTTTCATTGAATTATTTTCAATATGTGAAAAACAAACAACGGGAGCATTTATGTTCAGAGGATTACTAACATTAGTAAAAGAATACTGTGAAGGAAAGAAAGATTTTTACCAAATTGTTGGGTATTCCAAAAGAGTTTAATTACCTTTGTCAAATAAAATTAATACAATAAATATGAATTACTACTTATTATCTGTCACCGATAATTTTGCGTCTGAAGAGATGTGTAAAGAAATTGCCTTATCGATTAGTCCAATTGTTGACTCACCGAATTTAAAGTTTCATTATACAAGAAACCAAATTATATTTTCGTTTGGAACTGAAACACCAAAAGACGAAATATTTGAATACATTAAGGGAATTCTACATGGTCTTGTTGAAATATTTATTTTAACTGAAGTTGTTGATGATTTTTCAATATCTTTACCTGATGACATTAAAGACCATCTTTTTGATTTAGAAAATGTCGGTGAAAACGTAACAATGAAATTAGATATGGAACGAATAAAGAAAAATTTAGATTTTTCTTTTGATGATGAAGACGATGATGAAGACGATGCTGCTGATATTATGTCATTAATCTTCAAAAATAAAACCACTGACCCCAACCCTACCTTAGACCAAATATTAGACAAGTTATACTCGGAGGGAATTGATTCCTTGAGTTCAAAAGAAAAAAATATATTAGAAACTTATAGTCAAAACTAAATTATGAAGGAAAAAGCAGGGATGCCAATCAATCAGGAAGAAATTAGTCATTATCTTAAGGATATCCGTAAGATAAAGGTTATGACACCTGAAAGAGAACGACACTTATCCGAAAGAATACTATCGGATAATATCACGGAAAGTGAAATAAAAAAAATCCATAAGGAGTTATTGGAGGGTAATTTGAGATTTGTTATTACCGTTGCAAAACAGTATCAAAACCAAGGATTAGATTTTCCGGATTTAATTGCGGAAGGGAATCTTGGTCTTATGAAGGCAATTGAAAATTTTGATTGGTCTAAAAAATTAAGGTTTATCTCTTACGCTGTTTGGTGGGTGAGACAATCGATATTACAATCGTTAAATGAAAATGCCCGTACCATTCGTCTCCCGGTTAATGTGGTTCAAGAGTTACATAAAGCGAAAAAAGAGTTAGAGAGAGGTGGAATGGAATTACCTGATAAATTTGCGAATTTACCTTATACCATTAATTTGGATAACCCACTAAATGAGGAAGGTGATACTTTGGTTGATATCTTGAATAATCCAAATGCTGAGGCTCCGGATGCGGGTCTATCAACAGAGGACACTTTAAAGGATAAATTATTGAATATGTTGGATGTATTAGACGATAGAGAGAAGACAATCATACAAGATTATTTCGGGTTATCGGGTTCGACAAGAACATTAGAGGATATTGGTAATGATTTTAATTTAACAAAAGAGAGGGTACGACAGATAAAAGAGAAATCCCTTAGAAAATTAAGGAATGAGACTGCGGACTTATTTGAATACTTATAAAATAAATTAAAGGGTGTATTTATATGATACACCTTTTATATTTAAAGATAAATAAAAAAAAACATACTTATGAAAAATTTCATTCAAAAAAACTTCATTGTTATTGTGTTAGTAATTACACTTCTAACCTTCTTTAAAGGATGTGGAGACTCAAGAGAATTATCTAAACTAAGAAAAGAAGTTGAAACTATTAATGATTCTACTTACACTAAAAAAGAATTAAACATTGAATTAAAACTTATGGGATTAGAAGCTGAAAAGAGAATGATTCAAGCAACTGACCGAAAACTGCTGGACGTTCAAAGACAAACTCAAATCGAGGAAGAGATAAAAAAACTAAAAACAAACAAATAATGAATTGGTTTCAAAAAAATTTTAAATCGATAATTTATGTTGCGTTCTTAGTACCGATACTAACAGTCGCATTCGTTTCAATATCACATGTTACTTCGTGGTATGGTTTATCGAACCCTTTTAGTTGGGCAATTTATTTATCTGTTGGTATTGAGATTGCTGCGTTGTCCGCTCTTGCAGCAATATCTGCACAGATGGGTAAAAAAGTTTATTTCCCATTTGGAATTGTGACCTTAATTCAATTTATTGGTAATATTTTCTTCGCTTATCAATATATTAATGTTGACTCTCAATCTTTTAAAGATTGGATGGATTTAGTTGACCCTATTGTAAGTTTCTTGGGTGTTGAATCAGGAGACCCTCTTGGTCATAAAAGATTCTTATCATTATTTTCCGGGGGAATGCTCCCAATAATCTCATTGTCTTTTTTACATATGTTAGTAAAATTTGAAGAAGAAGATAAAAAAAAAGAAGTTCACCCCCCAAAAGAAATTAATATTGAGGAGTTAAGTACTGTCATTGGTAAACAAGAGGCTGAGTTTGATAAAGAAAAATATACTCCAACCATAGAAGAATTGGAGAAATTGGAAATTGAGTTAATAAAATTAAATGAACAAAAATTTGGAGTTCTTGAAGAAGGACCAATTGGGAATAATGATTCTGATAATTCGTCTCTTTTTGAAGTAGGGGAGATTCCAACTAATGAAATTAAAAGATTAAGTTATTTAAGAAGGGATGCCTAACATAATCCAATTTGGAAATTTTATACCAAAAGGTAAACAAAAAAGGAAAAAACAAATAATCCTGTGTCATACTACGAGGGAGGTTCAAGAATATTTAACCTCCCTTAAACATAGGTATAATGGTCATTATGATAAAATACCGAATTATGTTTTAACTAGAAAGGGTGAGATACTACAACTATTACCCGACAATACCTATTCAAACTATACCAATAATGAACAAATTAATAAGAACTCAATTATTATCTGTTTGGAAAATTTAGGTTGGTTAGAAAAGAAACCATTAACAAACTATTATATTAACTGGAAAGGAAGTATTTATAATGAGAAAGCGTTTGAAAAAAAATGGAGAGATTTCTTTTTTTGGCAACCATATACACCGATTCAGATAGAAATGACTGCTGAGTTATGTAAACATTTGTCAGAATCCCTTAACATTGAAAAAAGATGTGTTGGTCACAATACCCGGTTCGAAGGGGTGTCTAACTACGAGGGAATTGTAAGTAAGAGTAATTATGACTCAACCTATACGGATTTAAATCCATCATTCAATTTTGAAACCTTTATAAAACATTTAGAAAATGAGCAATTTAATTAACGAAAGATACGATGAAATGAAATCTCTGTTACAAAAATCAAGAATGATTATAGAACAGGGCGGACAAATAAATGTTGCGAAAGATGTGGAATCACGTCTTCAACAAGACCAAGAATATGAAACTGCGGACAATGGAGTTGAAATAGGTGATGAAATATCGTCACCAAGAGATAAACAACAGAAATATAGAATATCAGGAGGGATATTGGCTCTTCACGGGAAAGACCGAAGTGAATTAGATATAACTACTGATGAGAAATTGGCGTTTCAAGAAACTATGGATGAATTTCTTGATGAAGTATCCGGACTTGTAGATTTTAATACTTTGAATGTTTATCCTATTAATGTTGAATGGTCCGGTAAATTAATTGATGAAGATATTGACTTTATTTTTACAATTGGTGAAGATAGTGGGGTGTATATTAATGGTCAAATGATTAAATTAGATAAAGACTTCATAGATACAATTAATAAACTTCAACAATATTACCAAAAATTCAAATCTAAATGGGGTAGAGTTTTGTCTAATAGAAAGAAAACATCAGAATCACCTGAATAATGAAAGATATTGTAAGTAATAACAAGCAAAATATATTATTAATTATCGTTATTGTGTTGGCGGGATGGAATATTTTGACAACTAATGGTGTTAAAACAGATGTTAAATTATACAAAAAACAGATTGAATCAATCCAAAAGGATGTTGATTCTGCTAAGGCGGTTAATAAAGGAATTGATATTAAAATTGATTCGGTAAAAGGTAACGTGTTTAAAATTACAAAAGAAATTCACCAAATAGATAATAACATAACAATAATTAAAAAACAAACGAATGAAAAAGTTAATAGTGTTGACACTCTTACTACTAACGAGCTTGAGCAGTTTTTCACAAACAGATACGACTAAGGTTAGGTTAAAAGTTCCGGTTGCTAAATTAGCAATAAAAGATATTATTAAAGGTGATGGATGTCAGTTGGAGTTGAAAGAAACTCAAAAAAAATTAATCAAAACGGAAGAAAGAGAAAAAGAAAAAGATTCTCATATTGTTTTTCTTGAAGAGAAAGATAAGAATAATAATTTTATGTTAGGTAAAAAAGACGAACAATTAAAAGTGTCTGAAGAATTAACAAATAGTTTACATAAAGAACTTAAAGGCCAGAGAAATAAAACTTTCTTATGGAAAGTTGGGACTTTTCTTGGAGTTATAACAACAACATATCTAATAATAGTTAAATAATTATGGCGTTAACAACCACGGATAAGAAAGAAATTGAGACAATGATTCGTAAAGAAATTAGAGACTTTATGGGTAATAGTACTTTAAAACAATTTGAGGACAAATTGTTGGATAGAATTGGTCGAGAAATAAAACGAGGAAAGCTCGAAGGTGATGTTAAAGACATCACATTAAGAATGTTCCGTGAGTTCTATCAATTTATGTGGATGAATAGAAGTTATTGGGAACCAAGATTAAAAAATGCGTAACATGGATTCATCAGCTAATTTATTTAAAAAAAGTTTGGAAAAGGCCTATACCAGTCCGGGGATGTCATTAAATAGTGATACAATGAAAGATATAACAAAATACAAACAATCATTCAAAGAGAATGACGATGAAGGAGAAAAAGAAACAAAATATTTAGACATTCAAGATATGATACCTTTATTAAGAAAACAACTCATGAAAGGTACTAAGGTTGACCAAGAACAAAAAAAAGAAAGGGCTAAATCTAAAGGGGAACCTAATGAAGCTACTGGCTCAGGCTCATCAGGGGCTTATTCAGCTCCAATGTTTTCTGGGGAAGAACCTAATTTAGATAAAGTTGAAACAAAGGAATCTCCAAATGGACGTATAAGCCCTATTGGGTTTTCTGATGAATATATTAAGAAAAGTAATTCTGAGAAAAAAGGAGTTACTGAGGACCTTGGGCGATGGTTTAAAGAAAAATGGGTTGATGTTAGTAAAAAAGTTGATGGTAAACATCCTCCTTGTGGGAGAAAAGATGCTGACGGTAAGTCATACCCTAAATGTAGACCATCTAAAAAAGTATCCAAAGATACTCCAAAAGTCGTATCATCCTATGATAAAGATGAGAAAGAAAAAATGACTCAACAAAAAAGAAGAGCGGAGAGAAAAAACCCAAAAATTGGTAAAGGTAACAAACCAACCATGACTCATTATGATGAGTCAATCAATGTTAAAGAACAAATTGAAAAGGTCGAAGCAACAGAAGCGACAGGTTCAGGTTCAAGTGGTGGTTATGAGAGTCCCGCTATGTGGGCAAAATCGACTAAGAAAAAAGATTGGGGACCAAGTAGAAAGACTCAAATACCTGGTGGGGGTTTTGTTAAAGTTAAGAAAAAGTGTACTAAGTTCCCATATTGTAACCAAGGGGATATCAACGCACTTAAAATAACTAAAAATGAATCAGTTAAAGAGGCTATCAAACAAGTTGCAAGTAAAATGGGGGTTAATGAAAACATTATTATAACTATTTTGGAACACGAATACGAAAAAGTTAATAAAAGACACAAATAAAGATATTTATTAAATAAAATACACGAATGGATAATTTTAAAAATCATATTGATAAGTTAGTTTCAAAAGTACTTAATGAGGAAATTGAAAGTAAAGTTAAACAAATCACCCAAGAGATGAGTGGGGAATGGACTGAAATTGAAATGGGAGAAGGTCTTAAAGGTGGTCAAAAGAAACTTGATGTTGCAAAACCAAAAGGTAAAATAACAGGGGCTGATTTTAAAAAACTTAGAAAAACTAAGGAATCTGAAGTTAGTAAGAAATATGGTGGTAAATACGGTATGGGAGAACAAGAAACAGAAGAAGGAAACGCTTTTTCAGGGGCTTTGGCAGATGCAAAGAAAAGCGGTAAAGATTCTTTTGAAGTTGACGGTAAAAAATATTCGGTTAAAGAAAATAAAGGGTCGTTGAAATTAACTGAAAATGAGTTAATAGATATGATTGAAAAAATAGTAATGGAACAGAAAGTTAAGGATATTGATGAGAAAGAAAATATTAGTAAAAAAACACCTCAAGGATTAAAAGACACTGATAGAGTTTTAACACAAAATAAAAAGGTAAATGATGACCACACAAAGGAAGTTGTTAAAAAGATGAAAGAATATCTTAAAGATATGACTAAAGCGGATTACAATGAGAATCCTGAAGATTTCCCACGAAGTAATTATGATATTGACAAAGATGAAAAGGTTATGAAATATAATCCATCGGATGCGGTTGAAGAATATATTGAAGCGTTTTCATATCCTGGTATGACAAATCTTGTTTATGATGAAATTAAACCGGATGATGAAAAGATAGATAAATACCTTAAGGGTGACTCAACAACTGGAAACGCTGTAACAGATAAAGATGGTAAGGCTTTGGGTAATGTTACTAAAAGTAAAGTTGGGGATAGATTTAAAAAGAACTATGATGAAAACTTATATGGGGCGGAACAAATGAACGGTTCGTATAAAAGAGTGCCACAACCTGTAGATGTTGCTGGTGAAAAAACTGAAAGTGGTTCGTTAAGTTCAAAAAAAGGTTCAGTTGCTAAGGCTAATAGTATTTTAAACAAACTCGAATCAACTGAAAACAAAAAAGACAAAATTGTTTCTGAAGAGATGGCTAAGATGAAAAACTTAATCGGGTACAATAGAAAAACACAATAAAAATTCACATTTCGAATGATTATACTATATTCTCCATAGATGACCTCTATGGAGAATTTTTTTAATTATATGACCAAGACAATACCAAAAGACGAAATAATAATTTGGTTTAATATACATAATATGTATTATGAAAAAATCGAATTATATGGTGACATATTTAAATCACTAAATTATATTATTGTTGGGACTTATATGGGAGATGAGCACCGTGAAACTAAAATTATCTTAACTAAAGAAGATAATGAAAATCATTTTGCATGGTGTTGGATTAAAATGATTGATGATTTTCGTAAAGAAAATATTATAATTGATGAGTATGGTGAACATAGAGACTATTTTATATCTTTTTTCCATGACACTTTTTATAATCAATCAGATAAAAAAGTTCGAGAGTCTATTGATACTTTTTTAATAGATATTTTTAATGTTGATAAAACTTTTGTTAAACCTGATTTAGATATATTAACTGAATTTTATAAAATACTCCAAAGGTATGTTGATTAAAAAAAAACCTTATTGGTATTTACACCAGAGTAAAAAAACTTAATATTCCTCTATAACAATAAACAAAATAACTTTTTAAAAATGGAAACATTAGAAAAAATCAAAGCGTTGACAGAACAATTATCAGTAGACGCGACAAAATTCTATAACGGAAATAAAAGTGCTGGTACAAGAACTAGAAAATCCGCTCAAGAATTAAAAACCTTACTTCAAGAATTTAGAATTGAGATACTTGAACATAGTAAAAAAGGGGATGTGAATGCATAATATTGAAACAATATATCTTTTTATATTTGTGTTTACAATATTGGTGGTGTTAAAAAACATCACAAAGTTTATAAGAGCCCTGTTATCATCAGAACCAAAACTATTGGTTTATAATAATAGGGAACTTATTTTCCTTGGATTATCATTAAGTTATTTAATTACATACATATTACAATGAGTTTTTATAAAGAATTAGCGCCATTTGTGCAATACATACATTCAATAAGAAAATTAGAGAACTATTTGAGTTTCGACATGGTATTTCCAACTAAATGGTCATTACCTAAAAGTATAATTGAAGAGGGGCAATCAATTTCATTTAATGTTGAGAACCAAAATTCAAAAGGAATAACTTTTGTTTCTCAGATTAATGAGAATGATATTTCAACGATGTTGATTAAAATTGCTAAAATAATTAAATTGAACAAGGAAAGAGAGTTGAAAGAACAACTTTTTAAACAGACAATTGACCAATTAAAACAAACATTTGAGAAAAATGATTTGGATAAATTACAAAATCTTTATTTTGATTTTGAAACGGATACCACACCAAATTTAGATTTAGATGAGCAAAACGGACAAGAGCCAACAACTATTGAATTGGTTGACGAGCGAGAAGAAGAAGGACGATAGACAACTTGAAAATAGTAAGAAACGACTTATTTGGGAGATTAAAAATATAAAGAAAGAGGATATGTTTCCTCAACCTAAAAAAATAACATTATGGACGAAAATAAAAATATTGCTCTTGGGGAGTTAGAAAAATTGGCGTTAATTGCTGAGTCATGTCAATCTATTTTTAGTGGGAAAGGGACGATAGTCTTTGAATTACCAATCGGTGAGTACACTAGCGTAATTAATCATTTTAGAGAAATAGATAGGCATCACAAACAATTTTCCTTAGACATTTCCGGAACCGAATTCCATTTTATTTTGACTGAAGTGGAGAAGTAAATTTTCGATATAATATTTTCTTATCAATACCATAAGATTCTAACACACTAAAAAGGTATTTTCTTTGAGCGGAGGAGTGGTCTTTAACAAAAAGACAATCTCCTCTTTTTATTTTAAAAAAGTACGATGAAAGACTATCGATAAATCTTAACGATTCGAATTCCGATTTTAAAGTGAAAAGGTTAATTTTCTCATCCTCTTGGATAATAATTTTATTATTGAGACTTGATATCATTTTTAACCCATCTCCTTTTAAATAAGTTTTAATTAGTTGTTGAGTAGTTATTTTTTTGTTTTTAGTTAAGTCATAAACCCTTTCTTCTTTTTTATAATACCCAATATTAAATAATGTCATCCCATCCTCTTCAAGTTTAACTTTAGAACTTCTACCATATTCGTCAGTCATATATACAGGGATAAATTGATTATCGCTCAACTCAATTAAACCTAATTCATATCTGGTGTCCATACCATTTTCAATTTCAACATTAAAAATGACATCATTTGATTCTTTTAATAATTTGTCGTAATATTGTTTAGCTCGTGAAAAGGTTACGAACTTATTTATTATTTTTTTACGTTTCTTATTTTTAAACAAGACAACAACATAGTTTACCATATATGAAAGATTACTACAAAATTTTAGAAGTTGAAGAGAAAGCTTCACAACAAGATATAAAAAAGAGTTATCGTACTCTATCTAAGAAATATCACCCGGATATAAATCCTGAGGGTGGAGAACAATTTAAAGATATTGCTGAAGCTTATGATATAATAGGTGATGTGCAAAAACGGGCGCAATATGACCAAACTAAGAATAATCCATTTGCAAATACCGGAGGTCATACATTTGAAGACATATTTAATCAAATGTTTAATCGAGGTAACGCTCAAAGAACTCGAAGAAAATCTGTACCTGATAAACTAGTTAAAGTGTTTATAGACCCCATTGAATCATATCAAGGGATTGAAAAGAAAATACAATATTTGAAGGATATCCAATGTGGGGGATGTAGTGGTAATGGTGGACAACAACAAACTTGTACCGGATGTAACGGTGCCGGATTTCAAATTAAAACATTTGGAACCGGATTTATGGTTCAACAAATAAGACAATCATGTACGAGTTGTGGTGGTCGAGGTTATACTTTAGTCCATAAATGTCAAACTTGTAATGGACATGGAACTAAGAGTGAAATGAGTACCGTTAATTTTAAATTACCTAAAGGGGTTGATAGTGGTCAATTTTTAAAATTAGAAAACTTTGGGGATTTTAAAAATGGAGAAATTGGTGACTTAGTTATTCAAATAGAATTAATTGAAAAAGATGGGTTTGAAAAAATGAATAATGACTTAATTTATAGTCTATTTCTTGACTTAGAAGGAATAAAAGACGATAAATTAAAAGTACCTCACCCGGATGGTGAATTAATGATAGGTCAACCTAAAATATTTGATACGTCAAAACCATTAAGACTGAAAGGTAAGGGATATAATGGCGGTGATATGTATGTTAAACTAAATGTGAAATTTGAAAGAAATTAATATGGAAACAGTTGAAGGAAAAATTATTGAAGAGAACGAAGTTAATCGAGATGGTGGAGGATGTTCATCTTGTAAACAAAAAGGTATTAAAAAGGGGCAAATGGGGTCAGTTATTTTAGGAATTTATATTATGGGTGCTGCGGTTTATGGTACTATTGTGATGATAAAAAATTTATTATCGTTGTTTAATTAATTTACTTTTTAACGCACTTTTACTATACTTTGTGATATTTATAATATATGGGAAAGATAGGACGACCTAATAAAGAAGACAAAGATAAAAAAGTTAAATATGGGATAAGTATTGACCGATATCTTTTCGATAAAATGAAAAACGAGGGGGGTAGTATCTCCAAGTTTATTCAAAAATTAGTTAAAGAGTATTATGAGAAAATTGACTGAAATTGATTGTAGTCGTATTTGTGATGATTATTTGTTAGGTTTGTCCTATAATTTATTATCAGAAAAATATAATATTTGTACTTGGAGTATTGGTAATGTTTTAAGAAAAAATAATATTAAAAGTCGAATCCGTAAACATAGTTGTAATGAAAATTATTTTGAAAAAATAAATAGTAATGAGAAGGCGTATTGGTTAGGTTTGTTATTTGCGGACGGGTGTGTTAGAAAACGAAAACAATTTAATGGGAAACACAAACAAGGTGGAATTGTTGGGATATCATTAAAAAATGGGGATGAATATTTGTTAGAGAAATTAATTATTGACTTGGAGTCAACATATAAACTCACTAAACAAATTAAAGATGAATTTTTAAGTTATAAGTTAGAAGTTAATAGCTCAAAAATGACCGATGATTTGATTAATTTAGGTTGTGTCCCAAATAAAAGTTTAGTATTATTACCCCCTAATTTAACTGATGATTTTATCCCTCATTTTATTAGAGGTTATTTTGACGGTGACGGGTCTATTGGTAGATACAATGGAAGACTTAAATTTAGTTTATTGGGGACAAATGATTTGTTAAGTTGGATTTTAAATTTTTTTAAAAATAAAGGAATGAAAACAACCCCCAAAATTAGTAAAAATAAAAATATCCATTCAATTCAAGTAAATTCAAAATCGGATATTGAACTAATTCAAAATATTTTATATACTTCATCTAATGATTATTACCTAAAAAGAAAAAAAGAAAAATTTAAATAATATGTGTGTATCTTATGTCGGGGGTAAATCTAAAATCGCCCCACAATTAATAATCCCAAATATTCCAAAAGATATTGAAATATTTGTTGAACCTTTTAGTGGTCAATTTTGGACATTTTTTAAAATGAAATTAGAAGATTATCCAAATCTTAAAACAGTAGTTTATAATGATTTTAATCCATTAAATTATAATATGTATCAATGTTTACAAAACCATCAAAGATTGTTAGAAGAATGTGAAAAACTAATAGTTCAAGAAAAAGATGTATTCCCAACAAATCCAATCTGTGAGGAGACGTTTATTAGGTTTCAGTCTGAAATATTTGATGAAAATTTTAAAGTACATCCTTACGATTACGTTGTTGCTGCAAAATATGTTTATGTTTTAACCCAAGTATTTTCAGGTGCTAACCCATCTAAATCAAAATTTATTGATTTAAAAGGTAAGTATCACTCAAAATTTACTTCATTTAAAAACAAATTAAAAAAACCGGAATGGCAAAAAATGTTTGAAAGAATTACTTTTGTGGAAAATATGGATTTTCAGGAAGTGATTAAAAAATATGATGGTCCAACAACTTATTTTTATGTTGACCCACCCTACCACATCGTAGGGGAAGGTAGTTATTATTCAAATCACGATTTTGGAAGACAAGACCATGTAAGATTAGCAAATTGTCTAAAAGGTGTCCAAGGTAAGTTCTCACTATCATATTATGACTTTCCCCAACTACATGAGTGGTTTCCTGAAGATGAATTTAGATGGGAGAGAAAAGAATTTTCTAAAGCCGCTGGGGCAAAAAAAGGCCAAAGTCAAACTAAAGGTGAAGAACTTTTAATTATGAATTATTAAAAAAAAAAAGAAGTAAACGATTGTAGGTAATAAATTATTGATTATATTTGCATTCGATATATTTATAATTAAATTAAAATAACATGAAATTCACACCGATATTAAAGTCAATTATTTTAGAACAATCAAAAAAAACAAGATTTGAAATACTATATGACGCCCTTACTCAACCTTCACTTGATAAGCAAGGTAAAAAACAAAAACCAAAATTAACAAAAAAAGAATTAAACGATTTAGTTTTAGCTGACCCAACAACAAGATTAAATGATGTTGAGTTGGATAGTATGTCTAAAGAAGATTTTAATAAAATCAAGGCGGGTAAATATGTCGAATGGTTAATTAGACAATATTTGACTCTTAAAACTGAAAGACAACCGGGAGAAAACGGATATGACCGTGAACTTGCAAACGTGAGAGAAACTTTCATGGAAGACCTTTATAAAGTTACGGATGACTTGAAGAAATTTGAAAGATTTAAAAATAGAATCCAAGGGGAGAAAGATATTAATAAATTAACTGTGGACCAATTATATGATGCGGTTAAAGATTTTGATTTAACATTAGCGTCAACAACTAAGTCGGAGAGAAAGTCTGCGGATGTTCATCCTGGGTCTAAGTTAGTCTACGATGGGTCTGATTGGAGAGTTATTGAAATTGAAGATAAAGGACCGGTAGGTAAAGAGGCAGCTTGTTTCTATGGAGGTAATAACGTAGAAACTAGGTGGTGTACCTCAACTCCGGGAACTGACCAATGGTTTAATAGATATATTAAAGATGGTCCATTATATGTTATTTATAATCCTAATGATACTGACATCTCAACAACAACAGGTTTACCTAAAAATAGATATCAGTTTCACTTTCCATCAAATCAGTTTATGGATAAGGATGACCGTCAACAAGATTTAGTTCAGTTATTGACTGGTCCTATGTCTGAATTGAAAGACTTCTTCAAACCCGAGTTCGCTAAAGGGCTTACAGTCGGTGGTGAGAAATTAGTTATTGATAGTTTCACTCACGGTGCTGTTGGTAAATTCATCGCACTTTATGGATTAGAAGATTTAATTGGTAATTTACCTGCAACTTTGAAAGAATTCCAAATCCAAAATAAAGATGCTAATAATAATATTGTTATCACTATTCCCGAAGATATTGGAAGATTTAAAGATTTAAATATGATTATGTTGGATAATTGTGTTGATAGTATTCCGGATTCTGTTTGTAACTTACCAAAACTTAAGTTTTTAGCTTTGATTAATAATAAACAACTTAAATCAATTCCTGAATGTGTTTCAAACTTACCAGCATTATTATTCCTTAACTTGAAAGGTAGTCCAAATGTTGATGTACCTCAAGCTATTAGAGAAAAAGGAACCGACATGGGCGGTGGTATGTGGGATTTACAAGACTAATTAAGAAAAAAATATGAATGTAGATATTGAAGTATATTTAAGTGGATTAATTAAATTCTTTAAGGATAATCCAAAGGATTTACTCAGTTTAGTTCCTAAAGATAAAGAAAGTGATTTTTACTCTATGTTGAGAAAATTCTCATGTGACAATCATGATAAAGGACACGACTATGTTTTAACCCGGAATCAAATACTTGAAATATGTGTCCAGTTAAGTGATTCGAAAAATATTTTAGTTTTTCCTAAATTAATTGATGAGAATGAGTTGGATGAATTAAAGTTAATACTTGATAAAGAACTCAATGATGAAAATTATGAAGAGGCTGCGAAAATTAGGGATAAAATAAAAGAAATATCATAAAATAATAAAAAAAAAGGAGAACAAATTTGTTCTCCTTTTTTATTTTTTACTATCTTTGCTCTTATGAAACAAGAGATAATAAAATTTCAGCATGAAGAGTACCATACTATTATTCATAAGAGTTCAAACCCTATTGATTATAAGGAACCTCGAACAATTCCTACCGATATTTGGTTGGATGAGGATGATTTATTTGGTTGCAATAATAAACCTGAAGAAAAACCGGATTCAAGATATTCGGCCAAGAAACCATTATATATTGTAGACAAAATTAATAACGATGAACAAGTCTATGTTGAAAATTACGGTAATCCAATTTGCACTGTTAGGAAGGATTATGTTATGGTTGTTATTGAAAGGGATGAGGATAAGATTGCGATGAAGTTATTTTATGGAGGTAAAGTAAGAACCAAAGGGACCAAATACTTTAAAGTTAATAAAAATGTTGAATATATTACCGTTAATGTAAAGACTGGTGATGTGTATAGTGGATACTTGAAAGGATTCCAAAAGAAGAGAAATTATAGTAAAAAAATTCGTCGAAATTATTTTATGGAATCTTCGTTGGATTGGATGAAAAGTAAAATACGGAACTATTTAAATTTATATAAAATTGAAAACTCGACCAGTATTGCAACTGACCTTGTCAATAGATTTATAGATGAAATAGATAAAAACCGATATGAAGATTTGACTATTGATGATAGACTATTCAAATTTTATTTGGATAAGAGAGGTATTAAATATCCTAATAATTTTGGGTCTTATATGAATCATTTAATTGGACCATCAATTAGAAAAAAATTAAAAAAGAACGGGGGTAAACTAGTTGACGCCTTCATGGATGAATTTAAATTACAAGGTAAAGTTTTAAAAAAATCATTACATGAATGTAAAAGATTAAATCTTGAAACATATAATTACGCTAAAGATATGTTTGGTGATGATAGATTAAATCAAGACCCCGGAGTAATAGTTTCATTACTAGAAACAACTAATCATGTTAATAACCAACAATCGGGAACCTCATTAAAAGAACTAATGATGAATAGTGAGTTGGATAAATACTATAAGGCGTTTAAAGAAGTATTTGTAAATTTAAATATGGACACTTATACTTTGGCAGACCATGTTAGAATGTATTTGGAATTACGAAGATATGGTTTGGATGTAAAATGGATGACAGATGGAACAGATAGAGATGCTTTCCATAATGAACATCTTGATTGGACGGATAAACTATCTCATTATAAAAATGGTACTTATACTAGAATTTATCCGGAAATACTCCATAAGTTATTAACTGAAAAGATTGGAGATTGTGTACCAGTATTATTAACGACATCTGAAGAATATAATGAAGAAAGTTTAACACAATCAAATTGTGTTAAAGGATATGTGGGAAGACCCGAATCAATTATTGTTTCATTAAGAAATGGTGATGAGCGTGCGACTATCGAATACCAAGTTAAATTAATTGATGAAAAAATTACAATTAATCGAGTTCAATCTTTAGGTAAGCGTAATCAAACCTTAACTACTGATTGGGATGATGTTATGTTGAGTTTAGATAAAATAATGTTATCATTCATTAAAGATAAAAATTTTGAATTGGTTAAGGTTATTAAAGAAAATGGTATGGGGATGAAGATTAGTTCTGATTCTAAATGGGTGTTGACTAGTTGGGGGTCAACTCAATTAGAATGGGAAAATCCAAGAATATCTAATAATGATAGTTTTTTATGGTTTATTTAATTGATATGAAGAAGTCGAATTACATTGAAAGAATTGAGGTAGATGAAGGAAATAATTTTTCAGTCATGAATTTACCGTGTGCTAATATTGAGTTTGAAAAATTTATTGATGGTAAATTTGAATTAGTTCATAGTATTTCAGATATTGGACAAAATTTTAAAATCACCTTCAAAGAGAAACTTTATAAAACAAAACAAGAATTTTATTTATATTTAATAATAACTGAGAATGACAGTATTCAAAGTGTAGTCTATTATAAACAGAAACAATTAGACGAACTTAGATTAATCGTCGGACAAATTTTAAAACAAACAAATTTATGGAAATGATTTTTTGGGTTACTTGGTGATATTTATAATAAAAGACACCAATGAGCGTAGAAAAAGGGAGAATATATAAAATAACAAATAAAGAAAATGGTTTAATTTATATAGGTTGTACTATATCGTCATTAGATAAAAGGTTTAAGGAACATTTATCAAGATGTTTTACCTCAAATTATAAATCAAAGTTATATAACTCAATGAAAAAATATGGTCAAGAAAATTTTACCATAGAATTGATTGAAGAATGTGATTTTAATTTTATTTACGAAACAGAAAAAAAATATATAGACCAATATAATTCATATAATAATGGGTTAAACGCTACAATAGGTGGTGAAGGTTGTTTAGGGTATGTTCACTCTCCGGAAATGAGGGTTAAAATATCTGAGGCAGTTAAAAATGGTAATTCTCATAAAGGTAAAACATATGAGGAACTATATGGTGATAAAGCAGATGAACAACGAGAAAAACGACGATTATCAGTTAAAAAAGGTTGGGTGTCAATTTCTGATGATGAAAAAGAAAAACGAGTTAATAAAGGAAAAGAAACTAAACAAAAAAACTCTAAGTATGGTGTTGAATTAGTTAAAGAGATTAAACAAAAAATAAATGAAGGGTTAAAAGTTAAGCAATTAAAAGAACTTTACCCTCAAGTCAGAGAAAATTTTTTCTATGAATTAAAAAATGGTAGAAGTTGGTCTAATATAAATTAAAACTATGGAAATTACACAAGAAGAATTAAAACAAAAAATTAAAAATGGGGATAAACTTATTATTGACTTTTGGGCAAAATTTTGCGGACCGTGCAAAGTTATGAAACCGGCTTTTGATAAAGTATCTGAGGAACTAAGAGAAGGTAACTCGGAAGTTCAGTTATATACCTTAGATGTGGAAGAGAATCGAGATTTAGCAGTAGAATTAGGTGTTAGAGCCGTACCAACATTAAAATCTTTTTCAAACGGGAAAGAAGTCTATTCTCAACCGGGAATGAAAATGGAATCTCAAATTAAACAATTAGTTGAAGATTTGTTGAATTAATCATGAAAGATTTAAATGTTATAGTCTACACAATGAAGGGATGTCCTTTCTGTGTAGATTTCAAAAAAATACTAACCAAGGAAGGTATAGAATTTTTTGACCGGGATATTGATAAATACAAAGATGAGTATGATACTTTCACTCAAATAACAGAAAATGATATGATTCCAGCCTTACTGATTATTGAGGGGGATGATACCAACTACGAATCGTTCTTGTATACTCCGGAGAGAAACTATAACGAATTAACTGAAGCGGTTGATATTATTAATCAACATAGAAAGAAAATTGGTATAATTTAAAGTATTACTAAATTTTTATTAATTTTTTTAATAAAATCATAATCATCAAGTGGATTGAGTAGTTCAAAGCTCCAATCCACTTTTTTTATTTCTTTTTCTAACCAAGCCATATCAAAATCAAACACATCAAGTATTGATGAGGTTAGAGTTTTATCTAATGAAGGTATGTATGTATCGGTTTTCTTTACTGAAAATATTGGTTCACCATCTTCAGTTTTATTTTTAGACATATTGAAAATAAGGGTGTTTACGGGATAGTTTGGTGGAATACTATAAAAGATATGTTTACCATAATAATAATGTAACCTGCCTTGTCCTAATGAATAACCATGAGGAAACTCAGAAACGGAAACCATCTCATCATCAGTTATTTCTGTAATGATATGATTATAGTCGTATGATGACTTTTTATTTTGATATGATTCTATTTGAAAATGACTATAAGAACAATTAGAAGTGTCGTGATAAACAAATTCAAAATCAATGGGTTTGGACATTTTGACTTCATATTCAATTAAGTCTACAGTATGTGAAAGTTTGACTTTACCGATAAGGTCTTCATATTTTTTGAGGAATTCCTCTAATATTATTGGTAAATCCAATACTTGGTTATAACTTGTTTTCCCTTTAATTACGAAGAAATTTTTACAATCAACTACTTTGATTATTGTCTCTTCATTATGTGGTATTTTTGATATTATGAAATCGGCAAATAAATTGGTAATTAATATTCTACTACCTATATTTTTTAAAACCATGTTAAATTATGATAAATGTTTAATGTTTTGGGAATTATAAACAATTCTAAAAAATAAAGAAATAGAAAAGGGATTCGTTTTGAATCCCTTTTTTTTATATGTAATCACCAAATATTTCGTTGATGTTCTTTTTTATCTCAGTCCAACTTGGATAGTCAGGAGCCCAATAAGATAAACAATCACCATTATCATCAAGAATATTAATAAAGTCTCCAAAATATTCTAAAGTTTGACTACTTCCTTTACTATTATATAAATAATCTTCGATTGGAGTGTAAAAATCCCTAATAGGCATCTCAAGTACTTCAATCTGAGTGTCTTTTTTATATGGATGTTGTTGATATTCGTATTTACGGTTTTCAACATCAAATAAATTATCAAGTTTATCCCATACTCCTTTATACACATCGGATTCATAAGCACTGTTATATGCATTTGAATGGATTGAAGTTAATTCGCTATCTAAATCGGGTAAATCGTGGTCTAATAAATAACCCATTGTCTCTGAGTCATTAACAACTGATGCAACATTTTCCATATTAATGGTCGCATAATCGGTATTTTGTTGAGATGAAATATCCTGAAGTAAATCAGTTTGAACATCTATTTCAATACCGTCCAAATTTGTAACAATATAATTGTATAAATGTTTTAAATTTTCTTCATTGAGTTCTTCAATAACATCTCTATAAACATCATCGGTCGTGTCCCAATATCTATCAAAATCAGATTCACCTGAAAGAATTTCACCAATTGTGTCTTGACTAATATCATTTCTACCACCGTCACAAAAAAGTTTTTTTAAGTCAGTTGAATCTCTCAAGATTAAAACAGGTGGTTTACCTTCTTCAAATCTAACATCACTAATTTGTCTTGCAACCTCTTCTCTAAATTTCTCAGTGTTAGTTTCTGATAAATAAAGAAGGTAATCATTTTTCATATAATTGTTTTCCAAATTAAGTTCGTCTAAGCGACCTCTTTTATCCATTATTTTAAAAAATGTTTCGGAGTCATTAAAATATTTCTCAATATCTAAATCACCATCATTGTATAATTCTATTATTTCATCTATATCCATATCTATAAATATAAAAAAAGGAACAAATTTAATGTTCCTTTTTTATTTTTTAACTCCTTGAAGATTAATTTGAGGTTTTATTCACATTGTAATACTTCTCAACCGTCTTCTTAATTGCAGCTTTTACACTCTCTGTTTGTTGTTGTTTAACAGCTTGTGCTTGTTGAATTTGAACGACTTGTTGTTCTGGTGTTTGATTTTGTTTACCCTTGCATCCACAACCCATCTTGATAATTTTTAATTGTTTATTACTATAAATAGTGATTATGGTTTAATTATAATATAAAAACGATATTTATTAAATAAAAGATTTATGCAATTTTCAGAATTAATTATAGAAAGTAGAGAAGATGACTTCAAAAAGAAGTATTCGAAGAAATTTTCACCACAAAACTTAGAAAAAATTACAAAAGATGTCGCCCCAAAATACCTAGATTGGGTTGGAAAGGTTATTGACGAAATAAATTTTGATGAAACATTTTCAAAATTGGTTCCTACCGTAAACAGATTTCAAAATATCTCAACAAATCTACCTCAAACGGATATTAACCAATACAAAAGTTTTGATGAGTTATATGATTCCATTACAAGTTATGATAGTCGTATTAGAAGAGAAGTAAAACAAGTTAAAGGTGGTAATGTAGTTTACGATGATGGAGTTTACTTTGTTGTTAATCCGCTAAACTATGAATCATCTTGTTATTATGGTAAAGGGACAAAATGGTGTACTGCTGCTGAAACAGACTCTCATTTTAAAAGATATAATGAGGATGGTAAATTATTTTATATTATAGACCGAACAAAGGCGAGTAACGACCCAAATTATAAAGTTGCGTTATTAAAGAAATTCGATGGTGACATATCGTTTTGGGATGCGAAGGATGATAGAGTTATAAATGTCGAAAGTATTTTTGGAGAAAAAAAATATAATGAAATTATGTCATCTGTAGACCAATTCTTGGGGGAGGTATACCCAGAACAAGTTAAACTATATGCTGATAAAGCCGCGGCTAAAAAAGAAAAAGAACGACTTGAAAGATTAAGAATTGAGAGAGAAACACGAGAAAAGAGAGAACAGGCCCAAGATAGGAGAGAAGAAGGTGAATGGGGTGGAACATATGAAAATATGGATGAGGAAGGATTAAAAGCTCATGCTTTATTAGATTGGTTGGTAAACAATAGTGATGTTGAGGCAATAACCAATGAAGATAGGGTTGAAATTACAAGATTGGAGAATGAGATTGAACGATTAGACCAAGAATATGATAATAGCGAAGACCCAAGACCGGAGTTACTTGACCAAAAATTTGAATTAGAGGATGAGTTAGAAGAATTAAGAAACAAGATTGATGTTTATAATATTATACCAACAGGTAATTTTTGGCATTGTAGCGAATTTGAGGTTATTGATGCTGGGTTAGACGACAGAAGATATGCGGTTGGGGATGAAGATGATATGAGTAGAAGTGCTTATGAAAGTGTTGAAAATTTAATTGATGATATAGGGTATGAAGGATTTAATAAATCATTCGCAATGAATTATTTAGACACAGAAGCTATTGTTGATTATGCTGAAGAACTGTTTAATTATGATATTAATGATTCTCCGGAAAGTTATTTTGATGATGACCAACGAGAATTATCGGATAGACAAGAAGAGGATATTAAAGTTGCTAGACTTTTTATTGAGAGAGCGGAAAATCAAATATCCATGATGGAAGACCAAATGGATGGAGATAATGATGACGAGATTCAAGAAAAAATTGATGAGTTAAAAGAATCTATTGAAACCTATGAAGAAGAAATTACGGAAATTGAGGAAAATCCTGAAGGTGATTTCCCCGATGACTTAATTGAAAATATGGTTCATGACAGAGTTAGAGAGGTTAGAGATGACCCTGAAGAATTTTTAAATGAATATGGATTGGAATGGGATAACTATATTGATAAAGATGATTTTATTGAAGGTGTTGTAAATGAAGATGGATATGGGACCACACTCAATCATTATGATGGAAATGTCGACGAAATTAAAGTTGGAGACCAATGGTTTTATGTAATGAGGATTGATTAATTTTTTTTAGTTTATATATTAGTCTTATGGGTAGAAAAAAGAAATTGTCCTTCAAATTAAATCCTGAGTGGATGTTGAAGGAACCATTAGATTTTGAATATAACAAATATACTTTGTTAGATTATATTCAAAAATGTGAAAAAGGATTTGACAAGTTGGAGATTTATCCTGACTTTGTTGAAATTTCATTGCACTTAGCAAATTTACAATCATTAGTTAAAGAAAATACATTATTATTAACAAATAAGAAATTTGAATCTTGTGATGATGAAATTTTAGTTAAGGAACTTACACCGAAAAAACCAAGGGATTTAACGAAAGAAGAAGAAGAGGAACTAGTAAAAACTTTAAAGTTCTCGAATTCAAGATTATTTGATGCATTTAATATTGCAAAATCAATATGGAATTTGGCTTACGACAATATTGACTTGTATATCAAGAAGAATAGAAAATCAATTGCAACTGGACATGGTTATGTTTTTTATCATAATAAATTAGATACAAAAATATTCGTATGGGAATATGAAATTAAAAAATCTAAAGAAGACAGACATAGCCATAAAACATATGTTACTTCGATTTATAGTGGTTCTTCAGAAGATTTACTAGTCCCTGAAATAATCGAAGCCTTTTCAACTTGGAATCAAACGGATTATTTTAAAGACCTCCCAATATTTGAAATACAATCTTCACAAAATTTTCCAATGGAACAAACTTTAGTTCCTATCATGAAGAGAAAACTTACTTCATATATTTATCAAATTGTTAATTCAGAAAAGTTAAATAACTTTGACTTTGAAAAATAATTTGATTATTATTCCCTTGTGGGATTTAACAAAAGATATATAACAAAACAATCATCTTTAGAGGCTCTCAACTGTAATGGATTAAAACTCTATTATGGTCGGGCCGATACGATGATATTTGAAGATGACCTTAGTGAAATCATTTATGACTTATACTTGTCCGGGAAACCCGAACAGGAAATACTAAACATTATTAATTTAAACACGGAAAAAGATGAAGTGCATTAAAACAATTAAAAAAACCAACTCAAGAGAGATTGGAGAAGTAATCAGAACTGAAGAAAAAGATGCTGACATAAGAGTGAGTACAGGTGTTTGGGCGTATTGTCCAAAGAGTGAATGGAAAGCGTTAACAAGGAGAGTTAAACCTGTTATTAAGAAAGAAACTGAAGAAGGTTCTGAGGATAAACCTATTACCAAAAGAGGTAAGAATAATATTCAGTAATTATTATGACTAAAGAAATGGTGAACAACCCTGACCATTATGGGGGCGTAGATAACCCATATGAGGCTATTAAGGTGATAGAAAATTGGTCTTTAGATTTTCATTTGGGTAATACTGTAAAGTATATCTCAAGGGCCGGTAAAAAAAATCCTGATAAAGAAATTGAAGATTTGAAAAAAGCGATGTTTTATTTGGATAGAAAGATAAAAAATTTAGAAAAATGATATATTATTTAGTCGGACAACCTCACGCTGGTAAGACCACATTGTCCAAATTATTAAAAGACCATTTATCCTCGCAAAACATTATTCAAATAGATGGGGATGATATCAGAGACATCTTTCAAAATAAAGATTACTCTGAAGAAGGTAGAAGAAAAAATATTCAAAGAGCTCAAGACATTGCAACGTTTTTAAATGTTAAGGGGTTTAATGTCATAATATCATTAGTTTCACCTTATAAAGATTTGAGGGATGAATTAAAAGAAAAAAGTGAAGTAGTTGAAATTTATATTCATACAACGGATATCCGAGGTAGAGAAAATTTTCATGTTGAGAATTATGAAAAACCAACTGAAAATTATATAGACATTGACACCACAGGTATTTCTGAATTCGATTCAATTGGTGAATTAATAGATAAAATTGACGAACATATTAGTAAGTAATGGAAAATTGGGAAAGAAAAAAACACGTACAAGCTGCGTTTGCTTCATCATCAACAAATAAAAAATATTCAATGTTTGTTGGAAGATGGCAACCATGGCACCATGGACACAGAGCCTTGATTGACCAACAACTTAATTTAGACAAAAATGTATTACTTTGTGTAAGAGATGTTGAGATTGACGATAAAAACCCATTTTCGACTGAATGGGTTGTGAATAATTTAAACAATGAATTAAAAGAATTAATTGAAGAAGGTCGATTGGTAATTCAAGTCATTCCGGACATTGATAGTATTAATATTGGTCGAGGTGTTGGATATGATGTAATTGAACATTTCCCACCGGATGAGATTAAGAATATTTCTGCAACCAAAATTAGGGAACAGATGAAAAAGGATGGTAAGTTATGACAGTAGATATTGACCAATACGCGGAAGGTGCGGTTTTATTAGATGGGTTAGAGGACGCAATTATTGGGATTGTTGAGGATTTTGGTTCTCCGGGAAGAAAAATGTTATATTCTAAACCAAGAATATTACACATCCTACAAGAAAGAGATTTAATGACTTATGGTGAAGCTGAAGAGTTTTATGATTATAATATATTAGGTTTATATGCGGGCGAATTAACACCAGTATTTTTAGATTTAGAGATTACACCAATAAAAAAAGAAGATGGTTGGGAATACCAATTAATAGAATAGTATGATAGAAACAGGAAAGATTATAAATGGTGAGTGTGTTGAGGTTATGGGAACATTTCCTGAAGGTTGTGTGGATTTAGTGGTGACTAGTCCTCCATATTCAGTTAACATCAAATACGATGTCTATAACGATAGTATTCCAATGGATGAATATTGGGATTTTACAACAAAATGGTTAACTGAAGCGTATAGAGTATTAAAGGATGACGGAAGAATTGCTATCAATGTTCCAATAGAAGTGAATGTTCAAGAAAGAGGTGGGAGAATACTATTCAACGCTGAATTTTGGATGAAGATGAAGGAAGTCGGGTTTAAGTTCTACGGGATGGTTGATTTAACTGAAGATTCACCACATAGAGTGAGACAAACCGCTTGGGGTTCGTGGATGTCAGCATCCAGTCCCTATATCTATAACCCAAAAGAATGTATTATATTGGCTTATAAGAAGACAAGTAAAAAATTAACCAAAGGTGAATCTCAATGGACGGGAAACCCAACTAAAGTAATTCAAGAAGACGGAACCATTAAAAATAAAATGGTTTATAAAGATGAGGATAAGAAAGAGTTTATGAACTTGGTTTTTGGAAGGTGGGAATACTTTGCAGATACTAAATCATTAACCAAGGCAACATTTAGTTTAGACATTCCGAGCAAAGCGATTAAGATATTATCTTATAAGAACGATATTGTTCTTGACCCCTTCATGGGTAGCGGGACTTCGGCGGTCAGTGCTGAAACGTTGGGCCGCAGATGGATTGGAATTGAAGTATCTCCGGGTTATTGTGAGGTCGCAAGAAATAGAATTAAAAATTTTATTAGAGAACGAGAACAAATTGAATTAGAATTAAAATAGAAAAGGGTCGTAAGACCCTTTTTTTGTTTGTATTGATATTTATAATTAAAATAAAAAATGAAGAATATCATTATAACAGAATCTCATTTGAAATCCATCCAAGAAAGATATATCGGTGGGGAATCATTATATGATGAAAACACCCAAATGTTAAACGAAGAATGGTGGAACACTCTTGGAGATGTTGTGGGTATTTTCGACCCAACAGGAGTTGTTGATTTGGTTAATGGTCTTGATTATATTCGTCAAGGGGAATATTTATTTGGGTTTTTGTCTATGATAGCAATTGTTCCTTATGTTGGAGATGTAATTGCCAAACCACTTATGGGGGTATCGAAAGGTAGTAAAGCTATGAGAGGTGTAAATGAGGCGATGGGTATTGTAAAAAATGGGGGTAATGTTGCAGACGCTAGTAAAATATTATCTGATGCAGGAAAGGCTTCACCACTATTTAGTAAATTGTTAAACACTTCAATTAGTTGGGGAGGTAAATTAAGACAAATTATTGATAGAATCCCTGGCGGAAAATTAACTGCGGGGTTAAGAAAAACATTAATAGATTGGATTGACCTTTTTACTGGTGTAGCTAGACAAAGAAAAAATGTTACTAAAGTAACTGCAAATTTTGCTAAAAGAATTAAAGCGGCTGACCCGGCAACTGCAACTGCATTGGTAAAACAATTAAAAACACAGTTAGGTAAAAGTAGTAGGACATTAAGAGATTATAAAATGACTGACCCTTCATTTATGGCTAAATATGTTTGGCCTGGAGTTTCACTTAGAAATAGAGAATTAACCGGATTAATGAGAAAAACTAAATTCTATGCGGGATTGCTTGATTATTTGGGTGTTGGAAACTTTGTTGGACCTGAAGAATTATCTGAAAAGATGGGAGAAGAGAATGTAAAACAAAAAATGATTGAATATTCAAAAACTCAGGAAGGTCAGAAAAATTGGGGTGAAGATATGAGTGGAGTGTCACAAGAAACAACTACACCAACACCTCCTGCACCTCCCACACAACCAAGTTCGGATAATGGTATTAAAGACGACCCATTTAATCAAATGTTGAAAGGGATTCTTATGGGTAAATTAAACCCAATACCGGGAATGTAATATATAAATAATAATAAAAAAAATACACATGACAAAGATTATAAGATTAACTGAATCAGATTTAACAAATATTGTTAGAAGAGTTATTGAAGAACAAATGAATACTCAATCACCGATTGATATTCAAATGACTAAAATTAAACCTGAAATGGGTGGAAAATATTGTTTTGGGAACCCACAACGAATGAAATCAACTTACGGAAATAATGTTGTATTACATAAAGTTAGAACTGGTGATACATTAAGTGGTATTGCATCGAAATATCCTGGTGTTAGTAGTGTTGACGAAATAATTGCAACTAATAAAAGTTGTCAATTATCAAAAGGGTTAAAAGGTGGGGATGTGATTGCTATTATAATGACACCTTCAGTGTGATATGAAAAAAAGTGAATAACGTTAAATCAGAACGATTAAAGAAAAATGTTTAAGATTATAAAGTATCGATGTAGGGGTTTCCATATATCGGCAACAACATTATCTTTCAATACAATTGAGGTAGTATGTTCAAACATAGGTCTTATGGTAGATATACCCCATTTAGAAATAATCCTGATGAGGGTTTTTTTATTATGTCGTAGCCATTGGGTTTTGTTCAAGTATCTTGTAATCTTTTCAAGAAGGGGAAGAAATACAAGAACACCTGAGGGGCAAAAATTAGAGTAAGTATTCTATAACATCACCCGCTTCGATATTTAAATATTCACAGGTTCCACCTTCAAGTTCTAGTACGATATTACCGTTACCACAATAACTTGAACATTCTTCACCTTCACATGGAGGACAGTTGTGGTGGATATTTACAATAACATTATTACGGATGATTATGATATCCAAATTGGTTATACAATTCTTCATCCAAAAACATTGTTTGTTACCTCCCATTAGGAATAACAAACCTTCAAAAGATTTGTCAAATGTTTTTCCCATCATGCCAATCGCTTGAGATTTCTTATCAATTAGGGTTTTGACTTTGAAGATATTTTGATTAATTTTTACATTCATAACAATAAATATATGGAAATTACAAGGTATGCTGGTGTTTTAGTAAAATGTGGTGATAAAGTTTTACTATGTAAGAGAAACGCCAAAGGATTATATCCCGGAATGTGGTCATTACCCGGAGGTCATCTTGAAGATGGGGAGACAACAATGGATTGTGCAAAAAGAGAACATTTCGAAGAAACGGATATTGATATTGACGATTACGATTTAACCTTTATCGGTGTTGTACCAAGGACAAATCGTGACGGTACGAAAATCAGGGGTATAATGTATGTTTATCAATTGGATACTGATAAAGAATTAAAGCCTGATTTTGATAATGCTATGTCAGGTGATGAACATAGCAATTGGGAATACTTCACACTCAATCAAATCAAACCGGAACAGACCGGAGTGAACTTACACAAACTTATTTCGATAGTAATGAAAAAATAATTCATTTTTTATTTGGAGGTACCAAAATTAATAGTATCTTTGTACTCACAAAACGATAAAGATATGGCTAAAGAGAAATTGTATAGAAGTGTTAACGGAGAGTATTTGTACTTATTCAATTGGATAGGTGGAGGATTTAATGATGTGTGGGCTTCAAGTAAAAGGGAGGCTTATGCTAAGGTGATGAGAGAAAGAAGAGAAAGTGCGAAGAAATATCCAACACATGTTAAGTTGACTCCGGACTACAATTCAATGAGGAAATGTACCTACACTGAGTATCAAGCGCAAAACCGAATGGGATGGATGATGTCAATGTAAATGAGTTAAGTGGGCAAGGTCCTATAACGGCTTACAATAAATTCTTTAATGGTAAGATATACGACGGATACAAAAATGTAAATGGACTTCCCTTTATAGTTTCTTTCCGGGTGAGAACAATAACATTAGATTATGGCGGTGGATATCGAATTCGGTGTGATATATTATCTTTACAGTATGATGGTGAGAATAAGATTAACACTTCTAAAATGAATCTTTTACAGTCCTACATTAAGAGAGAACTGAAGAGTGATTTGAATTTGTGTTCGATAGATAATGAAGATATTGTTATATCAAACCGAAATAAGTTTGAATATGAACTTCCTAACAAAAATATTTTACTTGGAGGTGATTATAGTCTTTATGAGAAAAGTATTAGTAAGTATTCTTATACTTCACCTAAAGATGAGATTAGTAGACTAACAGGTTACAAATTAAAAATTTATTAAGATATGACGGAATTAGGGGACGCATTCTTTACGGGAGTTATTGTGGGAATTGTTTTAGGAGTTGTGTTAATGGTTGGATTAGTGTCCAATAATAAAGAGAAATAAAAACTACTTGAGTAAGTGGGAGTGGTCAATCAACAACCCAAAGAAGTTTCAGGTAAAACTATATATAAACGGGATGGCTGCGCCCATATAGGTAATAAGGAAGTTAATGGTTTTTAGGGGGATTGGACTAGTTTTTAACATTAACGAAAATAGTCAGGTTGGATACAAGGTCGGTTCGAGTCCGATGGAAGGTTATGGATGACGGGTAGCTCCCTGTAGAGAGGTTCGATTCCTCTCCTGACTACAAAGATTAAATTAAATGGAATTACCAACGGATTACACAAAACTAGCGCCTAAACAAAGAAGAGAGGTTAGGATACAATACATAAAGGAACAGAACAATCTGTGTATGTATTGCGGGGAGACTTTAGATGAGGTTGCACCCAATAGAATAACAGGTAAACCGATTAATTGGAAGTTGTTCCCGGAGGGATTTTTACAACATCCGATACATCTTCAACATTGTCATAAAACAAATATGACCGAAGGTGCGGTACACGCTTATTGTAATGCTGTTTTATGGCAATATGAGGGAAGATAAAAAAAAACAAGAATTTAGTTGTTATATTAAAAAAAGTATTATCTTTGTGCCATAAAAATAAATAAAAAATTATGATTTCAGAAGAACAATTTTTGTTAGGTTTGATGATTACATTATCAATTGGTTTAGTGGTTTTATTCAAAAAGTTAGATACAGATGATGAATTTCCATCATTCTTACGTTGGTCTTGTGCGATTGTTAGTTCATTGTTATTAATAATTGCCATCTTCCCGATTGTTAGATGGATTGATTCTGATAGTACTGAGTATTACTCACGTAGAGTTAACATCCAATCAATTAAGAATAGTGATGAGGTTGGAGGACATTTTATGTTGGGTTGTGGTAATATAGAACAGACAGAGTATTACTACTACTATTACAAATCAGTGGAAGGTTATGTTAGAGGTAAGAAACCGGTTGATGAGACTTTTATTGTTGAAACAACAAATGATAAACCACACGTTGAGGTTAAGATAACTCATTATGAATCAAAGTCGGGGTTATTTAGATATTTGGATGTGGAAAATAGTAAATATAAAATAATTGTACCCAAAGGTACTGTTGTTAATAGATTTGAGGTATACTAAACTCAGATAGTCATGATTATAAGGTCGAGCTCTTTTAGAGTGGATGGGACTTATGTCTGTGGGTTCGAGTCCCACCATGACTACAAGGGGTGTTGGTAGCTCCTGACGGGTTTAGACGTGTAACTTTCCCTCCAACAACCAACCTTGTAATTATTTACACGCAATTGGATTAATATAGAAACAACTCTTCGTAAGGTTATCAGATTAAACGTTACAAACAGTCAGGTGGCGGAAAGCTTATAATGTGAGAAATCCTGTTATAACGAGGTAGACGCTCACAGGTTGGTATTGTAAAAGAGGGTTTAACCTCCATCTCCACGTTTTAGTGGTTATACCTTACAGGTTCGAGTCCTGTCCTGACTACTAAACAAAACAATATGCCACACACAGAAACATTTTTTGTATCGACAAAGAGTAATAAAGTTAAACCTGTTAATGAAAACCCAACTTCATACTTTAATCCCGATTCGAAAAGTAAAAATTTAGGAAAAGCGAAGTATATTATTGAGGTATTTGGTTATAATCATCAAAAAGTTGCTGAGGAAATCCGTGATGTTATTGATGAAAAACGATTAAGTGATAAATTATTTCGTATAAGAGTAGAAACAAGATAAACAATAGTCAGGTGGCGGAATTGGAGAGACGCAACTCTATTAAGGAGTGGAGATGAAATAAACTCATACAGGTTCGAATCCTGTCCTGACTACGAATTAAAAAAAAAAATAACAAAGGTATTGACTTTTGGTGATGTTATGAGATATTTATTATCTCACGGTTCGAGAGAACCAAAACACCCCAACAAAAGTTTCATAAAAAATTTGATAGTAACAAAACTATTACTTACCTTTGTGAAACATATATCCCACAGATGTATGTTCGAGAGAATTTATGTATGTGGGTTTTTTTTTTGAAAAAAGTTTGATTGGTGTTTGGATATTAAAAATAAAGTATTATCTTTGTACTCGAATTAAAACAAAAAACATGAAAGACATATTATTGGTAATTGTATTGAGATTATTCTTTTTCACTGTAATAGTATCTTTAGTAAGTTGTAGTCCTGACTATATTCCATCATCTGATGAGGTACAACACACCATTCATATATCAAATGAAGGTAAACCTTTTGAGTATTGGTTGAATAAAGTTCACTACGATAGTGAGGGACAAGAGATAAAAGTAATAGTGGATTCAGGTACTCAAATTACTCTCAGTGCTATAGTTCCGGTTATTAACGGAGTTTCAATTAGTCCTAACTTTCAAGTATACCAAGATAGTAGGATTGTGGAGTTAAAAAAAGTTACAATAGGGTTCTTTTGGTATAAAGTAAAATAATTAAAAAAAAAAAGTGTTAAAGTTTTTGACAAATCAAAATAAAAGTTTTACCTTTGTCGAAGAAATAAAGTTCTTAAAAATATTGAAAGATTAGTGTGGGTGTTGTGTCGAGGTTTCAAGTCCCTCCGGATTCATCCGTAGCTCAGATGGTAGAGCATACACCCACATTATAATATATTCTAATTACAAGTTTAGGTCCGTAGGGCTGTAATGGTATGTGAGGAAAATGACTACGGGACAAACATACAACTGTACGAAATAAAGCAGAAGTCCTTCGCATTCAAAGTATTACTGTAAAATGTAATCGCCATTACAAGTTAGAATTAAATTGGTATTGTAGCTCAGTGGGGGATTTATCTTCCTTGGTAGAGCAGGAGTCTCGAAAGTCTCTGTGTCGCAGGTTCGAACCCCGCCGATACCACAAATAGTTTACTCTGTGATAAGATAGCAGATAGACCTATTACAGCAGACTATCCCATTAGGGAGTGCGAGTTTTAGGTAGTACAGAATGGGTGACCTACGAATGAGTAAATCTTAAGGTCTTATCACAGATTAAAAAAAAAAAGTTTTAGAAAGTACTTGACAAGCGAAAAAAGTATGTTATACTTATAAAACATTTAAGGGAAACCTTAAAGACGTTCTTAGAAATTTTAGATTATCCTTTACCCACTTCGGTGGAGTAAAAAACGATAATGGGTGGTATATCATCCTTAAATAAATTGATGAAAATCAATATAAACCGAACTTAGTTGTGTTATTAAGTTTGGGGCTTCTGAAAGGGAGCTCGAGTATACAAGTGAGATATCAGTGAGCCTGTAGTACCGAGGATAACTTCGTAGGGAAATGGATTACTGACCGGGAGATGTGGGTCTTTCGGTTGAGGGGGGAACCCCAAATTAAGAATAACTCATAGGAATTATGTGAGAAGTAAGGTCATCCAACCTTATAATTGCGAGTTCCAAAATTAAAGGAATCTTAACGCCGAAAGGCAAGATTAAGTAACAGGTGGTGCTGACTTTGTCCTTATCAAACATCTACCAAGATGTTGATTTGAAGAATTCTTGAAATTTGGAGATAGGGATATCTCATCGAGAAGTTTAGTATTTTGTGTCTCAAAAGGATACGAAGCTTATGGTAGACTACTTCTTGAATACATCCACAACACAATTACTATTTTCAATATGGTGAAAAACTAAAAGAAACATAGCAAAAATGTCTACCCGATGTCATTGACAAGTTGCCTACTTAGTTATGGGATGTCCATAGCACACAAAGACCGCAAGTCTGAATGTATTCTTACCAAAAACCTCTACGGAGTCGAATCCGGAGTCAGGTCGCAAGCTTGAAGAGAGTTGAATAATGAGAGAGTAGATGATATCGTAAGAAGTGATTGGTCTAACCAATCGGCAATGAGGATTACATCCCAAAAGGGTGTGGAAAAGAAGTCAAACAATAAAACTTCCAAAGATTCTCAATAAGACGAGTATTCTCATCGTATTAAGCCAAAAAGGTGTTACAGAAATGTGACACCTTTTTTTGTTTATATCAATTTTTATATTATCTTTGCCTTATGAAGAAGTCGATAAACATAATTAATAAGAAAGCCAGGTTTGAATATGAATTCCTCCAAACAGATATTGTGGGAATTTCACTATTTGGTAGCGAGGTCAAATCCATCCGTCAGGGAAAAGTTTCTATCTCCGAAGGGTACTGTTACTTCAAGGACGGTGAGTTATTTGTTAAGGGGATGAATATCTCCGACTATGGGTTTGGTTCATTCCATGAGACTGTCAGGGACCGTAAACTACTATTGAAAAGAAAAGAGTTGAATAGTTTGGAGTCAAAACTTATGAATGGTTTAACCATCGTTCCTTACCGGGTCTTCATCAATGAGAAGGGATTGATTAAAATGGAGATTGCTCTTGCCAAAGGTAAAAAGATTCATGATAAGAAAAATTCAATAAAAGAGAGAGATATTGACCGGGATATAAAAAGAGAAATAAATCGATAAAATGTTTGGTAGAATGAAAATAATAACTATCTTTGTACTCACAAAACGAAAGATATGAACCTACCTCAACACAATATTAAGATTCAACACGAAAAATTTGGTGTATTAGTAAATGAAACATTCATGAACGCCACTCAATTCAAGATATTTTTGAGTATGATTCAAGGATGTATTGAACTTAAGAATGATTTAACATTCTTTAATGGTTCCGACTTTTTAGTTCATATTCCTCACAAACATCTGGTTGAGTCGATTATTACAACTAATGTGGATGCGTCATTAACATTGGCAGAACATTTAATACAAAAATCAAAATTAGAAACAGCGTAATATATGGGAAATTTTTTAAGCAATTTACTTAAGGTTGCAATTGTGGGTGGTGTCGCTTACGGAGCGTACAAGTTTGGAGAACACGAGGGTGAAGATAAAGGTCGAAGAAGCGTGATGAGTGATGCTGATAAAGAAGAAATTGACCATCTAAAAGACCTGATTGATGAGTTAAAACAAAAGAAAAACAAAACAAAAAAAGATGAATATAACTTAATGTTATTGGAATCAAAACTTGTGGATTTGGAATACTAAGGATTTCCAAGTTAGATTAAACTTGGTGGTGGAGTCGGTACAAACTAGTACAGACCTAAAAGAGGGACATCGTGTCCCTCTTTTTTTATTGTTCATAGTCAAACCAAATACCAAAACCACAATTATCTCTAATGTGTTCATATGCAGAATCTTTAAAAGAATCAATCATCTCATCCCACTCACCCCATTCTCCCATTCCAACATCATCATATATTTGAGACAGTGTTTTATAATTGTCATCACCATTTTCATCTTGAGATAATAACTTACTTTCCCCCCAACCCCAATTAATAAGAACTTGAGTATCTGTTTCATATAAATCAATTCTTGATTCATAGATTTCGAGGTATATGTATTCAGAGCCATCCTCTTGTAATAATATTTTAATACCTTTACCTCCTTCACTTAACTTTTCTAATGCTTTTTCAGTAAATTCTTCTGCTCTTTCTTCGCCTACCTCATCAACTAAATCAGGTAAAAATTCATCTAAATTATACTCCATTGACCGGGCAATTGATTTAGTGTTTGGGTTTGGGTAACCCATCTTATTCATTACTTTTAAAAATTTGTTTAGCTCGCTCATATTATTCATAATGTTTTAAATTTCTCCAAGGTGTGTCAACATCTATCGACTTTCTCTGAGTTGATAGTAATACCGTAGGATTATCATCATGTCCAAAACAATAAGTTTCATCTGCCCTAAACCCTTTTTTAAATTCCATATAAGCATCACCATAAAAATTAAGTAGAATGTAGTTTTTATAAAAATTATTAAAATCAGACGTTTCCATTATTGGGACCAAAGTATTTTCATGTTCTATTGAAGTTGAGATTAGTTTTGGGTCCCAAGTTAGAATTGTCTCAATGTTGTAATCCCAGTCATCAGTTTCGACTTCACCGGTGTCGTGACAAGCTGGACATGTTTCTAATTTACTCCCATAACATTCGGGACAAGTTTCAACAGTACTACCATCACATTGGGGGCAAGTTAGATTACCGGCACCATTGCAATCCCAACAGGATTCTTCTTCGTTGTAAGGGTCAACTCCACTTCCATTACAAGTATCGCAAGTAATCTCTCCAGATTCATAACATTCACTACAAGGGACTTCACCTTCTCCATCACATTCTTGACAATCAATTTGACCTTCACCACCACATTCTTGACAAATTTTACGATGATTATTACCTTTACTGGAGAGTGTGAATAAAAACATTGAATCATTCAACATTTGTTCACCTAATTCAAAACTACTAGTTCGTTTATATGAATAAATTAAAAATGTTAATTTTATTATATTTTCAGCACCAATCATTTCGAAATAATCTTTTTGTTTTGTTGCCAACTCAAGTAATTCATCATATACTTGTTGAGGAATATCGTAATACTCTACGTAGTCCTCTAATTTTAATGCAAGTCTTTTTAATTTTTCGTTCATACTTTATATAAAATAATACCAAGGGTATTGTTATAAATAGATTTATTTACTAAATTTGCCTAATAAATTAATCACTATGGGAATTAAAATTAAAATAACTGAAGAAGAAATTTTATCGATGACAAACGATATTCAATTAGGTTCGTATATTAGAAAAAAATATATGATTCAAAAAGAAACAATGAATAGAGATATTGATATGTTATCTCTGGGTCAAATCCCGGACGATGAACCTGAGGTGTGCTTGGTTTGTGGTAAATTAACCCCTTATAGTAAGTCGACTCATATTGATTTAAGAGTTGGGTATGTTCGTGGTGCGGGTCAAGGATGTTTCTCTCCTGAAAAATGTTTGAAAAAAAATAAATAAAATAGTTGTAGGAATGAAATAATGTATTATCTTTGTACCCAACAAAAACCCATACCTTATGTCACAAAGTACAATCTTTAAAGTTCGTAATTACCAAGGAACAAATTCATTCGTAAACAAAATGAAATCAGTTGTAAATCAATATGGTTCATTAACAATCAAACAAGTGGAAGCGGTCGAAAAATGTTTAAAATCATCAACAGTTGTTGTGTCTAAAGAATTACCTGAAGACGTTAAAAGAATTGTTGATTACACCGGAGAGAACTCTTTTGTTAAAGAGATAGGTTCTAAGTTCAAACAATACGGTACATTAAGTGAAAAACAAGTTAGTGCTGCTATTAACCAAATCCAAAAGGAAGAGGATAAAGAAAAAACAATTCGTATGAATTGGCCAACCGAAGGGGAGACGATTAAAATCACTCGTAAAGTTGGTGAGGAATTGAAAAAGACTTATGGTCTTCAATTCAACCCTATCTTACTTGACATTACAAGATTGAAAGCGGTTAGTCCAAAGGCTGTTCAATTCGCAGGGAAGATGACAATCAAACGAGGAAAAGTTTGTACTTGTTGTGGAAGAACATTAACTGATGAGTTCTCAATGTTGACCGGAATTGGTAAGTTATGTGCTAAACACATCAGAGTTCCTTACATCACCGACAAGAGTCAAGCAGAGAGATTCCGTAACGAATACCTTGAAAGAGTTGAGGAGATTGGAGAAATGGTGTTTTGGATACCAAAGTCACAAATTGTGAAATGGGATGGGATGACAGAGACGATATTAAGAACAATGTAAATTATAAATTATGAGTGGAGGAGCATTTGATTACAACCAATATAAGATTGGTTACATCGCAGACCAAATAGAAGAAACAGTTATCAAGAACGGGGTCGAGAAGACCCCGGAAGAGATAAAAGATGACTGGCATAATGATGATTGGTATAAAAAATACCCTGAGGATAAATTTCATTACAAATATCCGGATGAGGTTATTGAGAAGATGAAAGAAGCAATTAAGGCTCTTAAGATTGCTCAGGTATATGCTCAAAGGGTTGATTGGTTATTATCAGGTGATGATGGTGAGGAATCATTTTTGAGTAGATTAGATGATGAATTAAAAAAACTTGAATAGATATGGGGAATAATTCAACAGTAAGTGGGTCAACAACTACAACTAATTCAGGGTCAACTTTTTTAGTTGGAGTGATGTTAGGGTTTATTCTATGTGCGATTTTTACACTTGCAACACTTTTTGATAGAATAATGATTATTGAATCTTATAAAAGAATTGAACCGGAGAAACGATTAACAACAGATGGAAAGGTAGTAGATACTTTATTCATTTATAAACAAGAAAGATAAGTTATGGGAAAAATGGATAAAGTAGAATTAGAATTTTATTTCTTTATGAAAGGTCAAGCAGGTTCGTTTACTACAAACCTCTTCAAGACAATTATGTCTGCTGACTTTGGTAATCAATATAAGTTGTCATTTGGATTCCCGGATGAGGTGAGTGTTGTTCAAAAGTATAAAAATGAAGACGGGTATTGGGAAAATTTATTAAATAAATTTGACAATCCCGAATCAGTTTAGTATAATTAAATAAAAACATAAGAAATGACTATAAAACAAGCGTTAAAGAAGAAGAACCAATTGGTTAAAGAGATTCAGGATTTACACGGTAGAGTGGCAACATATAACTCAGTTGAAGTTGGAAATGTTAGACCATACTCGGCTAAGGAATCGATGGAGAAAATCAATCAGTTGAGTAATGAGTTGGTGGAACTTAAAACAAACATCCACAAAGCAAACGCTCCAATCTATCATCACATTTTTAGATTGTCTGAGTTGAAATCTACAATTGCAAGAATCAAAAACTTGGATTGTAATGAAGGTATTGTTCAGGATTACTATTCAAGAAATCGTGAGACACCTGCAGTGAAAGTGACGGAAATCTCAATTATTGAAAGAGATGAGATGGTTAAACACATGGAAGGTCAAATTGAAGAAATTCAGGATATTTTGGACAACCATAATCAAATCACTCAAATATAATATGAGTGGTGATGTTGAGTTTGATAAATGTGATTTTTGCCATGTCGAAAAACCGGTTGGGAGAACTTATTTAAGACCAACCAAATATGTTAAGCCGGAAAACCCTGAGGAATATTTAAAGTTATATAATGAAGGTGGATACTTTATTATTGTGAAGACTTGTAATGAATGTGGGGAACCAAAAATATAGTTCAGTGTCCGGGAGGGATTTAATGTAATGTAATATTGGCTATCAATATTCTACATACAAACTATTAACAGAGTCCTCGATGTTTTGATGATGATTAAGTATTCAAATCTCAACACACAGCAGTTCAAAATTAATTTGTCAAAACTTAAAACTCTTTTTAACTTACTTATTGAACTTCCAACCTGACTATAACCTAACCCTCTAAGAAATTAGAGGGTTTTTGACTATTTATATGTTATGAGAGTATGTTTAAAAGGTATGAAAAACTTTCCTATTGAGGGAGGAAAAGAATTAGTTAAAAGTTTTTGTGAATTTTTACAATCACAATCACCTTTAAACAATGATATTACCGTGGAATTTTTAGATACGAGACAAGGTAATATGACTACCGGTGTTAGATATCCGGGTAATAAAATTCAGGTCTTATCTGCCGGTAGATTACCAATAGATATTTTGAGAACTTTATCTCATGAATGGATACATGAATTCCAAACTCAAAAACTTGGAGTTGATGATTCAAAACCAATTCAAAACATTGGTGGTCCTGAAGAGAATATGTGCAATGTATTGTCCGGGATATTCGTCAAACAATTTGAGAAAGACCATCCTGAGTTTGACGATTTACTTTACGGGAAAAATTAATTTTTACACTTTGGTAAACTGATTTATAAATATAACTCAATGGAGTATTGGTAAATCAAAATTTTATTCATATCTTTGCTTTCATTAATAACTCAAATATGTCAAGATTAGATAGATTAAAAGAACAACACCCGGAACTTAATACGTCCGTAATGGACGTTATCGCCAAATTAGACCCAACAAATACTTACAAATACACGGAATTCTTGGTTAAAAAATTCAAGGAATTTTATGGAGACTATGATGATTGGACGATTGGGTTAGGTATGGAAATGATGGGTAGTGAAAATATGGAAATACTCAACGAGTTTGAAATTCATACAAAAGCAAATAGAATTGTCAATCCGGATATTAGTCAATATGATGATTTTAACCAACTTGAAAATTCTGTTAAAGAAGCGAAAGAGAAAGTTAAAATGAAAGAACTCGAGAAACAAGTCATTAAACTTTATGATAATGATGAGTGGTCTGTTGTAATTCCATTGAGTTATGAGGCATCTAAAACATATGGTACCAATACCAAATGGTGTACAACTCAAGAAAGATATTGGGAGGATTATTATAAGACATATAAGTTAATCTATATTCAAAATAAAAAGACGAATGAGAAATATGCGGTTTCAAGACATCGGGAAGACAATAAAAAAGTTCAAGCTTGGATGTCGAATGATGATGAATCGAGTCCAATGTTACTCCCACTACCAATTGAGGTTATGAGTGTTATTCTTTGTGAGGTTAATAAAACAGATACTATATTTGAACTTCAATCTAAACATGGAATTAATGTTCCGGTGGTTAACAAAAAAGAAAAAATATTATCAAGTTTACCATCATATGGAGGATTTCAAGGGTCAAGTAATCCTTACGGTAGAGAATGGGTTATAGATACTGACTCTCAGTCGCATATTACAGATATAATGAGAAGATTGGGAATGTGATAATTAATGAAAAAAAAAAGAAAATTATGGGGGCGGACATCCATTTATTTAGTGAAAAGAAAAAAACTATAAACGATAAAGAAATATGGGTAAATGCGGATTATTGGACAATAAATCCTTATTTTGGGACTGATGAAGATGAACGAGAATTAGAAATTGTTTCAATATATGACGACAGGAATTATGACCTATTCAATGTTCTTGCCGAAGTAAGAGGTAGTGGTCCTTCTATATCCCCACCAAGAGGATTACCGGAGGATGTTTCATCTATTGTAAAAAAAGAATCGGACCGATGGGATGGTGATGGACATAGTCATAGTTATTTTACACTCGACGAGTTGAAAAATTATTTTAAAAATAATTCACACACATCTCACAATGGATTTTTAAGTAAACAACAAATCAAAGAATTAGACGAAGATAACCATACACCATATATTTGGAGTGAATGGTCTCATCCTGATTTAGAATACCGAGAATGGAAAAAGGTATCATCATTAAAAAAAATAGTTGATAAAGTAGACACCAGAATGAGGAAAGAATTTTGGGTTAGGGAAGATGATGAAGATACTTCAAAGTTTGATAAAAAGTTTAGAATCGTATTTTGGTTTGACAATTAAGATGAATAAAGGAATACCAACATTGGAGGGTGAAGAAGCGGAGAAGTTTGAAAAGAAAGCTCAGGAGAATTTAGATAAAAAACATACAGTGGATTTCGTGAAAGAGAGTGAGATGGCCCGTAAAATATTAAGGAAAGGAAAATTATAAAAATATAATAAAAAGTTTGGTGTAAGTCAAACTTTTTTTATATCTTTGTAAAAAATTAATAGAGATGGAAAAAGAATTTATACCTTACGAACAAGCATTAGCTTTAAAAGAATTAGGATTTGATGAACATTGTTTAAAGATTTGGGAAAAAACAATGCTTTTTACAACATTAGTAAATCCTGAAGAATTTAAAAGAGTTGTCTCCGAAAGATATACTAAGGCACCAACATTCTCACAAGCATTTAGATTTTTTAGAGAGAAGTATGGAATATATGGTTATCCTTTTTCTCAAAGCAGCCAAACAAATTATTGGTTTAAGTATTTTATTCAACAAGATTGGAAAGAACAAATTACATCAGACAGTTTTAGTACTTCCGAAGAAGCAGAACTTGAATGTTTGATTAAATTAATAGAAATAGTTAAAGAAAAGAAATAATGAACAAAGAATTTATAAATTACACAGAAGCATTAGCTTTAAAAGAATTAGGATTTGATGAGTCTTGTTTTGGTTATTATGTTGGTCTTGGTGATAGTAAAGACGACCCATTTAAACTTGTACAAATACAATCAGAAAAAGAACAATTTCAATGGACAGACAATGTTTATCATGCACCACTTTACCAACAATGCTTCCGATGGTTTAGAGAGAAGTATCAAATTGATAGTTGGATATATCCAAATTTGAATGGTTTATATTCGGTATCTAATATAAGGAGAGGTGTAGGTTTAGGTAAAGTTTCTGAATATCAAACCTACGAAGAAGCAGAACTTGAATGTCTAAAAAAATTAATAGAAATTGTTAAAAGAAAAGTAGTATGATAATTTTATTGGGGGTTATTTTAGTGATACTGATGATAATTGGTATTTGTGGTTCTGTCAAAGATAAGAATAGAAAGAAAACTTGTAAAAATTGGAAAGTTGGAGATAAACTATCTTTAATTAGAGGTGATTATCACAGAATTTTGGAACAAAATAGTAAAGAGTTTGCAACCCTTGAAGGTTGGGATTTGAATAATCTTTATATTAGTTGTGGTAATAATATGACATATCAAGTAAATTGGAATGTTATGAATTTCAATAAGTCTGCGACTTGGAGACAGAACTATGATGATGCTAAAAAAGTAATGGGTTGTGAACCCGGATTCACAGGTGGTGTAGGAGAAAGTAGTAAATCTACTGGTAAAAAAGTTGATGGTAAACCCGTGGACTTAATGAATGAAATTGAATGTGAAGTTTATTTGAAACGTGCAATTGAGAATGAGGATTTTGATACCGCGGAGTTAATTAAAAAAAGAATGGAAAAATTTAGATAAGATGGAAGAACAATTGATAATATTTGATACAGCTAAAATAGCTAAAGAAAAAGGTTTTGATTTAGAACTTTGTAATGTAGGTTGGCACGGTGATTTTGGTGATTTGAAGGGTGATAGTTATCCATTTTTAGGGACTTACTCATTTTACAAAAGTATATACTGTAACAACAAAGATGAGCATCAAATACAAAGACCGACACAATCACTTCTTCAAAAATGGTTAAGAGACGTTCATAATATATTTGTTGAGGTAAACACTGATTGTACATCGGCACCTAAATTTAGTTTTGATATAAAACAATTTGTAGGTAACCCAAAAGATTTAAGTGATAAGGAATGGGATTGGGTTTTTCCGATACAAAATGAAAATTGGGGTTTAGATAGAACCTATGAAATTTCATTAGAAGCAGGATTACAAGAAGGATTAAAATTAGTTAAATATGAAATGGTTAAATAAATTATTGGGAATCAAACCTAAAGGTGAGTTTGAGGTTGTTTATAGTAAATCCGGAACTTGGAATATTAGCTATGGGAGTGGTGATAAAACATATAATGAATATTGTCATTTTGATATTCTTTATAATGATGCGACCAAAAAATATAAATTAAATCATCGTGGATATAAACCTGATAGTCACACATTATATCCGGAACTCTTCAAATATATGAGAATGTTAAATGAAGGTTTAGCTTATCATAAAGGAGGTGAATTATTTACATATAGTGAGACTGACAATGGTAAAACAAATGGTAAAGATATTAGTTCAATGAATGAAACGGAATGTCAGGCTTATTTGAATAAGGCAATCGAAGATGAGGATTATGAATTGGCGGATAAGATTAGAAAACAATTAGAAAAATTTAGAGAGTAATGAGAAGAAATGGTATAATAGGTTTTATGGTGATAATTTTATTACTTATCGTAACCTCTGTTGGTTATAAAGTATATTTGATTAGTGGGATTAAAAAGGGGAGTCATTTATATGAAATCTCCATCCCGGGTAATAAACGACAAGAGACAAGTTTCTATACTGAAAAATATGTGGAGAAAGATGGATGTATAACATTCAAAGATGAGTTTAGTAGGTCACATAGAATATGTGGTATGTATAACATTACAGAGTATTAAGATGGAGAAAACATTCGGAGAACAAATTAATGAGACTGTTGATAGAATATGTGAGAAACATAATTTGAAACAACCAATTACGGTTCCTTCCGCTGGTAAGATGATTATGGAGTATGAAGGGTTGGATAGAGCAATTGAATTATTTGAGGGTGCGGTTGAAGAAACTACTGATATTTTTAAAAAATCAGCATATCGAGCGACATTGGAGATTATTTTACTACCAATGAAGTAGATGACAAAAAAAACCTTCGGTGATAAAGGTTTTTTTTTTTGTTTGAATATTGAGGTTTAATTAAAAATTACCTCCTGGAACATTAATTGTCTCAAGTATTGAAACATTTAATTTAGTGGCAATTAACTCTAATAAATCCTCATCGTTGGCCCCCCAATCACTTAATTCTTCACTTGTCATGGTTATTTGACTACTTGTTTCGTTATTAAACCTCACGATTACCTCGTTTTCATTTAATACTATTGAACCAAATTGAATTTGGAAGTTTGTTGATGGAGAGTTTAAGATATATGGTCTTGCAATTGCAGTCATATAATCTAAATTTTTAGTTGTTGAACTAAAAGGAGTTGTCTCAACAATTTTAATTGCCGGTGGATTGATTTTTGCTATTAACATAATATTTGTGTTTTTTGTTTAAATATCGTTATTATCGATATAATATAAATACTTCGTCTTAACTTAATTTGTAATTTAAATTAATTTTTTATACTTTTGTAAAAAAAAATATTATGGAAGAAATGTCAAAAAATATGATGAAATATGCGGAGATTGTTTCAGTTTTAGAACAGAACAATATTTCGTGGAATGGATTGGTTGATGGTTTGGTAGAAACTTATCACAATGATAATCCAGAGTATAAACTGAAACAAAATCCAGATTGGTGGAATATTGGAAGTAAAGAAGAAGTTATTGATAGTGTTATATCAACATTCTCAAAACAAAAATAATATTACTTATAACGGTTGCAAATAAAACATCGTTTTAATGTGTTTTATTTGTTGTTATAAGTATGTATTATTTTTTAAAAAAATTTAATGAAGTAAAAAATGGAAACAATAATAGAAGAAGGTATTTGGGACATTAAACAAAAACTACCATTAAGAAGGGTTGTATTTACTTGTGATGGAAAAAAAATCACACGAAATTTGTTTATTTTAGGTGATTCAGAGAATCGAAACTCTAAAGTAGATATTATTGATTTAGAGAAAGTGGAAATTGAAATTAGTTTAACTAAAATAAATAAATTATCAACAACTGAAATAGGTGAATATTTAAAAAAGAAAGCGGAGGTTTTTGAACCAATTACTTGTTTTGAACGGAATATCAGTAATGAAATTCCATTTTTTACTTCACCTATAATAACAAAAAATAATATTACTTATAACGACTGAGAATATGTGTTCGTTTTAATGACACATATTCTTTGTTATATTTAGTATCAAAAATTTTATACAAATGAAAAAATGTAAATGTATTAAAGAATCTTCTTGGTTTTTAATTGATGATTCCTTTGACGAAAATTCTAAATTAAATGGTGGTAGATTTTCTTTTCAAATGGGTAGTGAATATGATTATTTTGAAGAGGTAACTCCATTTGGAAATGGTATGTCAGTTATACATCCTAAACACGGAAAAGAAAATCCTACTGGTTTTGATGAAAGAAGATTCTACGAACACTTTGAAATAATAAACTCATAAAATTTTTGATATTGAATATAACGTCCGATGATAAACAATCGTTTTAATGTTGTTTATCATTTGTTAGGTTTTGTCATTAATTTGTTTTACCTTATAAAAAAAAATATTATGGAAGAATGGTGTATTGAACAACATAGAAGTACGAATCACATGTATTCGGAGTGTCGGGTTGTTAAAATATTCAACGAATTAATTCGACATAAATTATCACCGGTTTTTGGTGATAATTTATTAGATTGTAAATTAATTGAGCGTGGATATGAATATCGATATGATTTACTATTCATTTTCCGAGGAGTCTATAATAATCCGACAATACAATTGGAAAGTGTTTTAGAAACCTGTGATATGTTGTTTGATTGGGTTGACTTAAGAGACATGGTTAATCTTAGTATTGTTATTATAACTAATGGAAGAAATCAACATTTTAGTTATTTTGAGATAATGGATGGAATAGGTGAGAGTGGTAGGGGTTATCAGCATCATATGATAATTAGACATCCAAAATACCGTCAGTATCGGGAATGGAAAACTAATAGAGAAATAGAGGAAGGAATGAAACGAGCTTGGGAGATGGAGATAGATAGAGTTACAAGAAATGTTAATATACAACAATCAAGAATTACGGAATCAAGAAAGAAGAAGTTTTTATTTTGGTAAATCAAAATAAAAGATTATCTTTGCTCAAAATAAATTGATATGAGGACATATAAAGAATATTTAGTTGGAGGTGCGGTTAGAGATGAGATTTTAGGGATAAGTAGTAAAGATTTAGATTATGTTTTTGTTTTTGATAACCTAAATGATGACCAAACTGCCGCGGAATGTTTTGATGATATGACTAAGGTTATTCAAGAAAGAGGTGAAATATTCCTATCAACACCAAGCTGTTATACTATCAGATATAAAGATAGAGAAACCAAAGAGGTTAAAGACGTGGTAATGGCCCGTAAAGAGATTGGTTACATTCCGGGAACAAGAACTCCAATCGTTAAGCCAGGGACTCTATACGATGATTTGGAAAGACGTGACTTTACCTTGAATGCTCTTGCTAAAGATGAGGATGGAACAATCATTGACTATTTCAATGGACTTAATGATTTGAGTGATAAAATTTTGAGAACACCATTACCGACGGAGACAACATTTAATGATGACCCACTTAGAATTTTGAGATGTTTGCGTTTTTCTATTACAAAAGGATTTACCATTCCGGGAACAATGGCAATCACAATGATGGTTTACAATTACGATGAGAAGATGAGTGTGGTGTCAACTGAAAGAATTAGAGAGGAATTATTCAAATGTTTTAAACACGATACTTTGAAAACATTAAGAGTTCTTGATGAATTCCCATTACTCAAAAATTACATCTTCAAGGATAGTGGATTATGGTTAAAACCAACTATGGAACAATAAACTAATTAAATATGAAAAAGTTACTATTAAATATTAAAGAGAATTGGAGAAAAACTCCAAACAGTGTAAAATTTTGGAACGGATTACTTTTACTTGGGTTAATTGTTGTCAGCATTATGAGTTTGGAACTACTGACGACTATGTCGGTGATAATGTCAATTTTCTCTATAGTTGTGTTACTTAATGGCTCGGGTGATGATGGTAAGAGTTTAGATAAACACATATGGATGTGGTTCACACCGTTAGTTTGGTTTATGGTGATTATTTATGGAATCATCTACGGATGTATGAAATTTTATGAAAATACTATTAGTGGATTTAATAATTGGTTAGATAAAGAAAAATGATGGAAAAGAAATTAGGAAAAATTGAGGAAGTTCGTTTTGGTCTTGGTGGATATCAAGGGGCAATGTTAGGTCTTCACGTTACATTAGGTGATGGAGGTTGGGGTGTCGGTGATTCAAGGGCCAATTGGGATGCCGAGATGATTGATAGTAATGGGCGCTCTACTTGGTCTGAGTCAGACAGAGATGGTTGGTATGCAGAAATTATGAGATATGTTTCAAAATTATTGAAAGAGGCAAAAGTTGACTCAGTTGACAAATTAAAAGGAAAACCCGTTGAGGTGACCTTTGAAGGGAATACACTGAAGAGTTGGAGAATTTTAACTGAGGTGTTGTAATATGAAAAGAATTTTTATAGATATGGATGGTGTCTTGGTCGATTTAGGGGCGGAGTTTGACAAATGGTTTGAAGAACATCCAAATTTAATTCACAAATACAAACATTGTCCTGACCATATACCGGGAATTTTTAGAGACCCTAAACCATACGATGGGGCAATTGATGCAATTAACAAATTGGTTGAGAGTGGGGAATATGAATTATTGATTGCTACGGCAGCGCCTTGGGGAAACCCTTACGCTTCTACGGATAAAAGATATTGGATTGAGAAGTATTTTGGTAAGTTATTTCATAAGAAAATGGTTATTACTCACCGAAAAGATTTATTACTTGGTGATTATTTGATTGATGATAGAACGGCAAATGGTGCTGGAGATTTCACCGGAGAATTAATTCATTTTGGGTGGAATTATGAGAAAAAAGTTTGGAATGAATATCCTGATTGGGATAGTGTATTAAAAAAATTATTATAAAATGGGAAATAACATTAAACCACCTTATCGCATCTATCTTGATGACATTCGGACTCCAATCGATAAAGATTGGATTGTTGTTAGGGATTACGATGAGTTCGTAAAGAAAGTGAATGAAATTGGATTAGTTAATATCGAGACTATTTCATTGGACCATGACTTGGGCGACACTGCTATGAAAGAGTATTTCGATAATGTGTCTCCGAACTACACATTGGATTACAATAACATCCACGAGAAGACCGGATATGATGCAATCAAATTCTTGGTGTCATTATTCTACAACACTAATGAAGAAAGATTCAACATGAGTAGAAGTGAAAGAAAGAAACATCAATTTGTGTTCCCAAAGGTGTATTCACATTCAGCAAATCCTGTGGGTGCTCACAATATCTGTGGTTACGGCAACAATTTCTTAATGAACGAAGGTCAAGACCAAACCTGTGTAAGAGTAAGAATAGAACACACATAATATGAAAGGAAGATTAAATAAATTATCGAGAGGGTGGGTCGTGGAATATGTTTTCCCGGGTCCACCATTTGTTGGGGAATTACCCCTATTAATGGATGAAACGACATTTCCAAAGGACAGAGAGTTATTTGTTGTTGGTAGTGAGGTTAGTTTTAAAATCGTTGAACAGTGGGAGGTTGGTGACTTCGATATGGAAGGTATGGTTGAATATGCCAAGATTGTAACGGAAGTTAAGGAAGAAGAACCTTATAACTATTGGAAAGAAAGATGTTTAGCTGCTGAAAAGTTCATCGACCTTTCACCTTGTGACCCGGACATTCAAGGGGGCCAATTAGAAGCACATAGTGAATGGATATCGTTTATACTTAAAGAAAATTAAATATGAAAAAAGAATACATTTTAATAAGCGCTGTTTGGTACAAAGACATGCCACTAAAGAAAGAAATTCCAGAAGTCTTACCAAAAAATTGTGATAGAGGATTGGTTGTGTTGGGTCATAGACACGGACAAGCTTTATGGACGATGAGTTCATTAACGGGATTACGGACATGTACATTTGGTGAAGACTGTTCGGGTGAACACGAACAAGGGTTTTTAACCAACACTAACAGATTTGTCGATAGAGAAGAGGCGGCTCAAATCGCCTTTGATGCGGGACAAATAGAACAACATGTAATTACTCTTTATTCTGAGGATTTATATTGAAACACCACTTCACAATTAATATCATATCCAAATGTATTAAATATTGTTTGTAGTCTTTTAGATATGAAGTATCTTTCACTGAACTTGAGGTCGTCATCAGTAATAACACGGAATCTTATTGTGTAATCAGAGATTAATGGTTCATAATTTACTATTGTAATTTCATTAATATTTGGATACTCTTGTTTTGTATAAGAGTTAATCAATTTTAATGATGTCCTCATTTCATTCTTTGTCATAAATGTTTGTTATTTAAGATACTATATCGTTTTCGTGCTCGAATTAACGACCATTATGTTGTTCTTCCGCCGCGTTATACATTTCACTTGGTTTTTTATATCCGGTTTTTGAGACCATCCATTCGGTGTAAAACTTATTGGAGTCCATGGATGAAATTCCAAACCATTTTTTAATTGTTACTATTGTTTTATTCGTGAATAAAATTGATAATGTTCCACCTTCATTTGGGAATATGACAAGCATCGGAGAACCCAACGAATCGTTCAATTCGTACTCATTACCAAATCCTCCTCGACCACGATAGGTAAGTTTCAAATTATCTCCGTGTCTATTATCTAAAAATTTAAATACCAACTCTTTCATAACGCAAAGATATAAAGAATATGTTGATTATACAATTAATTCACTATCTTTGTATCTTCAAGGTATTTATTATTATGAAGATAAAAATAACTGAATCTCAGTATGTGAGATTACAAGAACAAAGGGTTAAGGGTGAAGAAGTTACTCCCGGAAAATATGTTGTTCATGCTTCAAATAGAAGAAATCGAGATAGTATAATGGACTATGGTATTAGAACAGGTTTGGGTGATTGTTATTTATCTCATGCTGCTAGTGAATATAGTGATGAAGAAGAATGTGTGCCGGCAGTATTTGCCACAAATAGTCTAAAAAAGAAAGATATGTTTGACTCAACAATTGGTGATGATATATGGGTTATTGATACTGAAAGAGCCAATGTTCAATGGTATAAAGATGCACATTTTGATGATGAGTATAAACATATTGTTACTTTTGATGATATTCCTAAAGACTCTGTTAAATTAATTCATAAAGGTGATGGACAGTACACACCATATGATAATGATGAAACTGAATTAACATTGAGTGAGATGATTAAATTGGACATCAATGTTGGTGATACAATAATGGGTGGGAAGTTTAAGAATAAAAAAATTGTTGTTAAGACGATTGATAAGAATGAAAAGGGTGATATAACAATCAATGGTAAACCACTCTTAAGATTTAGAATACTAAAAGAAGATAAGTATCGATTAGTTAGGAGAGAATCAGATATGAAACACAGAATTGATAATCAACTTATGATGGCCAAACTTCAAAATGATTTACATTATGTCCCATTAGACCATTTGATATTACATATCGCAGATAATGTAGCTGTTGAAATGGCAAATGAATTGAATTTGGATGATGATGAATACATTACCTTTAGAAATCAGATAAAACAATATATTCGTAGTAACTTTTATGAACATATTAGAGACTATTGGCAATCAAATCAATTATGAAAATAATAATAACCGAAAGTAAATTAGAGAAACTCGCTATCAATTTGATAAATGATAAATTTAAAGATGTAGAACCATATAATGCGAAAGGGTTTCCTACTTATATCTTTTTCCAAAAAGATGGGAAAATAGAATTTGAATATAGAAAAGATATAGAACAAATTAGGTTCAAAATGGATGTTTGTGACTCATTAGAATCATATTTTGGTGTTGACTACGGTCAAGCTAAAAATTGGTTAAAACTGTGGGCTGAGAAAAACTTAAAATTAAAAATATATGATGTGAGGTTTATGTCAGACTCAACTCGTAATACTTGGGATATTATAGAAACTAAAATAAGATATGAAAGATTTAATTAGAAAAGTGTTAAGGGAAGAAGTTAGTAAAAGATTTACTAAAGGAAATGTTGAGAAAGAAAACTTTATCAAAAAACATATGGAGAAGATTATTTCTAACACAACACGAGTCACTCCACCTACTGAAGAGAATTATGGAAACCATAATGAAGAATGGTGTGATGGGGATAAGATTGTTATTGAGGCGAGGTACCATTTTGGTAATGATGAGGAATTTGAAAATATTGGACCCGATTATGTTGAGGAGAATAAGTTTTTTGCTGGTGATTTATATGTTGATAAAGAAATAATTGAATTTTTAACTAAAATGTTATTAGTTAGGAAATCCTTTATATTGAATGTTATTACTGAATGGTATGATGATAAATACACTACCAAGTTTGCTCAAGAGATAGGTCATCCGGAAATAGAGATTGACGAGACCCATGAAACTGATTCTACTCGTAAATGTTATCAGAATATCGATACTGATAATTTGAGTAGAGAAGAAATGATTGATTATCTTGACGATAATACCGCTTATACGCGTAGTGAGATTGAAAAATTTAGTGATGATGGTTTAAAACATAGATACAGAAGTGTTTATAATATACAATTAAATAATTAATCATGACGGATTATTTAAAATACGAAGAATTACCGAAGAATTACCGATATTATTTGGACCAAATTAAAGAACTTGGTGTTGATGATATTCGCATTGTCAGTATTTTTAATCATAACACCAAAAGTTCTATCTTTTATTCTATTTGGATAGACATTGAAGATGTTGTGGATGGTAAAGTCCCTAATGCGGATATTCTTAGAAGTAATATAAATAAAATGAGTCCTAAGATGTTTGGAATTGATAATATTAACTATTTTGTTAAATATAAGAATAAAGAATTATTCGCTAAAAAGTTATTACCTGATTTAAAAAAATACTTTAAAAAAAGTGAATATTTCCCAATGATTACTTCAATTAAATTTGATACAAGTGATGTTGTAACACCAAAGGTTATAGTTCGTCTTAGAAGTAATCCTAATTTAAATTCAACCTATGAGGAAGTGTTAAACAAGTATAATAACATTAGAAAATTCTTGGAAGATTATAAAAAAGAAAATGGACTGACTCATTTAGAAATAGATGTAAAGTAAAAACAAACCCTCACCAAATTGATGAGGGTTTTTTATTACAAGTTCTTTAACATTACCTTAATCATTCGGATAGATTCTTTATCATCTTTTGTTTGGTATGATTTGTTTTGAAAGTATGATAATGACTCCAATAACTCTTCCTTTTTACCAATTGGTTTGTGTAGTTCTCTTGCGGGTAGAATGGGTTTGGGTACATTAACAACTTTAATAGGTGTCGGTTTACTTACCGGAAGAGTGGGTTTAGGAGGTCTAACAACCTTCACAACTTTTGACGGTGTTGTTTTAGGTGATTGTCTCTTATCCAAAGAATTAATTGATTTAAAAATTCTAATGGCGTCGTTGTTACTTTTTGTGAATAATCTGATAAGGGTAAAGGTGATTAGTTTTTCCATAGGACAAAGGTATAAAATTATTTAAGAATATACAAAAAAAAAACGAAGGTAAAATGGTGGTTATATTACCTTCGTTGTGATAACGGGAGTAATTTTTACCTTCGTTATATTACCATTGAAAATCTGACTTTAGATTACGGGATTCATATTCAAGTTTGATAGGTAATCCGGTGGACTTCTTAATTGAATATTCTAATTCATAAATAACTGAGTCATAGTCTTTGTATTTGAAAAAATCATATATAATAACAACTTTAATAGTTATTGATGTAACTTTATGTGCTGAAAAAGTTTCAACATCTTTAACAATTATGTGTTCAATACTTGAGACTTCGTCACAAAGTTTAAAGTCTTCAGTATTATCATCATAATCTCCTGTCTCAGGATTAAATCCGCACTCTTCTTTAATTGAATTAATCTCTCGATTGATAAATTCTTGAAACGCATCAATTCGTTTATTACCTTCAACAATGGTATTGTATTGAGTTTCTGTTATAATATATTTCATGTTAATTGATTTCTTTAACTCTTACAGGTGTGGAATGAACCGAAACACCAAACATATTCTCAAGTCGTTCTAACAACCTATGTTTATAGATATAATGTGGGAAATTTTTTTTATTTTTTACATAAAAAATGGGGTATAAAATATACAAATCTTTTTCCGGAGAATATTCAATTTCAACATCTGTTTGAATTACTCGTTCTTCCGAGTATTGATTAGCAAATTTCTTCATTAATTCAATCAAATTTTTATTTTGTTGTTCTGTTATAATATATTTCATATTAGCGTACCATTTTCCATTCAATGTCCCAATCAGAACCGTATTCTCCAACTCCTAAACTAAACATAAGATTAATATCATTTATAATATATTTAGATGTCCAAGTTGGGCTATGTGTCATCTTACCATCAATGAAGTCAATGTTTATTGTATTTCTATTTATTATCTTCTCACCTCTACTATTTGGTTCACCAGCTAATTGGACTAACTTTGTTGTAAAAAAAACATTTTTGACCATAGGATATCTCTCAAGAATATATTTTTCAAGTAAGTTATTAATTCTGCTTTCAGTTATAATGTATTTCATATTTTATAAATAGTCCGGAGGTTACATTTTACCAATCGTGGATATATAAACCCTAAGGGGCGGGGTTTATCTTAACACAAAAAGTAATCACATTACGGTGATATTTAAAACTTCATCTATTTTCCTTTTATCTTTCAATCGCGTCCCTATCGTCGTTGTAACACCACAATTCAATATTGACTCCACTAAGTGGTCTTTCAAGCCGTAATCGGAAATAGTTGTTGTTACCCCACAATTTAATACTGACACCACCCATTCTTTTATAAGTGGTTCATATTCACTTCTCACCATACAAAATAATTGGAAATAATCGTAAAAAAAATCCCATCTCCAACATAATGTACCATTTTTATGAAATTCCAAATACCAACATTTTTTTTCTCTGTCAATAAACCAAAGGGAATCTGCATATAAAATCAATTCCACATGAGATAGGCATCGGTTAATTTATTAAAAATTAGTTGTTTTAGTTTATCTGTAATCATCTGTATCTAAATTGTTCAAACCATTTATTGAATGGTAAAGGTCTTGTTAACTCTACTTCTATACAATCCATAGTGTATTGATTGTACTCGTCAAATAATTTTTTATCTTGTTCTTGTTGCCATTTAGTACCTAATTCAAATTGTCTTTTAAGTAATTCCATTTGAGGTTCTTTATCAAATGTTTTAGCTTTTTCTAATGGATATACATAAGTTAATTCAGCATATCTTTGTTTCGCTTCTTCAATCGTTTCTTTTTCCACACTATTTATTTTTAAATTGTTCATTTTTCCCAAACTAATGTGCTTTCCTTATTATAAAGAGAAAAAGTCCAAAAAATATCTTTAGTGGAACAAGATAATAATTTATAACCTTGTCGAATTTTAGATTTGATATGTTCTTCTAAATCATAATTACCATCGTGTTTATAAACTTCCGTTTTAATCATACTATTTCTTTTTAAATTTTTCAAACCATTCTTTTACATCAAAGCTATTACCTAATTTTAAAGATTGTAATTTCAACGTATGTTTATTGAAAGCGTTTAATAAAACAAAAACTTCTCCCTCACTATAACTATTTTGTTGTTGCCATTTAGCACCAAATTCTACTGCTAACTTGTATGAATGAGGTAATGGAGAATCTAAATATCTTTCCTTTGCTTCTTCAAGTGTTTCTTTCATCTTATTTCTTTTTAAATTGTTAATATTCCAAATAATAAAAAAACAAAAAAAACAATTAATCCACCATATACAACAATAGATAACCCCCATTCTTTTATAAATTTTTCCATCTTATTTCTTTTTTATTTTTTCAAACCAAAAATCCACGCCATAGTTTATCAATAGTCCAGCAATTGTTAAAAACCCAATCATAAAAAAGAATATTACTATAACTTCTAATATTTTTCCCATCTTATTTCTTTTTAAATTGTTCAAGCACTCTTTCTTTTATAAATTCTAGGTAGTCCCAATTATCATCTTTAAATTCAGACTTTATTTCAGCAATAAATAAATCTATTCCATCAGTATAACTTCTTTCTTGTTGTATCAATCCTAAATCACAATAAGTTGAATCCTCCCCTTCTTTTGGATATTCTCTTTCAGCAGCTTCTTCAAGTGTTTCTTGTTTTGGTTCTTCTTTCAAATCCATAAGGTTAAAAAACTCTTGGCTTACAATTTTTGAAAAATCCGTAGGTTCTTCTTTTGGAATGTAGTATTGACGACTTTCAAATGTTTCTTTATAATGTAATTTATCAAAATCAAAATCTTCTTTTGGAATGATGATTTTGTATATCCAAGTGTGATATATGGTTTTATATCTTTCAGTTTTAACAAACTCACAACTTGGATTTTTTACAAACCACTCTAAAAATTCATCGTCAATAGCTTGTACACTATCTTTGATTAATTCTTGGTCTGTTGTTAGAATGATTTTTTTACAATCATTTCCAATAGGTCTATTATCGGCAATAATTATTTGCTTAATAAAATCATCATAATACCAATCTCCTTCTTTAATTTCTTCATCATTAGTGATGTAGATGTTTCTTCCCTCAACAATTGAATTTATACTTTTACTCAATTGTATTTTTGGACTGATAAATAATTCTGAATCAAAATGTAACCTACTTGGGTTATCTGTTGGTATTACGTGTATGTTTTTCATAATCCTATTTGTTTATTCCTATTGAAATTAATGTAATAATCGCTACTATATAAGCCAAGATGAAGGCTAAACATTCTTGATATTCCATAACTTATTTGTTTTTAAAGGTTGTTAATTTTTTTAATTTTATTGTATAATTTCAAGTGTAACCCTTTAGGTTTAAATTCACTTAATTCAGCAAACCTAATGTGAGATTCATCTACTTTATTCCAACGACGTAGTATTACAAATCTTATAAAATCTTTTATCATATCTTATTTGTTTTTAAATTGTTTGCATTTAACACCAATCATCCATCCAAATACTATTGGAGCAAATCTTCCTAATGGTATATATAAATATTCACTTGTATTCCAAATACAACTACCTATAAATTGCAATGGTGTTTCTTCTTTCCAAAAAATCATATTAATAAAAATAAATTTTAATATTTTCTTTTCCTACCATATTTACTAAATCTATTACTTTATTATAATTGCATCCTCTAATAAGGTCTTTACCATCTGATATCCTTACTACAACATATAAGTTACCTAACTTATTACGTTGTTCCATAAATTCTTCATACGTCATAATCTTATTTCTTTTTAAATTGTTCAAACCATTCTTTAAATAATTCATCTTTTCTATCAATAGAATCTATATCATTTATACCATAGCTTATTACAAATCCATTTTTAAATGCTATTTCTAAATCATCTTCACTATAACTTCTTTCTTGTTCCCATTTAGCACCTGCTGTAAACCCGCAAACAAAATCAAATCTATTAGGTTCTAAAATACCTTTTCTAAATTCTTTAAAAGATTCTTCTCCTGCTATAAAAGCAGCTTCTTCAAGTGTTTCTTTCATCTTATTTCTTTTTATTTCGTTCAAACCATTCTTTAATTTGCAAAGGAACTATTCCTTGCTTGTTTTGTCTTTGAATTTCAACTGCAAAATGTGTTAATTTATTCAATACTTCTTCCTCACTATAACTTCTTTCTTGTTGCCATTCAGCACCATTTATAAATGAATGATAATCAAAAAAAGCATTAGTAGTACTTAAATTATATCTTTCAGCAGCTTCTTTAAGTGTTTCTATTCCTTTACAAGTTTTTGTCAAATAACAAAGACATTCATCTGTACAAGTGCAATTTTCTTCAAGTGTTTCTTTTTTAGGTTCTCCCCAAATAACTTCTCCATCAATACTACTTTGAAGTAATACTTGTTCTTTAAATGGCTCTATACTCCTTATAATTTCTTTAATTTTAACCCAATCTTTTTGAGCTAATTCAGTTCCTTTCCAATCTTCAAGGATAGCTATTACTTCTTCAGTAACATAAATAGCGTGATTTAAACCTAAATCCTGCACTAATTCTGCCGCTTTTTGACTTGTTGTCATTTTTTTTGTGTCCATTTTTTTTATTTTTAACGTTGTTTTAAAAATTCTTCTATTGCCTCTTCGGTATTGTCAAAAACATACCATACTTCTTGCCCGCAATCTCTCGCCCAGTCAATAAATTCCTCTAATAATTCTTTTGTTTCCATTTTTTTTATTTTAGTTTACTAATTACTCTTGTTTTATATACGAAGTCGTTTTTTGCCCTCGTTAATTATAATTGCCGTACTTCTGGCAACAATCGTTTGTACTAATCGGCAGAATATACGCAACCGCATAGCCGATTAGTACAAGCGACAAACGTTACCAGGAATACTACGATAGCATATCTCTAACAGCAATCATTCCTCTATAGTGATGGTCTTGAGCTTCATTCATTGCAATTTTCATCTTCTGGTTTATCGCCCCAAATAACTTCTCCATCAATACTGCTTTGTAAAAGCACTTCTTCTTTTGGAATGATTATTTTGTAAAATATCTTATTAGATAATTTGTAATATACATCGTCTTTGTATATTCCGTGTTCAGCTTTATCAACCTTTACCTCCTCACAACTTGCGTTCTTAACAAACCATTCTAAAAACTCATCATCAATAGCTTGTACACCATCTAAGTCTTGGTCTGTTGTTAGGATTATTTTTTTAGCTTTTTGAATGTTATCTGCTAATATATAAGATACTTGCCAAATATCTTTCCCATCAGTAACCCAATCATTAATGTCTAAATCTGAATCAGAAGTGATGTAGATGTTTTGATTTATACACCATCTTCCAAACTTTCTATCTTCAATGGGGTTGTATGTTATTACAAGAGGATTATCTATATGTTTATATAACCTACTTGGTTTTGGTGTTGGTATTACGTGTATGTTTTTCATCTTGTATCTCTTTGTATTTCTGAATAATTAATAAACAACTATCTCCAACCTTCCATCTTCCTTCGTATTCAAATGGAATTTCAATCTCTTTCGTAACCTTGTCAGTTTGCACCCAAAGTTTAGGAAGTTCTGCAATTCTACCGCTATATCCTCTTTTAGTAGCTGAAACTTTACCATCAATTATTTCTTGACCTATATGTGTATACTTTTGTTCGGTACAAGAAGTAAGTAGTAGTAGTAATGATAATATTAATATGTGTACGTTTTTCATAATGATTTTTTTAAAGGTTTAGGTTCTTCTTTTGGAATGTAGTATTGACGACTTTCAAATGTTTCTTTATAATGTAATTCATCAAAATCAAAATCTTCTTGTGGAGTGATGATTTTGTAAAAATTAGTTCCTTGAAGTAATTTACGTTTTTCAACCTCAACCTCCTCACAACTTGGATTCTTAACAAACCATTCTAAAAACTCATCAGGTATAGCTTGTACACCATCAGAAATTAGAGCAGTATCTGTTGTTAGGATGATTTTTTTACACCAACCACCATTAGGGTAAGTGATAAGAGGTTCTTTTCTAACAATTTCTTCTGTAACTTTTATGGGTTTAAAAACATTTCTTCTACCCATTTCCCCAACCGCATTGATTACATAACAATTACAATCTGTAATTTCTTCATCAGAAGTGATGTAGATGTTTTGTTTTTCCTTTTGATGTATTACGTCTTTAATATATAAACATAATTCTCCTGTTTCTTGTCCAATAAATAACCTACTTGGTTTATCTGTTCCTATAATGTGTATGTTTTTCATAATGATTTTTTTAAAGGTTTAGGTTCTTCTTTTGGAATGATGATTTTGTATTTGTAAGTTAAAATCATATCATTCAAAGATTTGGTTGAAATAAAACTTGGTGGGTCTTGTAAAGCATTAAATCTTATTTTTGGGTTTTTTGAAGAAATAAGCTCGTCTTCTATTTTTCTTACTTCAACCTCCTCACAGCTTGGATTCTTAACAAACCATTCTAAAAACTCATCATCAATATCTTGTACACCATCTTTGATTAAGTCTTGGTCTGTTGTTAGTGTGATTTTGAAAACCCCAGAATTTTCAATATTAGCTAATTCAATATCTCCTTTATTTTGAATTTTAACACAATGAATTATAGCACCTTGTGTATAAATCACCCAATCCCCTTCTTTAATTTCTACATCAGAAGTGATGTAGATGTTTTGATTCTGCCAAGTTTTATTATTTAACATCAAATCAGGGAGCCAAAGCAAAGTACCCTCTTTAAAATTATTTGGAGCATTTTCTTCACTTCCATTTTCATCTATAAAAATATTAGATGTTCTTTTTAATAACCTACTTGGTTTATCTGTTCCTATAATGTGTATGTTTTTCATAATGATTTTTTTTAAAGGTTTAGGTTTTTCTTTTGGAATGATGATTTTATATACATAGGAATCAGTTTTTGAATGAAAACAATCATCAATATAATTACCAAATTCATCGATATGTTGTGATTTTACTTCAACCTCCTCACAACTTGGATTCTTAACAAACCATTCTAAAAACTCATTTGGAATAGGTTGTACACCATCTTTGATTAGGTCTACATCTGTTGTTAAGATGATTTTTTTACAGTTTTCATTCCAAACTTTGATATGATTGTTTATATTTTTAGCAATTTTATTTGTTCTTAAATCTATAATCCAACTACCATCTGCTTCTTTAATTTCTTCATCATTAGTGATTGAGATGTTTTGGTTTTTAAAATCATCGTTTCTACTTTGAATTGAAGTTTGTAACATTCCAAATACAAAGTTTCCATTATCTCCTGAATATAACCTACTTATTTTATCTGTTGGTATTACGTGTATGTTTTTCATAACTATATGTTTCTTTTTAGGTTCACTTAGAATGATGATTTTGTAATTAATTCTATGTGGAACAACTATTGGTTTATTGCCTTGATGTTGTACTAAAGGTTTATCTTGTATAATTATCAATTTTTCATTGACCTCAACCTCCTCACAACTTGGATTATTAACAAACCATTCTAAGAACTCATCATCAATAGCTTGTACACCGATTAAGTCTTGGTCCGTGGTTAGGATGATTTTCTTTAACCAACTACTTAAATTAACATTCTTTTGTGAAATTATATCTTCACATTTATCAATGGTATTTTTTAAGGTGTTTAAATACCAATCATCTTCTTTAATTTCTTCATCAGAAGTGATGTAGATGTGTTGAAACTTAACATCATTACCTTTAATATTTGGTAATAAAAAATAAAATCCTTCTTTTGTTAGATATAACCTACTTGGTTTATCTGTTCCTATAATGTGTATGTTTTTCATAGTGTCTTTATTTAATGTGCAAAGATAAGTATAAATTATTAAACCACAAAGAAAAAGAATGATATATTTATTAATATGAACTTACAAGAGAATATACGTAGAATAAAATCAATGATGGGAGTTGTTATTGTTGAATCTGAGATTGAGATGCCGGATTATGCTGTATTTGAAATAATGATACCGATGGCTTATTTACCACTTAAATATTATTTTCAGGCAACACCAATACATCATTTGGAATCGGATAGGATATATGTAAATAAAGGTGCTGGTGGAAAATCAATCTCAACTAAAAACATTAAAGTATTAAAAACCTTTAAATACGATGAAAAAGATGAGATGGAATCTTATCTTAATAATTTAAGGGATAATCAATATAGAAAAGAAAATTAATATGAACTTACAAGAAAACATACATAGAATACAGGAAGTGATGGGGATTATCTCTGAGGTTAAATCGTCATATACTGTAAAACAAATAGAGAAGGGTTTAAACAAGTCTGCAAAGGACAATGATATAACAATAAACACAAGTGTTGATAATGTTATAAATAACATAGATAAATTTGAATTTCAGATTGGTTCGGTAGAGGCGTTTTTAGATGATGAAAATAGTTTTGCAGCGGACTCACTAGTTGAAAAACTAATATCTTATGTCAAAGATAAGAATTTAAATATTGATATATCCAAATTGATTGAGTATAACAATTATAGAAGAGAGTACGACAAAAATGATGATAGAGTGTTTGAACTTTTATATAACACACATCCTGATGATGACTATACAGAGGAGATAGAAAGATTATATAAAAGGAATGATGAGTTATATCCTTATTTTGATTTACTAAAACAGGAAACCTTAAAGGTTAAACAAGAAATACTTAATTTAGAATGAACCTACAAGAAAATATACAAAGAATAAGAGAGATGATGATTGCCGAAGAAATGGTTCAATCGGACGCTTGGAAATCAATTAAAAAAACATTGGACATCCTCAAAGATAAGAAAAAAGTTTTATTCTTAAGTTGTTCCAATAGATATAATTGGGATGATAAAAACATAGACATTCCAAAATCAAAAATGATTGCAATGTATCTTAACGATGAATTAAAAGATAATTCAGTGTTGATTGATGTCTCTGAACTTAATATTGTTCCTTGTGAAGGAAATGTATCAAGGAAAGATGGAAATAGTTGTGGAGTGTTAAAGGCAATGCTCAAAGATAAGAAAAAAAATCCATCAGGAGACCATAGATGTTGGGCGAGTATCAATAATCCAAAGGATGAACTATGGAAGATAAGTAAAGAATTATTTGAATCTGATGCGGTTATATTCTTTAGTTCGGTAAGGTGGGGACAAACAAATATGTTTTATCAAAACTTAATTGAGAGATTAACTTGGATTGAGAATAGACATTATACATTAGGGGAATCAAATCTTGTTAAAGATATTGAGAGCGGATTTATCTGTGTTGGACAGAATTGGAATGGTGAGAATGTTACAGAAACACAAATGAAAGTTCATGAGTTCTATGGGTTCAAACCAAATGATGATTTATATTGGAATTGGCAATACACCAAAGATATAAATGATGAGACTCAAAAATCATATAAGGATTCACACAAGAAGTTTATCAAAGATACAAAATTACCGGAATTTAAATAATATGAACTTACAAGAAAACATAGATAGAATACATCAGATGATGAGCGGGGGTTTTTAATTATTAAAATAATTATTATTTAGAAATGAATAATCCTCAACCTGAATGTCAAAGTGTTTATTAAACCAATTCATCACCAATGTATTTGGTTTATCATCGAGTCCTTCACCCACGGTAGATTCACCAAACATATCTTCAAGTTTATTTTGAAATGAGACCAAGATTAATAAAACATTAGTTACACCATATTTGTGAGTATTAGCTCTAACAACAAAAGTGGGTCCTTTATCATTAGAGTGTTCATAAACTTCAAAAGGATATAATTCATCACTTGATTCCAAAACCCTCCAATCGATACTATCCAAGTATTTGGAAACCACATCTTTTAATCTGTTTTCTGTTATAATATACTTCATTTACTTAACCTTTTTTACCTCGACACCGAATTTATATTCAAACCATCCTTTAACCAAGTGATTAATTTCTTTATCGGTTTTATTGGATATGTCCATAAGACTCTTTCTAAATGTATTATCAAACCATAATCTACCATCTTCTCCGTCATACTCCATTTCAATTTCAGCGCTTTCACCATCGTAATCAATCAATTCTTCAATGATAATGAATTGGTCACAACCATATGTGTTTTTTGTAGATAACCAATTTTCCAAATAATTGACCATAAATTCATTTAATCTATTTTCTGTGATAATATACTTCATAGTTTATAAATAGTCCATGAGGGAAAAAAAGGGGTTGGGGGTTTAACTACTCGGACTTAATGAGGAATTATTTAAGACTGACCCTACTGTATGAGCATACGCTCCATCTCCTGATTCTATTGTTATTACCTCACCATTTAGGACTGACTCCACCAAGCGGGTGTTCGGCATGGAACTAAAATAAGTTGTTACCCCACCATTTAGGACTGACTCCACCGCTTGATTTTGCATCCAAACTTCTCCTACGGTTGTTGTTACCCCACCATTTAGGACTGACTCCACCCATGACAATAGTTCATGACACATAAGGGATGTTGTTGTTACCCCACCATTTAGGACTGACTCCACCCGTTTGATACAACCATTTTCGTTCCTCCATGTTGTTGTTACCCCACCATTTAGGACTGACTCCACCCCAACCCTTTTTTGCAAATTCAATAACGGTGTTGTTGTTACCCCACCATTTAGGACTGACTCCACCCATTCGGTGATAAGTGGTTCATATTCATCTCTTTCCATACAAAATAATTGGAAAAAATTGGAAAAAAATCCCCATCTCCAATATAATCTG